TTCGTAAATACCATTCACACAGATATTTTTTCTCCCCGTAAAATTTCGAGATTGGGATAGTTCCTCTGCTTTTTCAGTTTCTTCCTTAGTTAGATTTATTCCATTGTAGCATGCCATAGAAACACATTTACCATTAGAAAATGACATGGACATACTGAGACCATCTTTTTTAGATCCGGTTACGGATGCACTGGTATTATTAAATTTGGATCCATATGTATCGTAATTTGAGTTCCAGTTTGAGTTCCAGTTTGAGTTCGATGATTCTTTATCTTTTCTCTTCAATTCCTCTTTTTCTCTCTTCAATTCCTCTTCTCTCTTTTTTTCCTCTTTTCTCTTCAATTCCTCGTTTCTCTTCAATTCCTCTTCTTCTCTCTTTTTTTCCTCCACTTTCTTTTTTCTATCTTCATCGTATTCCTTGAAGAGATTGGTTTTTTTGCATCGAATGTATTCAAGGGCAAGATAGTTTAAACCAAATTGCTTTTTGGAAAGTAATTTATTGATTTCCATTTGTTCTTCATCTGTCACCTCTTCTTCGTTGTAATACAGAACTTTCCCACTAGTTTTTATGTTGGAAATAAAGAGATATTTAGGTTTTTTTTCTTGGTGAACTTTTTCAACTGATCTTGAGGACAAGCCAGCAATTAATATATCGTCACCTTCTTTGAAATCCTTCTTTATTATTTCTAATTCTGAATCACTAAAAGTAAATCCCTTATAAGTGAGTCTGTCATCTTCAATCATAAATGGGACGTTTGTATTGTAATATGGCTGAGTAATTTCTTTGAAAATTGATTCCATTTTTAGTGGTTCTTCGTGAATGTGGTTTGTTGTGTGGTTTCCTGTGTGGTTTCCCGTGTATTGTTTCTTGTATTTTCTCAATTTTGTTCAATTTATAGTGTCATTCAAAGAATAAATATTTCAAATTTTTTGAATTATTAAATAATTACCTTTGGATAGTCTGTGGGTGTTAGTATCTAATAAATAATTATTTTCTCAGATATAATTACACAAAAAATTGAAATTAATATAAGTTTAAAAAAACTCATAGTACTTAAGCGATATTTAAATTATCAAGATGTCACTTATTTGGAAGTCAACTGAGAAAGATGAACCTTGTGAACATTGTGGATACGGTATATCGGAAGTGTAACATGGACACTTTATACGATATTTTACGTATTATAGTACTTTAATTATAAATCTTTCTAATCGTTTGCCTGTTTCTAAATATCCTCTTATTAACGACTGCATATTTATTGTAGCATTTTTATATCCATTATGGCAATACCTGGGGTCTGTTTTTGACAAGTTACTCTGTCGTTTGGTTACTGAACCACATTCTACGTTTTTACAATTCTTCAGCTCCCATTTCAACCTTTCATTTTTATAATCATCTTCGCATTTTTGTGCTTCACAATATTTTTTCTTCAATTCAATATGATTATTATATCGACATTTTTTGCACTTTGCATGGTCTTCTTTTGTTTTAAAATTATCCATTTCATTATGACAAGTGAAGATATTTGAATGTATTTTTGGTAAGATCATAAGGGACATAATTTTCTTCTATTTCGTGATCAGAAATATATCTTGATCGATAATCAAAAATATTATTGATGCTGTCTTCACTATATTTTTCAATATTATCCTCATCATGAATATCGAAATTAAAATCAATAATATGATTAAAATTTTTATTCAAGAGCGAGATGACGTATGACTGTGATCAAGTATGATCAAGTATGATCAAAAAGAACAAACATTATTTGATAAATAATATTTATTCTTAGAAGTTTTATTGAATTGGTTCCTTCAGAAACGTTCATTAGTCGTAAAAACTACTGTAATCACCATACGTACCATGATTATTTGAGCTTCCATATAACATTTTATGATATTCGTCTGTTTTAGACATAATGTGTTGATAATAATTATCTTCATTATTTGAAGGTGAATTGTATAATTCAAAATCTGAATGATTCGTTGGAGTGTCAGAACTGGTGGTACTAATTTCATCATCAATGAATTTATATTTAATATGATCATTGAGCTGGGATGAATTATTGGAATTAGTTTTATTGGTGTAAGATTGACTTTGCGCATTAACACTCGAAGAAAAATCCTCGCCGGATGTGATAGCCCAATCGTCTTCCTTCAATGATTTTTCAATTGCTTCCTTCGTCATTTGATCATATTCTTCGTCAGAAAGCATAGAAGAGGTGAAATTATAAGTTGAAGTATTGTTATTAGAATTATTATTCGCAACAGTTGGATGGAGAATTAATTGATTATTTTTGTTTGATTCAAAATAGTTAGTTTGTGATGGGATTTCTGATTTTGATTCATCCTCCACCACTAAATTATTGATATCGTGAATTACCTTTAGTCTTTTCATTTCTCTGGGTCTAACACAAAATCTCAAGAGTTCCACGCGATAATCATGTTGATCATCAGGTATTTGTTTTAAATAATTCATTCCTTGTGTATAATTATATTCATTGAATGCGCATAGCATATTTTCAAATTTTTTACCTCTGAAAAGTGAATCATCGTGTAAAACTTTTGAATGAGCGATCTCTCTCATTGCTTCACAGTACATTTGATTATGCTTTAACTTTGATAAAATATCTAATCCTTTATTAGGATTGATTCTTAAGATGTACCTTGCGTAAATAAAATTAATTGTAAAACATAATGATAATATTGGGTCTTCCATGTATCTAGTAAGAGAAATCCATCCATTAAGTATTCCAATAGTGTCCTGAATTCCTTCAATAGCCAGGATCGTTAACAATGTTTGTTCAATTATGATGCAAGTAGCGGGAGGTCTCGGATTACTTTTAGGTGAACTGAACGATTGTTCCAGTGTCTGATACAACATCATACGTTCCCCCAAAACTTCTTTGAAATATCCATCTGGTAATCTTTTAATGTATTTAACCAAAAGATCGTATATGTTTCGTGACAGTCCTGTTTCCATTTTAGGTGTTTTTATTTAATGAGATTATTTAAGGGATCCAGTAATATTAATATTCAATTTTTTTCACTTTAATGAAAAAAATTGAATGAAAGGGTTATTTGATGTGGGTCATTTGATACGGATCATTAGATGTGGATCATTTAATGTGAATCATTTGATACGGATCATTAGATGTGGATCATTTAATGTGGGTCATTTGATACGGATCATTTGATACGGATCATTTGATGTGGGTTATTTAATGTAGATCATTTGATGTGGGTTATTTAATGTGGGTCATTTGATACGGATCATTTAATGTGGGTCATTTGATGTGGGTTATTTAATGTGGATCATTTGATGTGGGTTATTTAATGTGGGTCATTTGATACGGATCATTTGAAGTGGGTCATTTGATGTGGATCATTTGATGAGGTTCATTTGATACGGATCATTTGATGTGGGTTATTTAATGTGGATCATTATACAAAGCGATATTATTTAACCAGACATCATGACCATTGATAGAGGATAAAGAAGATTAACACCAAAAATTAACCATGGTTTAACTTTTTGTGTCAATGGTTTATCCGCGACCTGTGACATTTTTCCTTGAAACTGTTTTAGGATCTCTTTAACGGCTTTTTTCTTTGACCCAGATTGTGCACTTGATTCGCTTGATTCACTTGATTCGTTTGATTTATTTCTTGATTTTTTAGATTGAGCGATGGTTGCGGTTGACGATAGATTCGCACAAGCTTGTACTAAGTTTACATCAGTGGCTGTACATTTAACAATTCCAGACATTTCATCTGATTGATTAACAAAAATTGCCAATAGTGCAATCGCCAATATATTGCCCATAATTTGAATAATAGCAGATGCGTTTCTCGTGTTCTTATCATTTTGCGATTCTTGCGCACAATCAGAACAGGGTAATGAATTAGAAACAGCACCAGCTCCAACAGCCTCCGCTATAATAGTTCCAAGTGTGGTTAAGGCGACAAATACAATAAGACCATAAAAGATATTTTTCCTGAGTTTAGCATTATTTGGGAAAAGTAAGACACGATCGTTAAGGATGGGTACCATGAAGGTCAAAGCAAATAAAAATACTAAAAAATTAGCAAAGGTTAATGCGGAAATTCCTTGTCTAAGAGATAAAACGCTAACTGCCATTTTATTATGATTTATATATTAAGATGGTAAAAAAAATTTGAAAAATACATTTTATTTTGTTTGAATATTTTTTCGATGTGTTTAAAATATAGTTTTTTTGCAAATCTTCCAGTATACTCCAATGAGTCTTTTTAACGAGTTGAACAGTGGAAAAAATAAAACTTTAAAAAATCATTTGAATAGGATAAGAAAAAGTTACCACAATTTAAATTCGGAACAACTCGATACGATTACTTATCAAGCTCCATCATACCTTGAATCCGAAAATAGACCCAGTCCTTGGCAAAGAATTATTATCTTAGTTGATGTTTCTGGCAGTACTGATAATTTTACCAAGGGTGTGGGTGTATTTGATGCGTTTAGTGCGTTTAGTGCGTTTAGTGCGTTTAGTGCATTTAGTTCGTTCAATGTAAAATCATCTTTTAGTTCTGTCAATCAAATTTATTCACCCATCATTCAAGATAATTAAGGTGACGCGTTAATATATCGGTAAATTTTACGATATATTTGATATTTCGTTCTATGAGATCATAGAAATTATCAAGAAATATCAACTTTTAATGTTTACTTTTGAAGCGGCCATGGGACCCACTGAACAAAACATTCAGCCTTATGTTATTAAACAAAATTTTAAAGTAAAGAAAAAGGAGAAAACATACATAATTATTCTTGTTCTCATTCAAAATAAAAATAAGAATAACAAAATTTATTTTTATTAATTATTCGCTCAAGAATATTTTTATGAATCTTCTTTGATCTTTATTTTCTATTTGATTCAGTATATTTTCATCAATTACTATTGAATATTTTATTTCTGGAAATTCTCTGATTATCTCATGCTGATGAATCAAAAGCTCTTTCAATTTATCAAAAGCTTTTGAATCATGATTAATTATTTTTCTCACTATTTGGTTAATAATTAAATTTAAATCTAAATCACAGTCAAGTTTAATAAAAATCATTGGGTCTTTGCTGTAAGCAATCGAATTATTTATGAAAAAAACATTCCAATCGATCAGCATGCTTTTTCTATTGCATAGTTCATGTAATTGTAAAAGTTCCTCGTCAAGTAACACATGACCATGAAATTGATTTATCAAATTAGCAAATTGTCTTATTTCTTCATCATTATCTCTTTTTTTTATAAAATTAATCAAATAATTTATTCTTATCGTTTTTACTATCTCATAGGTAATTTTTGGTTTGATTTCTTTGAGCTTTTCATTTATTTCATCAGATGCAAAAATCATAAGATATGTCAGCGATTCATCATCAAGTTTTAGCTTATGATCAATAATAAGATCAACGATAAGATTTAGATTATTTGATTCAGATAAATATTTCATAAAATTACATTTATGGCTATACTTAAACAACTTATCGAACGAACAAAAACATGAACATTTGACTGATGAATTTGAATTGTATAAATCGAGGTAATTTTTAATGAAAGCATCAAGTGAAATTATTAAATAATAATCATTGTTGGAATCCATCGTGACTTGATTTTTACAAGTTAGATAATCATAATTGTTTCGAATAAAGAAATCCAATAATTTTTCAAATATTTTACCACCCGAAGGCATATTATCAAGAAATAATGAATAAAAGAGGAGTGAATGCGGATCAGGTATTTCAACATAATTAGTAATCAATAACATACTGTCGGGAGTAAAGAACGAAGAAATAAAGGTAATAAATAATTGTTGTGCATCTACAGGATTAGCTTTTAGATCAGGTGCTAAGATCTGTAAAAAATCCTCTAGGGATTTTATATTAATAAACACATCGTTCCACCATACATTCAAATAAATAGCATCATGCATATATTTTTTAATCTCCATGAAACTATACAAATGATTGACTGTAAAGAAACTTTTCTTTCCAGTTTGTGGATTTATTGTTGATTGGAGTTCAACTAACTTGCCGACAAGATCAAGATCATTGGTTTTATCGTAAATGTAAACTACTAACTGGTTCAGATAAAGTTTTTCTTCTTGAAAAACATCATAAATGTAATTAATCAAATGAGTAGATATTTCCATTTCTTTATTTTTCAGTTTAGTTGAATAATAAAAAGATTCCAAAAAAAATTTTATTTCTTGTTTGTAACCATTCTCAATGAAAAATTTTAATGTGGAATAATCCAATGCTTTAAGTAATTTTTTTGGCATCAATAAACTCTTTAGATTACCTTTAGTTGTTTGGCCAATTGATCTTATTTTTTCGAGGACATTTTCAGGTATTTCATCGAATGTATTAGGTGTTACCAAATCGTAATATTTTTCAAATAACATATCATCACAACGCGAATATTCAAAAATTATATCAATGTCGTGAACAATAACCAAATCAAGACACCACTTAATGAATTGTTTAGTATCTTCTTTGTTTATAACGAACATTTCTTCTGGAATCAAAAATTTAGTTTCTTCTCTGAATTCCAAAAAAATTTCTAATAGATAGTCCAACATGTCAATTTTATTTTGATCGAAGAGGCTCAAAAATGCAGATGATGTGTATTTATAATTTAAAAAATGTTCGATCGGGATATTTTTGAGATCACTCAATGTGGAATTAGAATCCTCGCATATTTTATCAATTAAATACATTATTCACGTTTTATTGAATAATTTTGATCAATTGTTGTTTAACAAAATAATAATATATTTCAATTTTTTTACTTATCGCAAGCTCTAATAATAATATTCTGATCAAATAATTCACTCGTTGTCCTCACATGCTGGATTTGCTTTTGTAAAACAAATAATTAATCTAGCGAATACTTTAAAATCATGAAAGATTCTTGCACTTAACAAATATTTAAATTGAATTAAGATACTAACTTAATTTAAATATTTTCTTAACAAAGCAAAAGATCCCAGGTTTTTTACATATCCTGATTTTCATTTGTCGTAACCTTTTTTTCTTCAGTTTTCTTTTTTTGTTTGGTCGTAACCTTTTTTTCTTCAGTTTTCTTTTTTTGTTTGGTCGCAACTGATGTGGAATTATCATAACATATAACTTGAGATCTGATTTGAGGTCTTGAAGCTCAAGGGAAAAACATATTTATTTTATACATACTAAAATACCAATAAAGTTTAAATAATAAATTCAATTTTTTCTAATGAAAAATTGAATTAATAACTAATATTAAGAATTTAGTCTAGTTAATCAAGTATTCATCAAATGTCAGAGATACCTTATTTCAAACATTTCACTGAGTTAATGAGCGAGATCCTCAAGAAGGACATTATATGTTATAATCTTGATGTACTTTATGAAAAATTCGAACAAGATTTCAAACTATATATTGAGTTACTTTACATCAATGGAAAAAAATCATATTTGTTTGAACCATTAAACGATGAAATTTATGAGCGTCAGAAGTCAACATACATTAATATTTTTTTTACTCCACCTGAAGGTTTAATTAATGATCAATCTCTGTTCTTGTACAAGTTTTCAAGAGAATTCGAGCGCTCAGATCTAGAAACAATTTTACCAGGCGTAAAATTACCAAGAGATGCACATCTTATTGAAAAATTTACCAAATCAAGAAATAATTTATTTAAATTAATTCTAAACAATAAAGAGATTCAGGGTCATGTTTTTCTCTTGAACCACCGTAAATCATATGAACAACCTATCTCGCATAGCCAAATTGTATCAGATGGTGAAAAATCAATGAAGAATATTTTATCTGAACTTACAATTAAAATTTTATCTTCTCGTTTCAATTGCAAGGTTTCGTTGATTTTGTATGACCAGGGAATAAAAAAACTTGTTCTTGCGGAGAACGATAAGGTCGAGAATCATGTTTTATTCAATTGAGAAAGATAAGGTAGATAATCATATTTTATTTAATCAAGAAAATTAAATTTATCATTTAACAATATAAATTATTGAATGACAAATCGTACGAAACTAAATATTGCAAGTTATTTATTTTTATCTCATATAATGATCTCGAGGACAAGATCAAATGTTTTTTTAGATTTCACACTTGGTACAATTTATTTTATTGGAATTATTGTTCCACCTTACTTATGTGCAAGAGAAAATTCTATCGTTTTATTCTTTTTTAATGGAACAATTTTAGGCTGTTCTTTGCTTATTGTTTCGAGATTGTTGGAATGAACAAAAAATTGAAATAAGAATTCATACGAATATCTTGATTGAACTTATATTTATTAGTTTAAATTATGGAATTAATCAAGTTGAATTATTCGGATGACTTAATTAGTGAATCATCTGATTCCAACAAGTCCTATCGCAAAGAATTTCAACACCTGATGCAAGTACTTTTTTTGGATGATCTTGATTGTTTCAATTTGGATGTAGTCTATGAGAAAGCGGAGAATGATTTTGTTAAATTAATGGATTATTTTTCATCAATTGATGCGGATAATATTCTTCAACATTTTTTTCACCAGGAAGGTACAATTAGATTAAGAGCTGACAAGAAAAAAGAATTGACAGAGATGGTACGATTAACAAAAAAAATATTCCCATATTATGAAAATCTCGGTGATCTAGTCTTAATTTTTATTGGCCGGTATCTAAGCAATAAAATTAATCATAAGTACAAATTCACTTATTATAAAGGAAAAATCGATTTTGGCAATCGAATTGAATACATTTACGAGAAGATATAATAAAAAAATGAAATTTTTATATTATTGCTTGGTCTGTAAAGTATTTACAATAATTGAAACATTTGATTAAGAAACTTGTTCTTATCTTATTCACGTCTTTATCTCATACTTCGAATGGAACGTAATTTGTCGAAAAAAAACAACCCGACGTATGAGGCCTCATCTACTTTGTCTAAGGGTGATCTCCAAAATAAAAGGAAGAGAGATGAGACAATAAGCGGAAAGACAATAAGCGGAAAGACAATAAGTGGAAAGCCAGTGAATGACACAACTTTATTCAAAGATACAATCGCTGAGCGCATACGCAGAGACAAAGAATTATCTTTTCAAAACAAGGACTTCCTTGATGAACTGAGTGATGCGGAGCCAGAGGATACATCCGAATTAAAAGATCAGAGGCCTCCAACATATTATGCGTTTGTTGATGATGACTCTGATTGTTAAAATGAATTTTGTTTGAAATCAAATAATATTTATTTTATGTGAAATAAATATTAGTTGTATTCGGATCACGAATTAAATCCAAATTCTAAGATCTTTCTCTGGTATTTATTTTTCACTTTATTCAAGATTCCTTGATCAATGCTCATCGGATAGTTTAATTTTGGGTATTCTCTGAGTGTTTTTTGATTTTCGATGAATCTCTCCAATTTATAAAATACATCTTGATTTCCTTCGATTAATTTCAACAACAGTTTATCAATAATCAAACTGATATCACATTCCATCTTAAGAAAAAACATTGGTAGGTTGCTAATGTAAACAATATTATTCACAAAATAATTATTCCAATCAATTAATTGCTTTGTTGTATTACATAAATTATTTAACAATATTGCTTCCTCTTCTGTATAACATTTTAATTCCATTCGATTTATCAATTCAGCTATTTGGATTATGTCATCATCCTGATTTCTTTCTTCGACGAACGAAATTAATTTGGATAGGGGGATCGTTTTTAGAATTTCATCAGTAAATTTTAGTTTGAATTGTTTATATTTTTTAATCATTTGACTGGATTCATCTGGTGCAAAAATTGCTAAAAATGTAAGCTCTTCCTCATCAAGATTTATTTTATTATCCACAACTAGTTCAACAAATTTATTAAAATAAGGCGATATACCCAGAAATTTCATAAATTCCTCTTTATTTACAAAGCAAAACAATTTTTTGTCAAGCGAAGTAAAACAGGGGCATTCAATTAATAAATTAGTGTAATTCCGAAAGAAATTATCTTTTGATAGGTAAAAATAGTTATTTGGCATAGGTCCGATATCAATTGGAGGTGTACAAACCTGATAATTATAACCATTTCTGATGAAGAAATCAATCAATATCTGATATCGTGTGGTGGACTTCTGGAGTTTTGAATTGTGTGTGTTATCTGTACCATCTGTATTATTCGAATCACCAGCAAATAACGAATAAAAAAGAAGTGAATGTGGATCAGGAATTTCCACATAATCACTGACCAATTGCAAAATATCTAAGGTAAAAAATGATATTTGTCTTGAGGATAAAAATGGTTTAGATACAATAATTCTAAAAAATAGCATTTGCGCATCGACTGGATTAGCTCTTAGATCTGGTGCAAGAACTTGAAGAAATTCCTCGAGATTTTCGATGTATTTGCATAAATATGAATAGTCCTCAATTTTTAAGTAAATCTGATCATCCATATTTTTTTTTATATCGATCAAAATGGAAATATCAGTTGATACAATAAGTTTTTTTTTGCCAGTATTTTGGTTCACTTCGGAATGAAGTTCGACCAACTTAGCAACAAATTCCATATTTTTAGATATTTCATAGACGTAGGGTATTAAATAATTTAAATTTAGCTTTTCCTCTTGATATATTTCACAAATGTAATCAATCAATTGAGATGATATGTTTATTTCCCAGTCTTTTGCTTCTTGCCAATAATAAAAAATTTCAAAAAATTTTTTGATTTCTTCCTTGTAACCATGCTCAATAAAAAATCTCAATGTAGGATAATCCAGCGACATAAGTAAATTAGTTGGCATTAACAAAGTTTTGATATTGGATGAGGTTGATAGAGCACCAACTAATATTATTTTTTCAAGGACATCATTGGGTAGATCATCAAATGTATTCAATGTTTCCAAATTATAATATTCTTTAAAAAAGTTATCAGTGTGAGGACATTCGATATTTGTATCAATTCCATGAACGATAACCAGATCCAAACACCATTTAATAAATCCCCCAGACACTTCGTTTTCAATTAAAATATAATCTGGTACCAAGAATATTGTTTCTTCTCTGAATTGTAGTAAAATTTCTAAAAGATAATCTAACATATCAATCTTACGGCGAGATATCAGTCTCGTGAATGCACCTGATGTATATTGACAATTAAGAAATTCTTCGATGGGAATATTTTTAAGATCGTTCAGTGTGGAATTCCTATCGAAACATACTTTATCAATCAAATACATTGGATAAAGCTTATTTCTTTAGTGAATACTTTAATCAAGAATTATAATTGTTCAATTTTTTTGATTCGAAATCAAATGCTGTACAAAAAATTGAAATAAAATAATTCTGAATAAAACATTTATCATCCAAATAACACATTAGCTTAGACACCTAAGATGAAGTTCAGTGAACTAATTCTTAAAATAAAAAAGAATCAATTACCTTTTATTATTTTGGATAGCTTGTTCAAAACAGGTTTTTGTGTTTATGCGACATATCTTTTGATTGAAACTCTTAAGGATAATCCAACAAAAATAAATCTTGAAGGTCTTTGGTATATTCTTCGTATTGTAAATCTTCTAATTATTGTTTTAACATCAGGACCATTGGTTCAAAAAATGAAATTTTACAACAAAATTGTTCAGAGTGAACAAACATTTGAACGTTTCATGATGGATGAAAATAAATTTCTCCATCTGACTTCTCAATTTGCACATTTATTGAATTTGCTCGCTGTGCATTCAATTGTTCCTTATTTAATGAACACCAGTTCCTCACCTGAACAATTGACATTGTATAGTTCGCTTGATATGATTTATCATTCGTTGATACTTATTCTGCAAAAATTACATTTTACAACACTTAATCACATTGATTTAAACGAAAATACAAGACTACTTGATGAAACGCGATTGAATTTGTGAATAAATACACAAAATATGCATACTAAAAAATTCTTTCCTTATGCTATATGAATAAAGAAAGAATTTTAAAGATTTATTCCGAGTGCTATAAAAAAGCATGGGTGAACAGGCAGCGATCTAATAAAAAAAATGAATATGGAATCTCACACAAAGAATTTTATTATTCTTGGTCACTCCCGCATCCAGAAATTATTAAAAGTATTTTGCAAATTATGGAGGAAAAATCATTATCACTGATTGACTTAGGCGCTGGTTTTGGTTTTATTACACAATTTATCAATTCAACTGCTACATCTCAGACAAGAAAGATTTATGCACTCGATAATTACTCTGATTATAGAAATTGGAAAAATCAGAACGAAAATATTATGAATGAAAAAGACCTGAGGGATTTTTTTGAATTATGTATTGGTTCCATTATCGAACGGTTGGGTCTTACATTTGATCCTGAAATATATTCCAACAATTTTGATTTCGCACTTTCCTCCAAATACATTATGATGATTATCTGGGGTAGGGAATCAATGTATTATGATTTGGTTAAGTTTATTAAATGCGGAGGGCAATACCTGATTATAGGAGGACAATTAGGACCAGGGTGCACAGATCCTCAACCTGAATTGTTTGTTTCATTTTGTGCGTGTGGTGAACCAATTGATACATATGAAAGAGTTAGGAGAGGCGGTAAAGATCTGAGGACAAATGACGGATCAAATGATGAAACAAATAATGAAACAAATAATGAGACAAATAATGAGACAAATAATGAGACAAATAATGAGACAAATAATGAGACAAATAATGAGACAAATAATGAGACAAATGACGGATCAAACGATGAAACAAATAATGAGACAAATAATAAGACAATTGCTGAACTCTATGCGAATCATTGTAAATGCAAATCAAAAGACAGAATCCGGATTTTGACTAAGTATTATTTAATTATAGGATATCCAGAACTTTTTCAAAATAATTGGAAATTAATTCAAGTCAAAAAATCATTATCGCACATTGATGATGATTATGTGATAATTTATCAAAGGATCGAACCATAAGAACGATTTAAACAAAAAAATTGAATTTAAAATTCTATGCAATGTTCAATATAATGTTTATTATGAATTATTCCTGATTGATAATAAAATTTTAGTTTTGTGTCGCGGTGAACTAATTTACAATGAGTGAGCGAATTGAAAAGTATATTATTTGCAATCAAGAGGAAACACCTTCGCAAAAAAGAAAAAGATTAGGGGGTCCACTTTTATGGGATAATAATTTAAAATGTGAGGATTTTGATGTAAAATTAGATCACCTTGAGACACGAATTGATTTACGAGATTCGAAAACCGAAGCAATTTGTTCTGATGTGAATTCATATGAAATTTTGAACATTTTGAAAGAAACACAGATTACAGAAGAAGATTTCAAAAATTGTTTGACCCACAACTATAAACAAATGTTCACAAATAAAGAGTCAATGATATATAATATCAAATCAGTAATTGAATATGCTGAAGAAGATAAGAATGCTGGATCAAACCTCAAGAACAAATTACGATTGATTACAAAGTTTCTACGTACAAATCATGAAGCACAACCAGGAATTCTGCTTATGCTTGCACAACATGGAGGTGCATGCAATGTGATGAAAGAAGTGGGAATTGACACTGCCTATTCTTTGTTACTTGATCAGATGAAGATTTTTTTTGACAAACAAACGCTGAATTATCATATAAATACACACCTTTCGATCCTACGTGCATTGATTATTGAAGAACAGTATTTAGCGAGTTTCAGTCACAAAAACACACATCCAATAGTTGCTTTTCGTAATGTATTGGCACCTTATATAGGTCTTGAAATCATTCCTGATGAAGACAGAGCAGTTGGACAAGAAAAACATGTAGTATCCAATGAAAAAGTGCAAGAGTTTTATAAGAGATATAGTGTAAAAAGAATTATGGAGTACCTCAAGAATGTTTTCACTTCACGCAAGATCCATTATGTTTTACTTGTGGACTGGCTCAAGGAGAATTCATTGCATGATGATTCTTATGCATTCTTAGAAGAGTCAGTAGATGAAAACGGAGAATTCACCGAAAGAACAATTCTCTACATACTTCATAAAATGAATTTTATTGAGTGAAGCAATTAATTGTTTTTGTTTATTTTTGTTTGTTTCTCTTCACTTATTGCTCTTTATTTAGTGCTTTTCACTTGGTATCAATTATAATTAATATCAAATGAAATTGTTTTACTCTTGGAATTTGATCATCGCATTGTAAAATTTATCATCGTGTGGTTTCAAATAAATATCTTCCCAGGATTGCAAGAGTTTTTTACTTCTCAACTGAAACTCATCTAAAACTGGACCATAATAATTTTCATCATCCACATATTTTTTTATTTCAAGATAATTTTCCAATAATTTTGCATAAACTTCTCCATTAAATTTTTGAATCTGTTTCACAAAATTTCCATTGAAGGATGCAGATGGAAAAAGGTCAATAAGGAATGAATCCAAGGGGTAAGTAGGAAGATTTTTGAATTCTTCATTCAACCCGATCAATATTAAATATCGCTCACCAGACAACGAAGAACTTGAAAGAGGTTTGACAAGAAACTTAAAAGTGAAATTCAGTGCCAAATAATAAATATATTTGATCGTGGTTTGATTAAACATACTATTAAATCGAATAATCATATGGGAACCTTTTGAGAGTCCTTTAATTTTATCACTCTGATTCATATAAATACTTAATTGATTTACTTCATCGATGTTATAATCAGTTGAAAGAAACAACAACGAAGAAGCTTTTTTTTCCATTGGAATTGCGCCATCGAGTAACTTTACAAAGGATTCAGAGTTCAGTGGAGCATCAATCTCAGAGATTGATAAGCTTGCGATTTTGATAATTTCATATAATGAAAGGAGCACCGAAAGATTATTGATTGTTTCGTTGGATTCGTGAGACAATGTGCCTTTTTCGCTTGTAGCTTTTTCACTCGCAGCCTTTCCCCCCGCTCCTCCTTTGAGAGTAATTTTTAATTTCTTGAGAATATCCCCAGATTCTCTAAGATTCAATGATTGTAATCCGTGATCGACCAAATATGGATCATATTTTAGTTCAGATAGATGTGAATAAAATTTTTTAATTCCGGATCCAGAAGTCAATTCAAGAGGGAAGAGAATATCAATGAATCCGAATTTAATTAGGGGTCTTGGCGGTTCCCTATCCTTTTGATAAATTTCATGAGATTTATTTTCCTCTGTAATCAAAGGAACTGGGGTTAGAAGTTCATATATTAGAACGGACATTTATTATATATAATTTGCTAAAGAAATAAAAAATTTATAACAAAATTTCTTATTCCTTATTTCTTGTACGCTGATTCATTGTATTTGATCAGGTAGTTAATTTCATTTCGTAAAGTCTTATCAGTTAAGACCACAGTGTGTTTCCCTCTTTTACTAGAGGAATCTTTAATATAAATTGGATAAAAGTAACCATCTGGACTTTTGTAAAAGAATAAATAGGGTTTTACCTGATCGTCCGCACTTCCATTTGTCGTGTCCATCGCTCCTTCAACATTAGTTGGAGGTGATTGATTCGTATCAGATTCGATATCCACAGAGCGACCATCCTTGTTGAATTCTTGGGATGAGCCCTTGTTTAAGTCCTTGTTCAAATCCTTGCTCAAATCCTTGCTCTTGCTCTTCTCGATTTTCAATAGATTGTATGAATCAATTTCAATACCATTGATATTGTTGATCTGATGTCTAATAAGATACACATCAGGTGAATCAAAATTATACAATTTCTTTGCACCATGATAACTATCATTAATTTTTTGTCGCTTGAGTTCAATTGCGAGTTTTAAGTTCTTTGAATTGAAAAACGGTGTAAGAACCTGGCCTAAATTAAGTTCCTGTTTGATTGGATTAACCACACGTGCTGGTTTAAGGACCAGATTTTTTTCTTTTCTTTTGAATACATAGTATCTATTCAAACAGCTAAATTCGTAAGATGCTTTGTTAATTTCAATTTCTTCATTTGAAAATTTGTCAAATAATGCACTAAGATCAGAATCTGTACGATCCACGCCATTAACACTCAGGTAGTAATCACGAATTGATTCAAATTGTTTTTGTCCAAGATCCGAAGCCCAAATGTTTTGCGATTTATTACTCATGAATAAATTATGATAGAGTTCAAACAAATTGGAGAAAGTGTCTGTTTCAATTAATTCCATTTTACATTTATCATACATTGAATCAATCAAAAATGTTGGGGTAACTAGATATTCTGTAATATAAGTGCCAGGTGTCGAAATCATCGCATTGTATAAATCAATGGAAATCCCTGGGGTGTTAAAATTAGTGATGGAGTCATTGTAGAGCTTCTGAATTTCGAAAAATGGTTGTGAGGTTCCATTGTTATTGGTGTAGGCAACTGCCCATTTATTCTTTTCTGCGTTTTCCATCAGTTTATTATTGACAATGCGACCATCAAAGGTTGTGATCAACAAATATCCATCGTCCGCAATCAAATTATTAATATTTTCACAGAAATTATTCCATGTGACCTCGCTTCCTGCCATATAATGAATGGCGAACTGACAATTAATGACGTCATATTTTGCCTTAGGTGATAAATATTTCTCAATATTAATCTTGTTCTCTGTGCTCATATTTTTAATCATATTATTTTGCACAGCAGACTCAAATAAGGCACGACCATCCGCATGAATAAAAACCATATCAGTGATGTCCTGATTATTGCGTTTTATTTTATTATAGCGATTTAATGCAGAATCATCAACTTGGAATAATCCCGCATAATCTACATCGATCCCGACATATTGTTTAACGTCAGCCATAATTATTTTGTTAATATCACCTCCGCGTCCACAAGCCATATCCAATACACGATCTTTTCCTTTACAATAGATTCCAATGATATTTTTTTTGATGAAATTATGGAACGCCCGCATTGATGTACCAAGATCTGTTCTCTTTTGATAATAGGCATTGGATCTTGATGTATCTTGCAAACTTTTATTGAGAGTTGATTCTGGTTCATTAATTAAGGTGTTAAGACGATTATATTCAATATTAAAAGTCATTGGAGTTCCCAACAGAGTGAAAGTGTCAATAGTAATAGGATTAATAATTGTTTTGAAAATATTGGCTGCAACACTTTTTTCATTACCGTACGATTTCTTGTATTTGTTGACAGATTCTGTTTTGTCAAATCGTGTTCTCAAGGGAATCCATTTAAATTCATTTCGAGCATCACTAATTGTTGCATCATAAATGAATTCAACCACTGTACGACTTTCAATGATCCCATCCTCTTTGTCTCGTACCTGTCCATCTTCATCCTCATAAAGATATGCTAATTGTTCAACTGATGCAAATTTAAAGGGAACTGGAAATTCTTTTGATCCATTATGTGATCCCACATACAAGTGACAGATCCTATAGTTTACCTTTTTATCACCATTCATAAATGAATAGGATATAACTTCACCATTGGGATTTTCCTCAAACTTAATGAAAAAATCAATAGAATTGGATGTGGGAGGTTTCCATTTGTATTCTAAAAGTGGAATTTCATAAGATGAAGATGCTGAAGTTGAATATTTAATTGAGTAGGCTGTATTAATTGGAGTAAAAATTAAACCGTCCAAAGAATATGGCACAAGACCAGATTGTGCATACGATTGATCAATAAGGAGAGCATAAGTGTAGATTTCATAATTCTCAACACCAAAGGGGAACATATAATTTTTGCATCTGACCAAGAAACTTGCGGAATCCAATTTAGCCAAATCTTGTTTTAATTGTGTGAAGTATCTGACAAATTCGCCTTTGTAAAACTTTTCCACAGTTCCAATCTTAAATTCTTTGTTGTTTGCCAAATAGTCCCCAATAAAGTTATCTTGACCAAAGACATCAGCAGAAATATTCTTTACATGATTATACCTATACTGGAAATTATAATTAGTATTAGTTCTCATATCAATACCTTGTGTTATTAAAACATCAAAAATCAAAAAAAGTTCCTTCTTGTTAGGTAATTTAATGTATTCACCGTCTAATAAAGAAAAATGAAATTTATCAGCAGAGATCACATAATTAGTTTTCTTGATTTGCATATTAAATGAGATAAGATAAACACCTTTTGGTAAAATAAACATGAAATTACGATCTCCATCTGCTTTATCTGTCACTGCGTAACGATTTGGAAGATGTTGAACAAGATGATTCATATTGAGAGAAATAGGTTTTCTTGCATCTAAATGGTATTTGTTGTGAGAACTTGTAAGTTTCAAATAATTTTCCATGACATATTGTATTTCTTCTTTTCTGATGGGAACAAATGAGTCTTGCACTAAACATAAAATACGATAAAGCATTTTCTCAATTGAGTCGAGACTAACTGAATCCCCAATTACTTCCAATTCCAATTCATAAGAAGGAATGGATTTGACAAGTGAATAAAGTTTGTTGTTAGTTTTTATGATCGTGAGATCAATTCTCAGACCCTCAACAATGAAACTACATCTTTCTTTTTGTCTATAGATAATGTTAACAGTTTGAAAAGGTTCATTAGTGTAAACATATTCCGGACTTAATTTTGCAACGATATTAAAATCATTGAGGATCTTTCTCACTTGCTCATTATGTGGTTTCCTAATTGCATTGACATTCTTGGATTCAGAATGTAATTTTTGTAATGATGCTTGAATGAGATTATTGGGTTTATCCTTATTCGAGGAAATAAATTTGGATATTAACGCCTCATCACCAACATCAGTAACAGTGTACCTAATATTATTATCAGATGCATCAGAAAAAATGATGTCCAACATATTTCTATAAGACAATTCGTAAATATCATTAAGGCCATATAATAAACGCACATAGGTAACATAATCAATGTCTTTGAAGAGAAATTCAAGTTCATACAATTTATTTTTTAATCTAGTTGTTAGGAGTTCACTGATTATGTTCTTTTCATCTTCGTTTAGAAAATTATTGTTTGTAGGAACGATTTCTGCATATTGTGCGGTCTTAGAGGAATCAACTGAGACTTCACGCACAGACCCCTTTTTACTTTCATTTTTATCATTTGATTTTTCACTGGACAAAGAAACTTCAACTCCAGAGGAAACATCAAATGATTTCACGCTGTGCTTATTATTTTTTATCTTATCCTTATTACTCATAAGTATATATAAAAGTGATATTTTATTTTTATATGACCTTTTTCATAAAAATAAGTTATAAAATATCAATTTTTCAGCTCGGATCTGTGTCAAGAAATATTGAGCAAATTGAATAGCATCGCAGATACACTGATTGGAAACTTATTAATGTTCAACTATAATAAAACCCGATGAGTAGTTTCAATAATCTCAATAATCTTAATAATTTCAAAAAAATAATTGCAGATCTTATTGGTATTTCAACTGATGAATCAAACTCAAACTCAGAATCAAACTCAAACTCAGAATCAAAATCAAACTCAGAATCAAACTCAAACTCAGAATCAAAATCAAACTCAGAATCAAACTCAAAATCAGAATCAAAATCAAACTCAAACTCAGAATCAAAATCAAAATCAAACTCAGAATCAAACTCAGAATCAAACTCAGAATCAAAATCAAAATCAAACTCAGAATCAAACACAAAAGAAATTACTCGAATTAACCGAGCATTTTTCAGTGACATCGAGTATCATTTAATTAGCATCATTGATTCCTCAGATATTGTGATTGGATGTGCCGCATGGCTAACCAATAAGAATATATTAAATGCTTTGCAAAAGAAGAGAGTTAAAATTATCATCAATAAAGAATATTATTTGAAATTTCCATCTGAGAACTCTGATCTTAATCTTCATTATGACCGTATGCAGGATTTATTTGAATCAAATTGTGCATGTTGTCACAAAAAAATGAAACACTGTAAACGCTTTCATCAAGTGTTCAGCTTAATTAAATCTTTTGATTTAAATTCAGATGTGAATGCTGTGAATTGTGCAAATAACGCAATTTTATCATGTGGTATTGTTAATTCTCGATACAAAATGCACAATAAGTTTCTCATTATGTTGGATAAAAATTTTAATAAATTGGGTGTTTGGACAGGTTCATACAATTTAAGTCAGACAAGTAATTTTTCATTGGAAAACGCAATTTATTCGACGGATTCTGAATTGATTGATGAATACATAAAAGAATTTCAATTGATTCACAACATCAGTGAAAATTACTCATGGACACACCACTCGCTGAGAACATATAATTTTGTTTCGGCATTTACAAATTAAGAAGAACCGAAGCTATGCGTAACGCTTCCGAAAAAACCGCTATAATTATTTAATAAATATTTTTTATCAAATAATTTTATTGCACCAGAAACTTTAAAATATAATTTTCATCCATGAAGCTTTTATAATTGTCCAAACTGGGACTCAATTCGGTTAGATCATGCAAACGCATAACAATATATTTAGCATCAGCCCTAATTGCATCATAATATAGATACTCGTATACTCCTTGATAAATTTCATTTGTTAGATATACTGTTATTTCATCGAGCTCACTGAACATATTATCAATTAAAGATAAAGGTATTTCTACGTTTACTTCGTCTATTTCAATTGTTCTAAAATTATTTTTTACTTCAACATTTTTTAAGCAAAGCCTATATACATAATTTAATTTAATAATAAATTCTTCAATATTATCATAAATATTAATTTCAGCGAGTGATCTACTAATGTATTGTTTGATTAAATCATACATATCAAGAACAGTCAGAATCAAAAAACTTGGATCAAATTCACCAAGAAGATCTGAATTACTAATACATTTTTCACAATAATATCTCAAAACAATCCTCAAATTATAAATATTGCCTGATTTCAAATAATATGTTATCATCGCATTTGAAAAAAAATAATTTAGAATCAATGGATCAGACTCGATTAAAATCCTTGCCTCCTCATCATCATTATCTTCGATAATTTTTTGCACGATCATTTCTTGCCTTAATCTTTCCTTTTTTTCCTCAAGTGTTTCGTACATAAACGAACTAAATGAATGTTCGCTAAGTGAACAAGATGTGGAATTATCGTCATCATCTGATGACTGGCGAAGGTCATTCGTGGAAACCTCCAGATTCTCTTGATATTTCAAAGCAATTGATTCAGACATTATTTGTCTTTGATTTAATTAATAATTAAGACAGGTGATTTTTTTTCAATTTTTTGTGGAAAATGAAATAATAAAAAAAATAATTTATTTTAACTGATCACTTTAATAATATTTGGTAAATTAATTTCAGGACCAAATTTTGAATAAATATACCTAATTAATGGTTTCAAGCAATACTCGGAATCGGATGCAATTGTAATTAATTTAATAACCATTGATCCAAATTTTCGATTTAGATTTGGATCATCGAAAAATAAATTCAGGATGAAAATCAAATGACGTTCAAATAAATTAATTTGTATTACATCATCGGTTGAATTTTCATTTGAAAATATTGCTTCATGTGATTCATCCATTGTATCCTCTGATGATTCATTTAGCACATCCTCTGATAATTCATCTAGCACATCCTCTGATAATTCATCTAGCGCATCCTCTAATGATTCATCTTGCGCATCCTCTGATGATTCATCCAGCGCATCCTCTGATAATTCATCTAGCACATCCTCTGATAATTCATCCAGCGCATCCTCTGATAATTCATCTTGCGCATCCTCTAATGATTCATCTAGCGCATCCTCTAATGATTCATCTTGCGCATCCTCTGATAATTCATCTTGCGCATCCTCTAATGATTCATCCAACACATTCATAATCACCTCACCAAAATACTCCATTAAACGATCAATCAAATCTCCAAATAATTCCTCGTCATCAATTATTTTCATTTCATAGTATCGTGTAATCAAACTAAAATATTCATTGGATAGGTTGAAATGTATAATATTACATAAAGATAAATTCATATATTGGAGCTGACAACTTTTTATTTCGTTCTGAATTGCGTCAGAAATTATTTCACTTAGTGATTGTATGGCGTGAGGATCAAGTATTCCGCCATTCCAATTTATAAATTCAACCTTGAGTTCCTGATTATCCTTAATGAATTTGCGAAGTAACTCATATCTTTTCCCATAAATCAAATCACTAAGAGGATACGGTAACCAATTATTGTCCAATTGTTGGATCATCTTAAGCTCAAATTTATCAACCATTTTTATAAATCTCTTACAAAAAAAATTGAAAAAAAAAAGCTTAAAAGATATATATCTATTATGAATACACAACAACTTAACTTATGGAGTATTCATTAATTTACGCATCTGATAGGAATTATGTGATTGGAATTTCCGAACCAGAAAATGAACAAAATAATCAGACAACACAGATGAATCAATTAACTCGTGCTGATTATTCTATAGTTTCGATGGAAGATCGAAAATTTTTCAAGGACGTAACATCCAATGTAGCAAAACTTGGATATGGGCTGACAAACACTTTGATTGTCGGCAGGGTAACATGGAATTCCTTACCCGATGTTATGAAATATGATATTAATCGTAATTATATTATCATCACGCGTGATCCCAAAACTATTACGTTGACTACTCATAGAAACAGAGTTTGCACTGCGAGTTCGTTCAGACATGCGTTGGAATTGGCTTATGCGCATCGTACAACCCTTGGAGAATTATTTGTCATCGGTGGTGGTCAAATTTATGATGCGGCATTGAAGTATGGATGGTGCAAAAAAATTTATCACACATGTTACACAAACTTTGATTTTTTTAAGTCATTAAGACTCGCGAAAAATGATTTGCCTTCGGACATGAATGTGACAATTTTTGATATGGGACAGTGTAAAATTAATGATTCTGCATTCAACGAATCCTACAAAATCGCACATACAACATATTCCGAGATCAATGTCACTATTCAAAATTCTCAGGGAAAAATTATCATGCCAGAACATCAAACTGTGATGCAAATCACTATTTATGAAAAAAGATGCGCACCTTTTGAAGCAACTTGGCTAAAACTCTACAATGAAATTCTACTGAACGGAATAATTAAAGAAACACGCAATGCAAAAACACAGTCAATTAATGACGTGGTCTTAAAAATGGATTTAGCGGAAGGGTTCCCAATTCTCACAATTAAATACACCTTTTTTAAAGGTATCGTGGAAGAACTATTATGGATGCTAAGAGGTGAAACTAATGCCAAACTATTGGCTGAAAAGAAAATTCATGTTTGGGATGCAAACAGTTCTCGTGTCTTTCTTGATGCACGTGGTTTGACCAATTATGAAGAAGGAGATATCGGACCAGGATACGGTTTTCAAATGAGATATTATGGATGCGAATACAACGGATGTGATCCTGTTGCAAACAAATTAAGATATCCAGCGAAATTAAAAAATGTTAAATCAAATGAGGAATCAAATGAGGAATTAATGATCGAATCAAGTGTGGAATCAAACGAGGAAAACACACAATTCGAACCATTTGTGGATCAATTGATGGAATGTATTAGGTTGATTAAATATGATCCCAATTCTCGAAGGATCATCATTAATTTATGGAATGTTTCCGACATCAATAAAATGGCTCTCCCTCCTTGTCACCTGTTATATCAATTCACAGTGTCTGATGGTAAATTAAACTGTCATCTTTATCAAAGAAGTTGGGACATGTTATTGGGATGGAATGCCAGTACTGCTGCACTTCTTACTCATATCATGGCACATCATACAGGATTAAAAGTAGGAACCCTAACACACACCATTTGTGATTTACATCTGTATCTTTCACATTCAAATGTTTTTAGTACATTGAACAATTTTTGTCCTCATCAATTGCCTAAATTAAAAATTAAAACATCTGTGAAGAATATTGAAGATTATGCTTTTGAAGATTTCGAATTGATTGATTACAATCATCACGGAACACAGAAATTAAATATGAAAGCATAAGGCATAAAGTGTCGTATCTTATGATTTTATTTTATTATCGCAATAAAATAAAATCATCCAAATAAATAATTTACTTAAACCTTTATTTTTAATTAATTTTAACACTAAGACACAAAAATTATGAGTAAGTATACACAATTTGAACTCTTTTTAAATTCTCTTGGAGAATATAGTAGGGTTTATTCTTTTGAGGCCCTCTATGAATTTTGTGAAAAAGAATGGAACGAGTTTGTGGACCAACTGAATAATGTTAATGTTAATGATTATGAATATGATGATTTGTACAATCCACTTAATAAAAATAATGCGTACGATATATATAACACATCCAATGTATCCATACCAATAGCAAAGCTAATAGCAAAAAATGAATTTGATGAAAAATTAAACAAATCAACAAATACATTTCTTGACAAAATATTTTCATTTCACTTGTTTGAGACAAAAGATTTTCTTAGAGAAATAAATAAATTTATTTCAGATCTAATTCTGGAAAAATGTTTCCACAGAAAAGAAAGTATTGTGCATTTTAATTTTCCCTATCAAGTATCAAGTAAACATAATCAATGTAAAAAAAGGCTTTTGCGTGATGAATTTGCTAATGTCAATCTCTCTTTTAAAGAAATTTTTATGATTGATGGTCTTTCTGACAAATTAAATTTTGATTATTTGCACGATATCTTGTATAACAATTATCAAGAGATAATTTCTTATACAAAAAACATCAATCGCACAAATAAAACTATTATTTTGATCGAAGTTTTTAAAACTGAAAACAATCAAACTGTTTACCAAGTGGACCAATCAATCATTTATAAATATAATAAGTTTATTATCGAACTGCAAAAATTTTTTTACAATAATTATCATCAAATGATTATTGATAATTTAATGAAGCAGATTTTGCGCGTGCAAATAGAAAATCATTCAAAGGGGAAAGACATAGAATCATATGTTCTGACATATGGTTGTTCAGATAAATTGAATAATTTCACTGAAAAATCTTTTGACATATTGACACATATAACAGTTGTCTTGTGATAAAAATTTATTTAATTAAATTAGGTAAATTTTTATTATTTTGTTTTATTACTTCTTCTATTTCTCTTCAAGTTCCACGATAATCGCGCAATTTGATGCTTCTGCCATTGTAAGATCTCTTGGTGTTACCGCATAAGTAGTTTTTCTAATATTTTCCTGACCTAAACAAATCAGTGTTGCTTGATAATGATTGCTAATGACAAATTCGGACTGTGGGAGGAAAATTATTTCGCCATTTGTTGGATACTTTGAATATTTTCCAATCGCACGACCCGTTTTACTTTTAATAATGAAAATAATTCCTCGTTTCTGAATAATTAATTCCGTGCATGTAGTATATTCCGCGTAACCAATGCTAAAGGTATTCCACTTGAGAATTCCACCAACTGCATAAGTTTTAGCATCAAATTTTGTATCAATTGCTCTGTACACTTCACCTACAAAAGGAGGAAGGAGAATAATTGATTGATAAAGTGATTCAATAAATGGATGCCAAACACTCCCTCCATCTTGATTCCATGCACACAAAACTTTATTAATAGTTTGATGAATTGGTAAATTTGAGCTATAAAGATACAGTACGATCATTTGCGCTGGTTGTAAAATTACTTCGCCTTGTGCAATTAATTTAATTAAATGTATTTTTGATTCCAAAATCAATTGTTCAAGCTTCATTGGATCACCCAAAGACTTATTATTTTTAAACTTGTTCAAGAATCCAAGAATTGACGGTTCGGAAAAACTTCCGCTGGTTTTGAGTTTGCTCAAGATATCAGCTCGAACTTTTTTATCATACCCATCGCTCATTTTAATTAAGGTATTTGGTTCTTCTTCTGTAAATGTTAAGGGAAACACATCAAATGATAATTTAGTTAAAATCTTATTCTGTAGATTTTGTTTAGCTGCATTTGCAACACGTGTGAGCATCAGAGAAATTTCATCATGTGCTTGTGTTTCTGTTTCTGTTTCTGTTTCTGTTTCTGTTTCTGTCATCACTTGATTTTGTTTATTATTTGTATTAATTTGATCTGGTTCATTTGAGAGATTATTCATCATATGTTCCGGGTGATAATTTAACAGCTGTGCCCAGAATCTCGGGGTGATCCCATGTTCGTCTTTCTGATCAAAATCTGCGCCCATGAGCACAAAACAGTCAATCAAATGAGGCTTTTCCGAGAGAAGTGCGAGGGTCAGTAAGGATGATCCGCTTTTTAATTCAATTTGTGTGATGCGATTGGATGGATAGAAAAAGGGAGTGAACCCATGATCCAATAAAACACGTACACATTTTTTTTGCATTGTATCCTCTTCAGTGAAAATCTTTTCTAAAAGTACCGCAAGTTGATTTACAAAGAATTCATTATAAATTTTTTGATTAGAGTTCATTTTTGCATAGTATCCTGATGTTCTTCCTGAAAAATCCTTCATTGATCTCAATTCTTTTCCTTCTGGTAAAGACAATAAGTAAGAGATAATGGATCCAAAACCATTTCTTACCGCAATGTGTAAAGGATTATATCCATATGTTGAGGTTTGTACCAAGACATTCGCGCCTAATTCCACAAGAGTCCTAACAGAAGATAAACATCCATAATATGCTGCGATACATAATGCGGTGGCACCTGAAAGAATCGGGTTGTCATCCATGGTTTTTGTTTCAAGTGACGCACCATATTTATGACATATTCTGATGCATTCTGCTCTATCTGATTCTGCGGCTCCAATCAATGGCCAGAAACCATCAATGTCCGCATGCAACGAAAGGTAATATTCCACTTGATTTGTATTCAACGTACTCAGTTTCTTCAATAATCTTTCAAGGATACGTCCCTGACCATTCCTTGCACAAATTAAAACAGGGTGATCGCGTTCCTTATTGTAAATATTGATGTCAACATTCGCCTCCAAAAGAATTTCCACAATGGATTCACTGCCTTTTTGACAAGCGGGGACTAATGCCGAGTCTCCTTTTTTATTCGGAATATTTGGATTAGCACCCATAAACAATAATTCATTGAGAATATCTAGATGTTTATTAGCTGACGCAATCCATAAGCAAGTTGTTCCTATTTCATTTTGTTGATCAAGTATCTGTTGTCTTTTTTCCTCATTATGTTCTCGCGTGATGTACCTGAGTAAAAGCTTTGTAAATATCACCTGACCTGATTCACACGCACGATAAAGAGGCCAGGTTATTTTATACGAATAACCGTCAGAATCTCTTGTTTCATCATCGGTGATTTCAACAATTTTTTGATTTTGATTTTGATTCTGATTTTGATTCTGATTCTGAGTGCTGATTCTTTCCCTCATAATTTCATTTGAGTTGAGTTTTCCTTTACTCAACAACAAATCAATTACTCTCAGATGCTCGGTACTTGGTTTATTTAGTAATTCCGGATAATCAGACCAAGAAATTTGATCCATAAGACTCAACTCGCTCTTTGGTTTATCCAGCTCTTCCAATACCAAATCATACATTCCTTTTTTGATTGCAATTGGATAGGGTATTATCTTGGATGAGTTATTACTCAACCACTGATGTCCTTCATTGGAAGGAACGTTATCCATCATTTCATCAGTGATTGTAACTAAATTATTTCTGACTAATTTACTCGCGGTATTAAAATATTTATTTGAAATACAAGTTCTCAAGAGCAATTCACCATTTGTATTGAACACACATCCTGCTTTGATCAGAATTTCCACCGTGATCCAATATCCAAAAATAATTGCGATATCTAGTGCAGTATATCCCAAATTGTTGATGTGATTGATATTGAAAAATGGTGTTTCGTTTAATGAATTAATTCTTAGCATTTCCTTGATGATGCTCACACGACCAATGCTTGATGCCAGGATAAAGGGAGTTGAGCCAATGGAATCCAATTGCGAGAGGTGTGTTTGTGTATCTGAATCTTGTAAATATTCGAGGTAAGCAGAAGTACCATCAGTACCTAATCTTCTAAAGATATCGAGAACACACAATTTAAAATCACATCTGGTAATAGTACTTTTATCAATTATCTTCCACATATCTGAATTAAATTGTTGGTGTTTATTTACGGGGACTAATTCCAATCCTTGATTATTTGTATTGGTATTAGCATTCGCATTCGCATTCGTATTCGCATTCGTATTTTCTAAGGATTTTACACTGGGCTTTGTAGCGTATGCACCCTCAAATTTCATATCATTGAGTTTCAACATATCAATTTTATTTCCTTCTTCAATCGTTTGAAGTGTCTCAATTAATTTGTTCAATCTAACTAAATTTGATGAATCCAATTGCAAATATAATGATATTTCTTTTGAACGTTCCTTGATTAAGCGTATGTGTAATTGTGTGGAAAGATCATTCAAATAATCTTTTTGCTTTTGTACATGTTCGGAGATTGTAAGAATTTCTCCTGCAATCTTATCAATTGAATGAGATGCCCACAAATCTAAAAGTTCATCTTGTGCTATGAAATTCTTTTTTCCTTCCATATCCAGCGAATCATAGTCAATAATTGATGCTTGTAAATTAAATGTTTCTTTGTCATTCACACAAATAATATAATCGAGTGACATATCCTGAAATAAATCCATTCTTGTTAGATCCACCCAATATTCGGTATTGGATCCACAAATAATAGGTGTGGAATCAGTCATTGGATTCAATTTCAATGGAATTGTTGTACCGACCGAAATTACATTTAGAATGGAATTAATTTTGTTAGATAAACTATCTGTATCTTCCGCTGGATCAGCATATCTATACGCACCTTCTGAGTGTCCAATTTGACGTAAATTATTCAAGAAATCATAGTCATGTGAAGCTCCAAAACCCACGGTGTGTACCGTCAGATCTTTTCCCCATGATTCTTTCAGCTGATCCTTCAATGTATTTACCAAATTAATTCTATTATTTTTTGAGATTGATGAATCTTCACCATCAGTCAAAAATAGAATACGTGCGGAGGTAACTAAATCATTCGCTTTGTGAATATTACATACCTTGACAATTTCATTGAATGCTGATGTAAAAGAAGTTCCACCGCCTCCTGCAACGTTTCGTACCAACTCTTCATAATATCTTTGGTTATTTGTTTTATCCACACTTATGCATTGTGCTTTATCATCATATGTGATAATATTTGTAATCAAAGAATTATTCCGATAGGTCAAATCAATAACTCGTCCCAGCGAATAAATCGCTTGTTTAATTGGAGAGCCGGACATTGAACCAGATTTGTCAATGACAATAATCAATAGGGTTTTGAAATTAAGTTCATTACCTGAATTAGTAATTTTTAATCGTCCTAACACTTGTGTATTATTTTGTAATTTCAAAGGTTGAATTGTGATTATCCATTGATTAGATGATTCACCTGACGGATCTGGTTTCGTTGCTTTGGTATTCGAATAAATAATTCCTTCTAAATAATTATTTTGTTTCCATGCTTCCACTAGATTATGCGCAAGTAAACAACGAGCCGCTGTTTCTGGTTGAAATGTACTGAGATCAGTTCCGCACAAGGGACATCTCATATTATCTTCTTGAGCTCTAAACCATGCGACAAAATCTCCGCGTGAGAAACTACGTCCACAACATGGAACGTTAATTGGGTCTTCTAATAAATCGTGGGTAATTGGGCATTTTAATTCTTCAGGCTCTTCCACAGTGTTTGCATAAGAGATCGGTACACCATTTTGATTCATTTTTTGAATGGAATTAGTTTAAAATAAATATCAATTGTATTGTTCTAAAGTATTTATTATTCAATTTTTTTGAGAAGGTAAAATAGTTTCCAGTATTTTCACAAATATTTTTGTCTAAATACTGGTCCAATAAATAACAATCGAGAGAATTAATTTAAAAATTTCTTTATAGCGTCTTCGATAAATTTAGATCTTGGTGTATCGCCAGAACTGTTAACAATTCTGTTCGCGATGAGTGCCTGTAATTCTTGAGGTAAAACAATTACTATCTTAAAGAAGCGTCCGAATTTTCCTTGATCTGTACAAATAAAATAATCATCCGCTGCCAGAACTATTAAGATAAAATATTCTTCAATTATATGAGGAAAATATTTTCTCATATAAAAATACCTCATCTTTGTTGGGTTTCTTTCGTATTCTTGTAAAATGTGAACAATATCTGTATGACCATTAGCTAACGCATACTGTAATGGATTTTTTTTAAATCTACCTATTTTTTTAATATCGATCGCTGGATGTGTGAGCAATAACTTAACTATTTCTGTATGGCCAAAACAAGCAGCGTGGATAATTGGTGTGTTTTCATTGGAATCTGGTACATTTAAATCAATTCCCGGTTGTACGAGTAATAATTTTACTATTTCAAAACGACCCCAATGTGATGCATAATTAATGGGTGTCATTTGCATAGTATATGCTTCATTAAAATCTTGATTAGTTTTCAACCATTCATTAAATTTCTCGAGATTACCGGCTTTTATTATATTGTAATTTTCCATTTTATTTATTACTAATGATGATGACTTTCGTGGGTAATATTCAAAAAATCAATTTTAGATAAAATATAATTCGTATGCTGCGAAGATAATTCGATAAATTTCAGTATTTGCACAAATATTTTGTTCGAATACTGAATATTCTTAATGAAGATAATTCAACTAAAAACACTTAATTTAGTTTATTTATCTTTGAAACAAAGAGAAACAATTAGGATCGAATAATAAATTTTCTTCAGTATCTTGTATAATTTATAAGCCGGAGGATTTTCCTGATAATTTATTTCCGTGATCACAATTTTATTATATTTCAATTTATGAAAAACAAAGGATGCTAATTGTTGTAACATACTCAAATGATTCTTGAATTCACATTCAATGAAACAATCCAGAATAATTTTACCAATTAATTTATCTGAATCAAAATTATTCTTAATTAAACGCTTCAGTGAATAAATATTGACATCAAAACTTATGTATTTAATACGTGATTTCAAATGATCAAATAATGTGTAATAGATATCGTAGTCCAAATAAAGTTCCTTAGTTGTTGAAATAAGTGCAAGATCAGGTATGAAACATGAGTTGGATGCAATATTTAGATTCTTCAATGATGGTAGTCCCATCAATTTCTCCAATTGATTATTTGACACATCAAGATTTTTGAGTTGGGGCACGGAACTAATTATTTTTAGCTTATTATGTGAAACATTCATTTTTTCCACTGATTGAAGACCTGACGCATAAGTAATTTCAATCAATCGATTCTCAGACGCAATGATAATTTCGCATTTTGGCAATGTTGGCAAATAATTTAATTTATTATTGGATACATCAAGTCTCAATAAATGAAGTTGCGGCATCATTTGTGTTAAATTGTTATTTTTTGCCATTAATTCAATTAAAAAATTAAAAGTTGGTAACACTTCTATATTATTAAATGAACAATCCAAAATTTCTAACTTGGGATAACACATTGGATTTAATTGATTAATCGAACAATTTGAACAATATAATTCTGTCAGCGAAGGAAAAAAATATCGATTAATATCATCACTGACTGGATTAAATGAAATATCAAGCACTTTAAGTTCTTTCATTTGATTCAGAAACAGACAATTATTTAACTGATTATGTTGACAATTGAGATTAGTCAAAGAATTTATTAATGGGATTGTTTTGAGATTATTGTACGAACAATCAAGAGATGTCAAATTACGTAAATTTACAAAATGATCAGGCAAATAAGACAAATTGTTGTTGTTAATAAATAAGGTAGTTAATTGAGGATAATTATTTAAATCCATCGTAAATTTATTGAGTCTCTGGTATCCCATATCAAGATAATTATAATCCTTGTCATATCGTGTGGTATCAACATAAGAAGTCGCATTATCCTCATCATATCTATGAGATCTTGCTTTAAGCTTATCAAAATTTTTACTTAGGGATTCGATATCCATGATTTATAATTAATCATGAGATTAATTATAAATCATTTGGTTTCATTCTTGTGGAGCATCTCACTAAATTAAATCATCAAACTATCTCATTAAAAATTTTGGTATCGGGGGTGTCCTTTAAACAGACAAAATTTTTTTGCATTTCGGTTATTTTATCAAAGGCTTTACTGATCTCTTCAATGGATCTTTCATAAAAGAGATTGTGATTTTCATTTTGATCTCCATCTATTCTTGTCCAAATGAATTCATATGATTCGCTCAGCAGTTGGATAAAAACACTGTCCTCAATATTGAGACTTTTGATATATTCAAAACTAATTGGATTTACCAGAATATATGGTTTAAGTATCTGTTTTTGTGGACACTCGATTAATTCAAGATTATTCAAAATTCTTTCCACAAGTTCCTTATGATGTAGAGAATTCATTGAAGGTATATCATTTGATTCATTAATTATTGGTTCGTAAATTCCATGAGTCAATGCTATCATAACAAATGGTCTTAGCACATTGAATTGAGGATATGCGTGAGTAAATGTATAATATAAGGTGGTTTTTACTAAATCCAAATCAAATATCAACAGATTAATTTCAAACAAGTTCGAAACATATTTTAAGACTTCATTTGTTATATTACCAGTGTTAAAATCTTTTGCCAATGCTTCGTTCGCTTGCTGATTTTTCTTTGTGTTTCTCCTCTTATCCAAATAATAATTTGATTCTATCTTTGTTTTGATATACGTAATCAAGTCTTCAATATGTTTCATCTGGTCATCATAGGTCATAAGTTTAATATTTGGATAAATAACAAAAGCAAGTGAAGTTGCAAAAGAAATATTTTCCTCACCGAGACCCTTTGCAATCTTCGATTTAATTCCAATTCTAAAAAATTTGTCTGGCAGTAACAATGCAAGATCTTTGGGAAACATCCCAACACTTTGTCTAGTGAAAATATCAAGTGGATTATATCCGACGATATCATTCTTTAACATATTATAAATTTTCCCCTCATCCTTGTACATATTCATAGCACCACTTGATGATGAAGTATTTTCTTGATTATTTGTACTATGATTATCAGCAACTACCATTTCCTGATAAAATTTATTTAATGTTAGGTAATTCAATATATAATGTAAATTAATTTTATCAGAAGTCATAATTGTTTAATCTAGCTCTATATATTATTATTTGTTTAAGTAATAATATATCAATTTTTTAATCAAAAGAAATATGGGATGGGATTGGTTGGAATGAGTAAATCATTTCTTTAAATTTTTAGATGTGGTTGTACTCTTAGTTACAACTGATGATTTAGTTTTGGTACCAGTAGATTTTACACCCTTGGGACTCGTCTTCATCGATCCTTCCTTTGCTTCTTCGTTATCCACTTTAGATTTTTTAATTATGGTTTGAGATTTTTCAAGTGCATCTTTTGTCATCTTTTTAGAAGAATTTTTTGTGATGGTGGTTTTTCCCTTGGGTTTAGTTTTAGATGAATTAACAAATGAAGGATCGGACGGAACATCAGATCGATTATCAGATTGATCATCTAACGATGCATCTGACGAATCAATATCATAACAAGGAATTTTATCACCAGATGCACAAACTAGCGCATTTTTTGATTTAGCTGACGCTTCGGAATTATCAGTTGATCGTGTTTTATTTGTCGAAGATTTTCTTGATTGTGTCTTTTTTACATGCGCTTCATTTGATGATTCTTCATTATTTGAATTTGATTGAGAATCAAATTTAGTTTCAGAGTCAGAATCCCCTGGGCTGTCAGAAAAGAAAGTTTTTTTTGAGGATTTCTTTTTGGGTTTTAATTTCATGCGCATGACCCCGCCCTCCATTGTGCTCAATTTATAATTATTGTCGGTGAGATCCGTATCAGAATCATCATTTAATATATTTGAGTCAGAAAACTTTTTGAAACTGTTCTTTTCAGAATTAAAATCATTTTCCGTGAGATCAGTTTCCGAAGTTAATGTGCCAACATCCAGTGATTGATATTCATCATCATTGATAATGTCTTTGATGGTTTTTTGTCTGATGATATTTTTTTCATGATTAGATAGTTTTGGTCCAGGGGTTTTCGGAATGAATTCATCCTTAATGTAGGGAATATAAATATCATCATACTTAATCTCATTTAATTTTCTCTTCTGTTCGTTCAAATAAATTTCAATTGCATGAAGAGTCTTGCTTGATAATCTGCTGAGATCCATGTACACGGCTTTTTGCGTTTTTGTGTAATGAATTGAAGGGTCCTTCTTCATAATTTCAAACACAGCGAGATACTGTGTATTGTCACTTAATTGTTCGATTCTGGTTTTGATTCGATTGATATCATCTTCCGAATATTGTTTTAAAATAGAACCAGATAATTTTTTAAGTGAAGATTGATTGCCAATTAACCCCAAATGTGCTTTTACATTTGTTTCCTCGATTGTGAAATTAGTATCATCAACCGATCCAACGTCAAGGTTGGGATTTTTAGTTGTTCCCTTTGCAAGTTTCCTCTTTATTTTATTCTCTTGAATATAATTATGATTATCCATTATTACTAAGATAGTATGATATTTTAATTAGGGTTAAATCAACTCATTAATTTGAAATTAATTTCTCAGTATAGAACTGATCATTTGAATCTATGAAGGAATAGGATGGCAAATGAAATTATAGGATAATATTTTTTTTTATAATATTTTAATTAAATTAAAAATATTTTTTCACTAAATAATCACCCCTTGCAAAAATCCATGAACAGACAACAGACAAAGAACAGACTAAAAACAGACTAAGCTTATCCTATGATAAAATCACACATTCATCATCTCCGAATGTATTTTTTAATCATATAAGTTTTTTCTTATTCATTATTATAATTAATATGAAAGATGTTATAAGTTCAGATATAAGTGATGACTCAAGTTCCATCTCAGATTTGAGTTTCAGCTCAAGCCTCAGCTCGAGTAATTCATTAAAGAGTGATTTATCGCAAAAGCAATCACTAAATAAAATCCAACCCAAAAAAAATGTTATTCATGAAAATTTTTTGTCTGACAACGAGATAGTTTTTAGTGAAGAGAATCAGAATCAAGTACGAAGAACAAGTATTACAAAAAAAGCATCGGCAAAGCGCGCGCTCAAAGAGGGTGTAAGTTTATCGCGAGTGCCAAAGGGTACGGGTACGGGTACAGGTACGGGTACAGGTACGGGTACGGGTGCGGGTGCGGGTACAGGTACGGGTACGAACGCCGCCTCTAAAGAAGAAAAGACTGTCACTCCAGATGATTACAAAAAATCAATGCTTGAAAATCCCACATACCCATCACCATCTGAGGAAGAATTTCAACGAGAGATTTTTGAGAAGAGAGAATTTTATATTTATACTGCGCCTCAACGTAAGAAATTGTCATCTTATGAGGAAATCAAAGAGTTTCGTGATAATAAATGTGGGAGAGGGTTCAGATTGGCCGAACATCAGGCTATGTTATCAAATTATATTAATCCTGGTACTCCTTACAAAGGAGTTTTGGTTTTTCATGGTGTAGGATCAGGAAAAACTTGTGCATCAATCACTGTCGGAGAAAAATTCAAACCATGGGTTGAAAAGTATGGGACAAAAATTCATGTATTGGTATCTGGTCCAAAACACAAGGAAAACTTTAAAAACGAATTTTTGGAAGGTTGCACCGGGGAAACTTATCTGAAGATGCCCAAAGATAAAAGTCTAATGATGGATCCTGACGAACAAATTAAATTGAAGCGTGAGGCGATCGCATTAATGTCTCAATATTATTATATTACCACTCACAGATCATTCCACAAAAAAGTACTGGGAGAAAAAATTGTTGAGGAGCGTATTTCCAAGGATGGAAAAATCAAGGTAAAGTTCAAGAAAAATGAAGAAGGTGAGTATGATCGTGATACCTCAATTAATCGTATTTATCATTTACACAATACTCTCTTAATTATTGATGAAGCACATAATATTACATCAAATGAATATGGTGATGCTGTTAAAAAAATTATTCAGAGTTCACACAATCTTAAAATCTTACTTCTCACCGCCACTCCAATGAAGAATTTAGCTGATGATATTATCGAATTAATCAATTGTTTACGTCCTATTGACAAACCGATGGAACGTGATAAAATCTTCACCAGTGCACGTGATCACACAATGGATTTCAGATTGGGAGGTGAAGAATATTTTAGAAAAATGATCAGAGGATATGTATCATATTTGAGGGGTGCTGATCCCTTAACTTATGCGGAACGTGTGGAAGTAGGAGAAATTCCGCCAGGATTAATTTTTACCAAAGTTACGCGTTGCATGATGCAAGAATTTCAATTATCTGGTTATTATGATGCGGTAGAAAATAAAAATGATACTCTAGACAGAAAATCTCAGGCAGCAGCAAACTTTGTTTTTCCTGGTTTGAGTGAAGATAAAACAAAAATTATCGGATATTCAGGAAAGGAAGGAATTGAAATTATTCGATCACAATTAAAATCTTATCAATCAACAATTTGTAAGAAAATTCAACAAGAAATTCTCAAGGATCCTTTATTAACTGATACATCAAATTTAATTACATTGAGTGAAGGAACGAAAAATATTACAGGAGATATTTACAAGAAGAAATACATCAAGCATTTTTCAGTTAAATTCCACAAACTTTTGGATCAGTTGGATGATTATGTTTTGGGGAAAAAAAAATCTGGTATTATCTTTGTTTATTCTAATTTAGTCACAGTTGGTGCAAAACTGCTTCAAGAAGTCTTGCTTCAAAATGGTTATTTGGAATATCAGATTAATTCAAGAAATTATCAATTAAGAGACGACACCAAATGTTATTTTTGTGGAATTGAATATGGGACACACAATAAGAATCCTGCAATTCCAAAACATTTATTTCATCCAGCAACATTTATTACGATTACTGGCTCCTCAGACGATGAACCAAATGAAGTCCCTGAGGAGCAAATTAAAATTATCACCAAGATTTGTAATCACGTGGACAATAAGGATGGAAAACATATTAAGGTCGTATTGGGCTCAAAGGTTATGAACGAAGGTTTCACATTGAAAATGATTAAAACAATTAAAATCATTGATGTTCATTTTAATTTGGGTCGTGTGGATCAGGTAATGGGACGTGGTATTCGTTACTGCACACATTATCCAGTCACTAATGAATTGAATCCAAATCCTAAAGTTGAGATTTATAAATATGTTGTTTCGTTGAAAAATGAATTGAGTTCGGAAGAAGAGTTGTACAAGAAGGCAGAGTTGAAATATCTTTTGATCAAGCGTGTGGAACGTATTATGATTGAGGAAGCAATTGATTGTCCGATCCATCTAAATAACAACATGTTCCCTGAAGAAGTCGAAAAATACAAGAATTGCGGTACTCCAGAAAACCCATGTCCAGCTATTTGTGGATACATGCGTTGTGATTATAAGTGTTCTGATAAATCATTAAATCGTCTTTACTTTGATGAGAAAAATAATACTTACAGAAGACTTCACAAGGACGAACTCGATTATTCAACTCACAATGCTGCACTCGATCGTGAAGAAATTGAAATGGCAAAGAATGAAATTAAAAAAATGTATCGTATCGAAACTGTTTATAGTTTGGATGAAATTGTTAACACCATTAAAGATGCTTATCCTGAGGAGAAAAAGGATTTGTTCGATGAATTTTATATATACAAGGCACTTGATGAAATGACACCGGTAACAGAAAATGATTTGAATAATTTTAAGGATACAATTCTTGATAAATACAACAAGCCAGGATATTTGATTTATCGCAAGGATTCGTATATTTTCCAACCATCAGATCAACCAGAAAATCTTCCAATGTATTATCGTAACAGTTTCAAGACAGAAATTCAACAAAAAATGAGTTTGGATAATTTCATGGAAAATTTCGAGTCATACTCAAAATATCAAAAGGATTATTCACAGCAAGTCGGATTAAGGCCTGAATATGATTCTGATTCTGATTCTGATGCTGATGCTGATGCTGATGCTGAGGTATTGGATGAGGATGACGAATTACTTAAGGAAGAGAAAGATAAAAAGGAACGGAAAAAGAAGGAGAAAATGAATAAATTTGATTCCTTCAAATACGATTTTGATTCTGTGCTTGATTCTTATTATAATACACGTGATGAATTTGAATATGTTGGTATTATTGACAAGGAAACCAGTCGAAGAAAAGTTAAGAAGGCTGATGAAATTAGGGATGTTTTCAAGTTACGTGTTAAGAGACCTAAAATCTTGAACAAAAAGAGAGAGACAGGTATACCAAATTTAATGGGTGCGGTTGCTGAGACATCCAAGGACAAGGATTATTTAATCGATATTGCAAAAAAAATAGGTTTGGATACTTCGGATTATGCTGGTTTTACTCGAAGTGAGATCTGTGAGTGGATTCGAGACAGATTATTTAATATGGAAAAATATGCTACAAAGGAGCAAAATAATAAGATAACTTATTTGATGATTCCTGCAAATCATCCCTTATATGAATTCCCATTGAATTTGGAAGATAGATGCATCTATGTATTAAATCAAATTCAAAACCTGACTAAATTAAAAATTGAGTACAAGATTAAACAAATGACAATTCAAGTAAAAAAAGGGTATTCAGACATTCAATATCTCAAATATGAGATTCAGGTTAAGAATAATGAAGGAATGAACAAGGCCAAAGGAGTTCTTGATAAACATCGCGCAACCTTTAAGAATGATTATTGGACCTTTTACATTGAATAATACCAAATAAATTATTTCAAAAAATTATTTCAAAAAATTATTTCAAAAAAGTTTTTCAAATAATTTTTTTCATTCAAAGGGATCAGTGTATGAAATAATTATGGGTCTTACACTAAGTGTTCATTAAAGGCTCTTGTGTAAATATTTTCACTTGATGAGGATCACTTGAAATATTTTTTGGTATCAAGCTGATGGTTCATCAAAGGGTCTCATATAATTATTTTCATTTGAGTGAGTCATTGGATGCAAAACATGTTAATTTATGCTCTTAATTGTCAATGAGTGTTATTTTTGACGAATATTTTTATTTTTTAGTTCGAAAAATTGAAAATAATACACATATAAACAAAAGATATTGTCTATAAGTATAGATTTACTTTGATGAGTGATTTACAAGTGAAAAGTCCATATTATAGAACCCAGTTAGATGAAAATGTGCCTTTGTATCCTGACCAAATTGGAGCCAATTTTATGGATCATTTACTGACTAATTTGAGAACTAAGGTAGAAAGGAAGTGTGTGAAGGATGGATATGTTATGAAGATCATTAGAATTGTTAAAATTAATTCCAATAGAATTGATGGAGAGAATTTCACAGCAAATGGAATTTTTAATGTAACGTATGACTGTTTCTTGTGTTCACCAGTAAAAGATATGATTTTTACATGCAAAGTCCAAAATAATATTGGAGCTGGTTTCATAGATGCTGTATCTGGTCCTATCAGAGTTATCATTCTTCTCAATGATCTTGATGGTGATCGTTTTGAAGTTAAAAATAATGCCAAAACACTCATTCACAAACAATCTAATAAACATGTCAATGAAGGTATTCATGTTGTGGTACTAATTAAGTTCATTCGAATTAATGCTGGGGAAAATTTTATTACAGTCATTGTTAAATTAATTGATCTTGCAAATGAAGAACAGACTGAACAATATGAAAATGATCTAAAATTAATCATTGATGATGAAAAAACTGATGATAATCAAAAGGAATTTATTTAATGCCAGCATTCGATGATCTCATTTATTAAACACAATTTATTAAATGGTAGCATTCGATGATCTCATTTATTAAACGCAATTTATTTAATGGTAGCATTCGATGATCTCATTTATTAAACGCAATTTATTTAATGGTAGCATTCGATGATCTCATTTATTAAACGCAATTTATTTAATGGTAGCATTCGATGATCTCATTTATTAAACGCAATTAATACACATATTCAATGATCTCACTGAGTGAGATTATTTAATAAATACATTCGATGATTTCATTTATTAAACACATTAAACGATTTCACTACCAATTATTTTTAATGTGTAAAAAAATGAAAATTTTTATTGTCTATAGTAATTAACTATGTACGAAAACCAAAAAAATAATATAATTGATGTTGATGATAATTATATTCATTCTTCGACACACAATGACACATCGCATCTGTTTAACCAATCAATTAATCAGTCAATTAATGTGTTTCAAAAATATTCAAATGAAGCTCCGCAGAACACCACAAAGTATGATACAAAGTATGATAAAAAAAGAAAAATAATTTGTGGTAATTGTGGTAAGTTGGGTCATGAATATAAATCGTGTTTGGAACCAACCACGAGCGTTGGAATTATCAACATTAAGATTGATCATATTATGGATGATGAGAATAAGTTGTTAATTAAGAAATTTCATGGGAAAAATACCATTATTCAGATTAAGTCTCGTGAATTTTCAGATTTTTCCTGTTATTATTCCGAGGATACAAGAATTTATGACACACAGGGAATAAAAATTAATTCAACCGGTATCACAATTAATTTTAAGAATCCGGATGAGTTGGCAAGATTTAATTATTATAAGGATCGCGTGAAATTTTTAATGATTAGTAGGAAATTTTCCTTGGGTTTCAATGAGTTCATTAGAGGTCGTTACAACGTTGATGATATTAATTACATCATCAAATTATTCAAACAGATGACACAGCGTGAGATCGATTTTATAAGTAGTTCTGATGATTATGATGAGATATTATGTTATTTCATGAATAGCACAGTTCCTGATGCAACTGACAAGGAAGACATGCTAGCAAAAATATATGAGAATGCTAAGTATGGTAATGAATATTGTGAATCAAAAATTAAGTTTAATAAACTTAAAAATAAGGACACTGTTCATGGATGTAGTATTAATTTCATCACAAAAAACATTGAGGCAAAATGGAATGAACCAGAGTGGGGCTTTCCGAAAGGTCGGAGAATTAGAAAAGATGAAGACAATTTAACTTGCGCAAAAAGAGAATTCGAGGAGGAGACAGGATATAAATCTAATGAATATACTCTCCTCAATAAAATTGTTCCAATGAATGAAAATTTAATTGGAACTAATGGTGTTAGCTATAAACATATTTATTATTTGGCGTTGGATAATATGTATTATTCGCATGTGGAGAAAACCTTAAAGAAAAAGAGTGATGACTTTTTAATGGGGACAGAATTTCCACTACATGATCAGAATCTGCATGGTATGTCATTTGCGCTTGATCAAGAGAAATTTGATCAAGAGAAATTTGACCAAACCATTATTTCATCAATTAAAGAACTAGAACTAGACAAAATTAATTTCAAACTAATACATGAAATTAATTCAAGAATTTCGAATAACATTGAAATTGGTGAAATCAAGTGGATGACATTTGAAGAAGCAATTCGAATGATCAGACCTTATCATAAAGAAAAAAAGAATATTCTGACCCAAATCTATTTGTTCATAATTAATTTTCTCATTCAAAATACTCATTTGCATTTCATTGATGATGATTATGAATAAGAGCTCTCAAATGGAACTACATAGCATATAATTTCTTGATAAATCCATTACATTTAGTTTCATCCTTTCATGATGCTTCGACGAAGAATCATAAAAGATACCAAAGTAAATTATTAAATCATATTATTAAATCATATTATTAAATCATATTATTAAATCATATTACTAACTCATTCCGAAGCATTCCTACTCATTTAATTATGTTTGGTAAGAATATAGATAATAATGAATGATGAGTATTATGTGATTAAAATTAAACATATAAATACCCTCTTTGGATTAATCAAAGACAACAAATTTGATCAATTTATTGAATATCTTGATAGTTTGGACTCCACTGATATAGATATTAATATGAGAGATGAGTTTGGAAACTATTTGATTCAATTCGCAGTTTCAAAAAATAATTTGGACATTGTTGATAAAATTATTCAAAAAGGCGGACGCATTGATATTTTAGACACTGAAGGAAAATCACTCCTGTATTATCCAATTAAATATGGTTACATTGCAATGTTAAATAAACTACTAAAAACCAATGAACAAAATATTGGTTTTTCGATTGTGGATGCAAAAGATGCATATGGCGCGATTCCGCTTCATTATGCAATCAAATATGGTAATTATTATGCAATTGCTGAATTACTCAAATTGAAAGCTGATGTAAATTACAAAAATAATAATCTTAATGCATTACACCTCGCTATTTATAAAAAAGATTCCCAAATGGTGAAGCTCCTAATTAAACACGTTAAAAATATTAATATTAGGATGAAAAATAGCGATACTGCTTTGCATTGTGCTTGTAATTTTCAGTTACCTGACATAGTTAAGGTTTTATTAGATAATGGCGCCGATCCTAATATTTATGAGTATGATAATGATTTTACTCCTCTCTTTTATGCAGTTTTGTTAAATAATTTCGATATTGTACGAATGTTATTAGATGCTGGTGCTAATTTAAATATTCAGGATTTTGATGGTAACACGGTAATTCATCATGCCATAAGAAATAGACATAATGGAATTTTGAATTTATTTTTTAGTAGATTTCCTGTCAGATCAAAAAAACTCAATATCTTTGAGAATATCACCTCAAAATATGAAGGAACAACCGAAATGAACAAATTAGGCGAGGTGATTTCTGATATTAACAAGGAAATTACACGAAGAGATGGCTTCATAAATTTTAACTCTGATAAAAAAACAAGAGAATCCGTTCAATCCACTCAATCCGGTCAATCCACTCAATCCACTCAATCCATTCAAATGTCTCGAGTTTTATCACTGGGTGCATCTGGTGAAATACTTAAGAATAAGGCAAAAGAATTTAACAAATTAGTTGAGGGTGGAACAAAAATAAAGGAAGGGGGAAATGATATTTTATTAAATGCAGAATCAGATAGTAAAATAAGTAGTGAAATAACTGATAAATCAAATGACATGTCTAATGTTAAGTTAAGTGACAGGTCAGCTATGCTATCAGATGCTGAAACAAATAGTGATTCAAATAGTGAATTTGATATTGGTGCAAATGAGTTTCCCAAAGCAGAATCAAGTGACAAATCAAACCCTCAATTAATCAATAATTCTAATAATTCAAAAGTATCAACAAATGTCGAAAATCGCAATCTCGTATTAGAGACATCGCTTGACCAGAAGGTGCATATTGATCCTAATATTATTAACATTGATGGATTAACTTACATGCATTATTTATTGTATGAGTATCAGGAACAATATTTAGTTTATTTTGAAAAATCTCTTCTTTTTAGTAATTTAAATCTGCAAGACAATCAGGGCAACACAATATTGGGTCTTCTTTGTGAGTTAAATATATGGGAAAAATTTATCCAGACACTCGAGAAGAAAAAATTAAATATTTACATTAAGAATATTAGGGGAATCGCGCCAATTGATTATGTTCCTCTTATTAATTATGAAAAATTTATTAATATTGTTGTGCGGAGTTATTTTAATTTATTGGGTAGGAATATTGAATGGTCAAAGACTTGGGAAAATCAGTGTTCGTATGTAAAGAACAGAACTCTGAATGAGACTCAATGTTTTGATTTAATTCGCGAACAAATTATTAAAGAAAAAAATTCTTTTCCCAACAAGAAAAATAAAATAAATATCAATGTTCAGCTTTATTCTGCATCACATTACACTACATTTATAGGTGATCCTTTAGATATTCTTACGGGAGTTAATTATTTGATAAAATTGTATCCAAATGTAGCATGTCCTTATAATTTATTCACAACAAAAAATTATTTTAATACTGAGATTGACAAAAATTATTCTTCACAGGGGAATCAACTGCCAGTTCATGCACATGTTTTTAACATTGAAATCATTTGGATGAGATTTAAGATTGTCTATCCAAATAATTTTGAGGAAAATTTCACCAATATTGTAAAAAATGGGAAATATCAAATAATCATCATTCCATTGGGAATCGATTTGAACGAAAACGCACACTCTAATTATTTATATTATCATATACCATCACATACACTTGAAAGATTTGAACCTCATGGATCTGGTTACCCTTATCGATTCAATTATAATCCAGAAATGTTAGATGTTATTCTAGAAAAAAAATTTAGGTTTCTTATCACCAGTATCTATGATCAGAATCCAGGATTTAGTTACGTCACACCTCTAATGTACTTGCCAAAAAATGGATTTCAAATGTACGATTCAATCGAAGTGGAACAACAAGCATCAAGAAAATTAGGTGATCCTAATGGTTTTTGCGCATTGTGGTGTATTTGGTATATGGAATATAGAATAAAGTATCATTTTCTCGATCCAAAAAAAATTGTATCGAAACTTCTCAAAGATATCAGACGCAATAATATTTCCTTTAGAAATCTGATAAGAGACTACTCAATGATTATTATAAAAATTCGTGACGCAACTTTATCAAAATTTAATTCCGATATTAATGATATTATCAATGGTAAAACACCACTCGAATCATGCATCAATATTAGAAATTTTTTGTTAGATACAGAAGATAGAAATTGACCCTAATCAGATTAATTTAATTAATTAAATCAAAAAGTATTTTTGATTTAATTAAACTAAGTTTTGTTCAGTCGATTTGAATTTTTTCTTTGTTATCAATAACCTCATCACTGAAGAGCGGCACTAAGTGAGAATATTTATCAGAATCATATTTGATAACACCATAGTATCTTTTATTAAGAATATTATTATTTTCAGAGGTCATATCAATCATATATACCTCTTCATTGGTCTCATCAAATACCTCATAAATGATACCAAACTCCTTGCTGAGTACAGATAAAATTAAATCGAAAGGAATAATTTCAGGCACCTTGTTCTTCTCCAATAATCCTACAAAATATGATAATTCGTATTCTGGTTTATTCTCCAATTCATTTTTAGTTTCATCAGATTTCTTGTCTGATTCTAGATTTAATTTCTCGTCTGATTTTTCGTTTGATTCAACAGTTGATTTTTCGTTTGATTTTTCGCTTGATTCCACACTTGATTTTTCGTTTGCTTCCGCACTTGGTTTTGCCTCTTCCAATTGTTTCTTCATTTTGATATCATGAATTATTTTTTCCTTAAAGAGAACCTTCAGTGAGATGTCATAATCATTAAAATAGTTCAGTTCAGCATTATTTTTGAAGATTTCAATTAACCCTTTACAAAAATCTCCCTTTGACACATAATAATCAAACCTCCATAAAGCATCAAGTAAGGTTTCATTATTATATTCAAAGGTACGATACTCAATCGCATAATTGTATTTCTTTAAAAATTCTTTCTTCTTTTCTGAAAGATCAGTGAACTTTTTGTGAGCCATACTCAAATTATTTGATGAAGTATAATTATAGCCGTATACACCATGCATTCCTGATCCATAAACATTATTATAACGTACAGGATACTCATCTCTTAAATTATAATAAGAACTTGTGTGAGACTTATGATTATAACCATGACCATAATCATCAAAATCTAAATCTACACTGGATGGTGTTTTATAATTTTTAGGACCTTTATTTTTCCTTGATTCAGTGACAGAAGGTGTGGTTTTCGAATGATGTTGCTCAAAGTTGGGTTTGTGATCAAAATAAGAATTGTAAATATCAAGTGAATTGGTAAAAGGTGAATTCAAATCAAAGATATTTTTTGTTTTACCTTCGATTTCATCCTCAATTTGCTTCATCATTAAATGAGCAAGATCCTCATTAATATCTTCAATATATTTGTAAATAAATTGTCTCAATAACTTTCCAGTTCGTTCAATACTAAATTCATAATTAATGATTACTGTGTACAATGCCTCAAGTGCTTCAGCGCACATTGTGAAAAAAACATCGGTGAATATTTCCTTCTCAATGTATTTTGAAAATGTTTCCATCTCCTGTATTAGTATTACATTATCATACTGATCAATTGTTTCACATCCTTTTTCCTTAATAAGATCATTCAGCTCTACAAGAAAATAGTCCATGAAATTTTCAGCATCTTGGCAATATATCATTTTTCTGACAGTGTCTTTGAATATTACAGCAAAAGTGTACGCCTTTAAGTTTTGTCTAACATCGAATGTATTTTTTAATAATAATTTTTCAATCATTGATTCTGATTTACCTGACATTTTCGAAACCATTTTATTGATGTGAAATTTCAAAATAATATCAACAATAACCATCGCCATTAAAATATTATTTTGAACAGCACTAGTGACATCATCTAACGAAATATCTTTTTTTTCCTTCATTAATGAATAAATAAAATGGTAATCTTTTTTTACCAGATATTGGAAGATTTTAATATTGACCGCGTCATCAATCTCAAGTTCTGTTGTCAATAACAGAAATACATCCTTAATGTAAGGATTTGAATGTTGATTTGCATCCACTTCATTCGCAGTATCATCCAAAGGATCTTTAAATGGGTCCCTCTTTTTAGGATCAGTACCTAAAACATCAATCATAATCATTTGCTCATTTATTAAATTTTCCTTGTCTGTTGAGGAAATTGAGGTATTTACTAAGGTTGGAACGTACTCGAATTCCATATTTTTGGGCTTTAGTGTCTGTTTAATTTATTTATATAGTAATGATTATACAAATAAAATAATTATCAATTTTTTTTGCCTCGAGCACATTTTTTAGCCAAAAATGCTAAAAATTAAAAGACTGGGGGACAGCAGATGTTGCAGGGTTTGATGTATTTGCACCGTTTGATGTATTCACTGTTTCTGGCCCATACATCACACGATTAATTTTTTTAAGTTCGGTGATTAGCATTAGAGTTTCTGATAAACTGAGCAAGGGATTTGAACTTAAATCTTTTAAATTATTTAGTCTTTGATAAAGTTGTTCAATTGGAGCATCAAAAGAGATTTCAATTCTTGGATCTCTTGTTTTTGTTGAAATAATTTTTTCTTGTCCACTCAATAATTCTTCAATAGATTGTGAAAAGGCTTCCCACTCTTCGATATCTCTCATAAAAGAATCGAATTTTTTTACTTGTGACTGAATGGTTCCTTCTCTTACATCGACTGATTTTAATAAAATCCGATCAAATAATTGTTCAGCTTCCACAAAAGGATTTTCATTGATAGCATCAGATCTCTCTCCCTTTACTTGAAATCTGGAGCTAGGATTTTGGCTTGTGTTAATGTTTGTACTTGGGCTACAACTAATACTAACGCTAACGCTCGCTGTTGGGCTTGCACTTGAACTTTCGCTTGATGATAAATCTCGTACTGACCTACTCATTTAATACTAATTAATTATGATAATGTTTATATTATTTTAATTATTAACTATTAAAAGATCAATTTTTTGTAAATATTTGATTAGTTAAATAATTTTTTCAAATTATTATTATCTCTTGGCTTCAACATAATATCTTCATCCGAATCCAAATTATCATATTGTCTCATGATTGACAAAGGAAGGTTTACTAATTTCGGCGCTTGATGTTCTGTGTGATTTCCAATTAATAAATTATTTGTCTCACATTGGTTCTCCGAATTGGAGGGTCTCGTAATATGATGTTGCATCTCTGAATATCTCACCTCAGAATAATTATCTGATTCCACATAAGAAGTATTTTCTTCTGATGATGTTTTTGATTTTTGCATCTGATCACTTGTTTCAGATTTTTCTTCGTTTCCTTCAGTGGTACAATCCTGAACTTGTGTTTGAAAGAATGAGTTGAATGATGTTTGAGGGAAAAAATGATTCAATGGGAATGATGCAATGTTCAATAATTCTGGTGTATATGGTGAATTGTTTATGGGTTGTTGTACTTGATCCCAAATTTGATTTTGCATTTGATTTTGCATCAGATTTTGCATTTGATTTTGCATCAGATTTTGCATTTGATTTTGCATTTGATTTTGCATTTGATTTTGCATTTGATTTTGCATTTGATTTTGATTTTGCATTTGATCTAATAATTCATTGTATTTCTCACTTTCTCGTTTAACACAATTTTCCATGTATTGTGAATAGGAAAGGAAATCCGGGATCATAATTCTTGTCTTTTGATAAACTTGAAATTGTTTTTTCTTAAGTGAGCTCCTTAGATTATCAATGATTTTTTGTTGAATGAGCTGAAGTGATGCAAAATGTAAACGAGGATTTTGGTCCAAATTGTATTTTTTTTCTTCATTGACTTGAATATTCATTTCAGTCAACTTGGAATAGGCTGAAATTGTCAGATGATTTATCAAACGCTTAATTTCATGTTTTGTCTCAAAATGGATATCATTGATACGATTGATAAGATCAGAATAATTATGAGTGATACAATTAGCCAACATATTACATAATGGTGATTCATCTTCTGTTCCGATACAACTCGCGAAATATTTATTTGATTTAAGCAAACTTTTGATGATTCTCATATCCGAAAAAACGAATGCATTAATGAAAGAGGAGGGTGGATAAATAACCAGAAGACAATCCAACGACTCATCATTTAGATGCAAATCAAATAATTCTGCTAGTTCCTGTCTTGCTTTGTTGACATTCATTAAATTATATGAATAAGTGATATCAATTGTTTTTAAAACCAGTTCAGCAGAACAACCAAATTCTTGGAACTTAGATACAATATTTTTGATTAATTGTTGGTCATTTTGAACAATTAATCCAATTTTTCGTATATAATGTGGCTTGATAACGTTTCTTCCGCATCCGTTTAACGAATCTCTTTTTATTTTCGCCTGGAGTTTGTTTTGTAATTGAACATAGTATGTGTACATGTCATAATAGATCTTATTTTCATCTTGTTTCATGATTTTTTTTACATCAAGGTACGTCGTCATTTTATGATTCAAAGTCATTCGTCCAATAGCGCAAATATTCATACCTTCCACGATTTTTTGATTTGCTAATAAGTCAGGATTCTTCATGTAACATTGAACAGTGACCCCACCGTGTGTCAATTCAAATGAATTTTTTTTGATTTCACGAATGGTTCCAAGCATTTCAATGTCTCCATCAAAATTTTCCTCGTAGACTTTTGCTAAATATGTTCTAATATTAAGAACATCTGATACTCCTAATGTTTCGTTTGAATTCATATTAATGAGTTAATTACTCATTAGTATGAATTTACCTTTAAAATATACTTATAAAATCAATTTTTTCTTGAATAAAAGAAAATTATCAGGAACAAAACAATTAATGATAAAATAATTATGAAGAGCCAGAATAGATTGTTCTTGTTTGTAAATAAATTTCTCTTCTTTTTACTCAGGGTTTGATTGTCGGAATCATATCCCGAGCCTAAACTTTCTTCGTATTGTGAATTACCATCTGATTCATCATAATCCAACTCATTATATTCCCTTTCATAAATATCAAGCATAAACATTTTGCATAATTCATTGTAAGCTTCATCATAAGATAACATTCTTTTATCAGTTGCATGGTTAACTAAATTATGTAAATCAATTAACCATTTAACCAAATTTTCTTTGGATGAGAGAACAGTTTCAGTTATGGGTATTTTTTTAAGGTGTTGTGCATAATTGTATCTACATTTTAAACAAGGAAGGACATTCATTAACGCGACAAAAAACGCAATGAAATGTTTCTTGTCTTCCTCAGTCGGATTATCTGGATAATTTAAACTAATCGCATGTAAAAACCCCCACCCATATTTACCCCACTTTGATGGCAACATTTATTTATACATTTTAACAAGATATTTTATTCGAATGAATATCAATTGAATCAAATACCCGTTTCAGAAAAGTTTCATCAAAGAACAGACAATTAAGATGTATAATTAAGATGGATGATTAAGGTGGATAATTAAGTGGATAATTAAGTGGATAATTAAGGAGAATTTTTGCTCAAATTCAAGAAAATATCAATTGAGTCAATCACTAGTTTCACATAGAGTACATCCAAATAATTTTCAAATTCTTTTTTTACCAAGTCAAAATTCAAATATAATTCACCTCGTGAAAAAGCTTGTATAATTAATGCTATAGTGTGTTGTTTTTCTGACAGAAAAACATTTTTGCAATCATATGATAAATAATTATATGCGATTGCAGCATCTTCATCGTATCCAATCAAATATATAAGTAAATTTGTGTAGTCATGATGTCCGATTGATACGAGATAATCATAAAAAATAAGTGGATATAACAGATAAATAAATTTGACCTTGTCTGCATATTCGCGCACGATCAAATCAACATCAAGACAACAGTCAATATATACTTTAATGAAATTAATTTTATCAGTGAATCCATAGGATAATTGTTCCTTAATATACTCAGGATTGAGACACTTTTCTTGATCAATTGGAATAGAATTACTCCTGAAAAAATCATAAATATCTTTGTATGTGTGTTCGTTTTTAGGATATCCTTTTGAAAGGAACTCAGAAAAGTTTAAATGAAAGAGTCCCAAGGAATGTGCATCGAGGAGAAAATAAAGATATTGAGATCGAGGAAGGACCAATAGATTGATAATATTAAAAATAAACCAGTGATCATACTTTTTAATTTTTAATGAGTGCTTTACAATATATTCAAAAAATTTTCCCAATGTATCTTCAGTCATGTAGGTAAATCTAAATTGTGTACTACCAACTGCTTCATTAATATAGTTATTAATTTCTGGATACATATCAACAATTAAATCCAAATGCTCTACCAAATAAAACAAGTGGTGATGTTCAGGAAAAAATATATTATGTGTTACAACATATTTTATTAACTCCCTAGGATTGACAACAAAAACACATTTTGTGTTAATAAGATCAAGTATTTTTTCATGATCAACACTAGATATCACATCCTTGATAATTTTATGATGTTCCTCACTTAACCTTTTCTCGAACCATTCAGAATGTGTATTGTCTGAGAGCAAACCAAAAAAAATAGTGAGAAGTAGTGAATTCGTGCAATTCTCTTGATTTAAATATCCTTTGATAAAATATTTACCTAAGTGTTTTGGATATTTTTTTAGTTCATCTGATCTACACAATATTAGTTTAATTCCTTTCTCTTTCACACTGTGCGAATAACTTAAAAAATCATTTATCGTGTAAGACGGATCAATAATATCAAAATAATGTTCCTGATTTCGTATTTCATCATTAATTAAATCTTTTTCAAGATACCAGTTCATTGATTCCTGAGTGCAAAATGAGAAGATATCTTCTGTGTACAAATCAATTTCTTCATCTAATCCATTTTCATAAATCAAGTCATAAATATATTGTAAGAGATGATGGTTAGACAATATATTTGGAACCGTAAAAATTAATGGTTGATTATATGTATTTAACTTATGCCAACGCTCAATAACAAATTTACAAATGTGTTTGATAATTTGATTTTTTTCATCGTTTTTCATTTCTTGTGTTTCAACATTTAAATTTGATAGTGTCAACCACTCAGGAATATATTTAATTTTAATACTCCAAATATCATGTAATTCAAACCAAAAATTAAGCATCGTGAGATATTTTTGAAGAATAGATCCAGATCCTATTTTTATTATTTCATCAGAGCATATACATAATATATTACTCGAATAAAATCCTCCATAAAATAATTCTGGTTCACGCGAAAATAAATCCCGCAGTCCATCCACATCAAGTTTTATTGAAAGCGAATCAATCAAAAAATACATTAGTTGCGTTTTTTGTTTGAATGAGTTAGATTAGAGAAAACAATATTTCATAAAATTATTTAATTATCAATTTTTTTTACCAATTCATGCACGTAAGGATCTTTGATATATTGAAGGAATTCCATCAAATCCCTTACATTGAAATGAGAATTGATGTCTTCCCATATTTCTTTACTTGCGTGATATAACTGTTCCTTTTCATTTTGCTTCATTTTATACAAGTGATAGTAAAGTGGATTAACCTTAATTATCTCCTTGATGGTGACAGGCGTGAGATTCTTTATAATTATTTCATTTCCTAAGAGTGAAATTGTATTATACAATAGATATGGTTGTGGAAGCATAACCGTAGTATCTTTTTTTGCTAAGATTGAAGGGGGAGGTGCACCAATGGGTGCAATATTAACTGGCTCAAAAGTTGTGACACTAAGATAATTTGTTTTTTTGGTGATGGGATCACTAATAAATTTCACACATCGATTAAAATAAGCTCTAATGTAGGTTGCACGAAAATTTTCCCATTCATTACCTCGATCTGATTCTGGATACAATATTAAATTACGAACAGCCTCAATTGGATTTTTATTTGTGGTGAGATTTTTAAGGAAATCGCCAATGCTGATAATATTTGAATTCCTCTCTCCCAAATAAGTTTCGAGATTCTCTGTGATTTTTTTTACATTAAACAATTCAGGATCTCCTGAATTGATTTTGTATTTGACACACCAAATATTTTTATACCATGATTGCAGAGAATAAATTATTTCATTGATGTAAGATTCAAACTTTATTTCGTCGATGGTGTATGTGTTCCGAACCAAATCCAATTGTGGTTTGAAATTCTCAATAAATTTATCTACTTCAATTTCATTTGTGTAAACAGAGTCGATATAATAATAAAAACTATGTCTTGATCGCAATTTTCCTTGTTTTTCCAATTCACGCATTGCACGATATTTTTTCCCATCCAAATTTGTAATATCACCACTGATAAACCTATTTTTTAATTCGTTAAACTTGTTAGTCAGTTGATTAATATTTTCATCAATACTGAAAAGATTATAAATATGATTCTTTTTGAAAACTTCATTTACATCGCGCCAGATTTGCCAAATATGGTAAATATCGCCTCTATCTTGATCATCCTTTTTGAGTCCATACTTGGCGTATTTAATATCTGATTTTTCATACGCTTCTTTATAACCAATAATATGCTTTAAAAATAATATCACGCCAATAACATCCAATTCTAAATTAAATTTCCAAGCATAGAGAAACCAAAATATGAATTTCCCATCTATTGTACTAATATCCATATCTGACGCGAGATTAAAATTAATAAATTCTTTAATGATAAAATCATCCATAATCGTTGCATCAAGCGTTTTAATATAATTCCTTTCGGTAAGTGCCAAATAATCAGGATTAGAATGTTTAATCATTTGAGATAAATCTTTATCATTCAGATTAATTTTATCATAGGGCGATTGAATTAACATTAAACCGCGTTCCAAGGAATCAAACGAAAGAAGTAATTTTGGTGACATGTAAGATTTTTTTTGTATGAGCTTATCCATGATGTTAATGGTTCCTGAGGAATCACTATATTCCTTATTAAAATAATCCACGAATGGATAATATTTTTTTGAAACTGTCTCTTCATCACAGTCATAGCGTATTGCTTTTAGTGCTCCCGTCAATTTATCTCTCACTAAAATATTTTCATCTGGATGAATAATGTAAAAGTCCAGAGTTTTATCCAGCAAAACAAATGTATCGTATCCGGATGCCGTGGTGCCATATTGGTATTTATAATAGATGCGTTGAAAATTGTAATCATCATGAGATTTTTCATCAGCTTGAATTAAATTAAAAGAATCATACTGATAATTCGCAGTTGAGTTTAGCAACGTAGCACGACCAATATATCTAAATATTGTGGAATAAGTTTCGAGATCAGGAATCAGCATATAATAATGAAAATAAATATCTTCAAGTATATTTGATTTGTAAATTTTCAATAAGTTATCCAAAGAAATTTCTCTTGATCGTTTCTTGTCTGTTTTATCACGGAATTTAATAATTTTGCTTTCACTTTCTAAGACCATTAGATGAGACCATCCATTGGGATCGTTTTCGTGATAAATAATTGGAGAATCATATTTTGATTTCTTAATCATTTGTTTCAAAAAGGTTGTTGGATCTTCATCTGCAATCTTGTATCTTGTCTTGTTATACATTACCTCCTCCTTTTTGTACAAATAATAAACCTCGCCTGGCGCAACTCGTCCAACTCTCCCCTTTCTTTGTGTGGAACTTGTTTGAGAAATCATGTAAGTGGGTAAACGCGTGATATCCAAGAGAGGATCATAAATATTAACCTTTGTTTTACCTGAATCAACAACATAACGCAATTTCTCCAGGGTTAAACTGGCTTCTGCAATATTTGTTGCGATAATGATGGCTCTTGTATATGTACCAGCTTGCACTCTAAATTTGATATCATATTCTTTCAAAAGTACATCTTGCTTTCTTCGTGTATAATTTGGAAGTGTCTGATGAATTTTTTGAATTCCTTCCTTGTCCTTGTCATTCATTGAACGAAAATATCCCAATGCTATAATTGAATCTGGTAAATCCTTATGATTGTTAATTTGCTTGATTGCACTTTTAATTTCGTTCTCACCAGGTAAAAATAATAATATGTCACCTGATTTTGTTTTTTGTGCGAGATCAATGGTTCTTTTAACCGCGTAATCGATATATGATTTTTCTTTTTTCATTTCCTCTTCTTGTGCATCAGTTAAATAAAAATCTTTGATAACATACTGTGTGGAACTACCTGGAGGGCTAATATGAAATCTTCGATCAACGTTTGCACGATCCAATCTGTTATTTATCAAGAATGTTGAGAGGGGATAAGACCTATTATCATTAATCACGCGATAATATCTTCGATAAATTGGATCGTCGTCTTCCATTGTGGCACTGACAATAACTAATTTCAATGAATTGTTGTAATTGACCATATCTTTGGCGAAAGACAGAATAATGTCCATGTTAGTATTATGTTCATGGGCCTCATCCACCATAATAATATCATAAAGATTTGCGGCGGTGATCTTTTTTCCTTTTATGTGGGTGAGAAATTGGGAATTTTTCATCTCTTCCAATAAAGTACCGTCAGTTACCATTCTAAGGAATGATGGTGTATTTGCATTAACAAATGAACCTGTTTTATATTTGTATTGTAGGAGATAATTATATGTGGTGATATCTTCCCTGGTCTTATTTCCTAGTCCACTCCCAAGCTCTGGTGTATATTCGAAAATAGGTAATCCCATTTCATTACTGATTGTATCAATATTTTCTAAGGTTGGAGCTTGTCTTGGTTGTGTACAAATAATCTTTCCTCTTTTATTAAAAGAAATTGCGTAGAGTGCGTACAAAAATAATTTAGGCACCTGGGTTGATTTTCCTTGACCAGTGGATCCAGTTACATAAATCACACGATTATTAATGTAACGATGAATGAAATTTATTTGACTACACCAATTCATTGCGTAGGTGAACATCCAAATTGGTTTTTCCGTGAGGAAGTCAAAATATTTTTTTTTATAATTAACTACAGGATCAAAATTTTTTTTCCTCAAAGGATTTAACTCACCATAAGTTTGATGTGTAGCAAAATAATAGGCTTGGGTTTCATATTCTTTACGACGCGATCCAAAATGCACCTCCTTCATCACTCGATACTTTTCCTGATTAACTTTATCAAAAGCTTCGGTTCGCAAGCGTTTGGTGATAAATGAAGTGTTGGTTATTCCTTCTTGTGGAATAAATTCAGAAAGCAGTCCTGAATAAATGTAAGCCTCAAAAATTATTTCCGCAATATTTTTTTTAATGAAATAAAAAATTCCATGATTGATAGTTTGAATTTTTCTTTTATCTTCTGCTGTAAAATCCAATGAATAAAATGTTCGAATGTTGTTACTAATATTAAACCAGGATAAAATATCATTAGATGATGAATCAAATGGGAGTAGAATTCTCTCAATAAATAATTTAATATCTGATTTTATCACTTTCACCCTACCTGATTCATCCTTATCTTTAATTCCATTTCTTGATTTATCAGAGAGTGAAATCCAATTGGGAGGCATCTGAATATATTTTTCATGATCGTCCGTGTAAGATAGAATCGATTTTGCATAATTATAAACATTTTTGACCGTTATATAAATTGTTCCAGCATTTGATTGTGAAAAAAAATCAGTCATACTATCCAATGTATCAGTATCAACATTAGTTTTTTTCTCTTGTTGTTGTGATTTAGAACTTGCATTGGAATACAAATAATCAATAGTGTTAAGTGATTTTAACTTATGATAATACCAGGTCTTTTTAAAGAAAGTTATTTCATTGAGCAAGAAATTATAAATATGCTCACTGGGAATCTTTCTAATTGATTTGTAGATGTCATCCAATTTTAGTTCTTCAATGCCCTCGAGAATTGCTTCATCTTCATCTTCCTCGTCTATTTTTAGATCAATCAAAATATTCTCATTTTTGAGAGTATCAATTTGATCATAATATTTGGTAAAAAAGAAGTAAAAGTAGAATATTAATTTATCATTAATGTAAGATTTTTGAAGCATTTTGTTGATTCCCACACCAATCTTCAAAATTTGATCATCTGTGAGATTCTGCCAGGATTTCTCACTCAGTAAGTCATCAATAACAAAAATTCTGGTTAAAATACGATAAACAGTGACTGGTAAATTATTATCCGGATCAATGAAATCATATATCAACCATTTATGATTTTTAATGTCGGTGAACAGCAAATACGATATTCCATGATAAATATCCTGATATGACATTCCCGGTGTCCAATCAAGATGTTTTGTTTTAGATCTTTCCTCTAACGGTGTCTCATTTTTAAATTTATCTGGCCTGTTTCTAAGTTTTATTAAAGTATCTTGATAATACTTGTGTTTCTTGAATGATTCAAGAGTAAAAGGAACAATATCCACCCAATTAACATATAATTTCATTGCGGCACTTTGAATTGTATAGAGCAATAAAATAAAATTATGATCCAAATATTCACGTTTAAGCTCGCGTTCTTTTGTATTAATGATTAATTGATTACCTTGATATTCAATAGAACGAATTGCACGATTATATTGCATGTTTGTGTATAAATATTCACCCTTTGAATCCTTCTTTGTATACAAATCATTAAAGGTCACAACTGATTTTTTACTATCGTCGTTGTCATTGTCTGAAATAAAAGGCATGAGCATATTTAAGAGCGCACACAAATCTCTATTTTTATTTTGTTTTAACTGAATCATAAATCTATTTTTGTCAACAAAACAAAATCTAATTGCAATATAATTTATCAAAGCAATAAGCTTTTCCAACAAATACTGTTTGTCATCACTGATAAGTTTTTGATACACCACATTAATAATATTATTTTTTATATAGATGATGTCATTTTCATTCAAAAAAGCATTTTGGGTTATATTACTCATAATACAATATAATACGATTATTTTTTAAACAAAATCTCAGAATTATTCATCAAAGTAAGCACCAGAGATTATTCCTCAGATTAAGCACCAGAAATTATTCATCAAAATTATTCCTTAGATTAAGCACCAAGCGTTTATTCACCAAATCACACAATCAAAATTATTCCTTAGATTAAACATCAAAATTATTCATCAAAATTATTCATCAAAATTATTCCTCAGATTAAACACCAGAAATTATTCATCAAAATTATTCCTTAGATTAAGCACCAAGCGTTTATTCACCAAATCACACAATCAAAATTATTCCTTAGATTAAACATCAAAATTATTCCTCAAAATTATTCCTCAGATTAAACACCAGAAATTATTCATCAAAATTATTCATCAAAATTATTCATCAAAATTATTCATCAAAATTATTCCTTAGATTAAGCACCAGAAATTATTCATCAAAATTATTCATCAAAATTATTCATCAAAATTATTCCTTAGATTAAGCACCAGAAATTATTCATCAAAATTATTCATCAAAATTATTCCTTAGATTAAGCACCAGAAATTATTCATCAAAATTATTCCTTAGATTAAGCACCAAGAGTTTATTCACTGAACAAAACATCCAATGGTGGAAGGTGGAAAAAATGATTTTTCTTTTATTATTAGCTAATTATAGAAAATAATAGACCATATTCTCAATGGACCCAAATATTTTGTCATTATTTAAGGAACTTGGATTAAATCCAATGAAAGATCTCAATAATCAGGGACTGATTGGTTTGAAAAAGGAGGTACAGGATAAATTGCTAAAATATCAAGTCACTTCGGTTGAGTCACTTGTGGAAAAAATTAGAGATTATTCGTTCGGTATTAATCTTGCTGACACTGGTACTGGAAAAACACATCAAACATTGGCATTATGTGCAGAATTGGGATTAAGACCCATAGTATTTTGTAATAAGATTATGATAAATTTTTGGAAAAGTATTTGTGAGTATTTCGAAATTGAGCCTTATGATGTGGTCAACTACGAAACCATCAGAAAAGGGCTTACTTATAGCGATGGATCATTGAAAAAAAGAAAAAAAGCACAATATTTGTCATTGATTGAATCATCTGGTGAATCATCAGGTGAAACCAATCGTTCCTGTTCCTACGAATGGAAAATAAATATGGTCAGATACTCCACAATTGTCATCTTTGATGAATCTCATATGTGTTCAAATCAAGATAGTGCGTTAGGTGCGTTACTGAGCTCAACCCGTGTATTAATTGAAAATAAAATTCCCGTACTTTTGTTAAGCGCGACAATTGCACAGGAATTAGAAGAATTGATTATTCCATTTTATTTATCACAAATGATTAAGACACTGGATAAAAAACATTTCAATAAATTTATTAAAGCACGTATGAATTCAATGAATATTGAAGGAGGAACAAATTATTCTGATCTTGTATCAGCAGCACATATCTTATTGAAAAAATATTCTGTGAGAATTAGGATCAGTGAGTTAGGTTCACTATTTCCCAAGAACAACATCATCTGTCAATCATATAATTTGGAAAATGATAATGGGGCGGATGCTGTGGGGGCATTGTACGATGAAATAAAAATATTGGATGCTATTATTGAAAAATTAGAGAAGGGGGATATGTTAAATGATTTAAATGATTTAAATGATTCAGAGTTATCTGATGACGAATCAAAAAAATTTGCATCCGAAGAATATGCACTTGCATTGAAGAAAAGACAGAAATTAAGACAAAAAATTGAGTTATTGAAAGTTGACATCTTTTGCAAATTAGCTCGCGAACAATTAAGGGAGGGTAAATCGGTTGTTATTTTTGTTAATTACAGAAAAACAATACAATTTTTAGGCCAGGCTTTGGACTCTGATTCTCTCATTTATGGTAAAATAAAAAATGAGAAAAAGGAAGCGATCATTAAAGCTTTTCAAGACAATCAAATAAGGATCATTATTTGTCAAATTAAATCAGGAGGTCAGGGTATAAGCTTAAATGATCTTAAAGGTGTCCCTCGTGTTTCTTTTATCAGTCCACCATATTCTGCAAAAGAATTGATACAAGCATTGGGAAGAATTCATAGAGCTGGTACTAAAAGTGTGTGTAATCAATATATTATTTGCGCGGCGAATACTATTGAGGATTCAGTCAAGGATAAACTAACGAAAAAAAAGGGGGTAATTAATACAATCAATGATGGTGATTTGAGAAGATTTTAATTATGTTATTTATCTTAGTTATTTCCTCTCAAAAAGTATGACTCGAGGTGAGAAATCCTATGTGAAAATATATTTTTCATATAAGATGCACATCTGATGTTTTTAGCATTGTGAGACAATAATTAATTAAATAATTTTTTTTCACCTCGGACAAAATTTTATCATATAATATAAATGTCATCCGATGATTTAACTGGAGGTACACCCATTCTTGAAGGACTGCTTGAGCCACAAGATGGAAGTGATCGTTCTTTTCTTGAGCGTTTATTCAAATCAAAACATACTGGATGCACTGATAAATCAATATTTGAAAATCTTCATCATTTGGATATTGTTGGTGCTACTATAAGCTTTTTTAAAGCTTTCGCTGATAAACAAAAGGCGGTGAAACAATTCGAGGATAAATTAATTTTTGTTAAGATGTATGGTTTTCTTTTTCTCATAGTATCATTTTTTGTCACAATATTCTCAAATTACACATGTCCAGCTAACATAACCTATGAATGTCATCCGAATGGATTACTTGATACAAAACCAGGCATGTTTATTTTTGAGTGTCTTATTTATGGTCTTACTGGTGTGATCATCTTTTTATTTTCAACCGCATTGAGAAATAGAAGATTCTGTGGGATTGAAATCATCACCTTTTGTATTTTGATTTTTATCGCGTTCTTCGTTATTAATATTATTTTCGAAAAGATTGGATTGTACCGTATCGCTTATCCAGAGTATTACAAGGATCAAAAACAAGCGGATACCAAAGATACGGCGCACGAACCAGAACCCGAACCCACACCAACACCCGCACCAGCGTCCGAACCCGAACCAACACCCACTCCGATGCCTGTGGTGAATATGGCAACAGATAACAAGAGTGCACAAGCTTTGCCTGAACAAATTGATCAACCACAAAAAACAGGAAGTGAAATTTTCTGGGAGAATGTCTCTGGGGGAGCAAAGTGGACATATTTTGTAATGATAGGATTTGCTGTTCTAATTTTGATTCTAAGTGCGTTTATCGTACATGAAGTTAATCCACTATATCGCATTTTCTCAGGAAAAATTCAATCAAATGGTATGGATCTGACTTCGGGCATAACACTTTTTGGAATATTTATTTTTGAAATGTTGATATTTGGTGTGTTAACCGCTGTACCTATTTTTATGTCTGCTTGGAATCGTGGTGCATACGACACAGTGAATGGTGCCAAAGAAACAGCACTTGAATTCTTACTAATTGCAGTAAAATTCTGTGGTCTCCACGTATTGTTACAACTCTCTGGTTTCTACAAATACATTTACAATAGACCTGATTATCTCGAAGAGAGAGGATTGCATAAGGTTCCGGTGAAAGATCTTGTTAATAAAATTAAAGGACTGTTCGCGAAAGAGAAAATTGAGGAATGTTTTACAAATAACAACTGTAATAATTATTTGGAGGAACAAATGAAAAACATTGATGATTTAACAACGGAGCATTTAAAAGGCAAAGGTTATTCAAGCGAAACATCAGCAAAAAAGACATCCAATGAAAATAAAGCAAAGTAATCTAGAGTGTTTCATCAAATGAAAATAATTTGATTTTTTCTTTTGATGAAAAATAATGTTTACATGCGAATTCTTCCTGAAATGAAAATAATTTATTAAGCGATGAAGAATTTATTTAATTCAAAATATTTTGAGTTAAATAGAATCTTAATAGAAATTTATCCAGTATTGATCAAAATTTTTATAAACATAAATTTTAATATTGCTGTTTGAACATAACAATATGAGTTTTTCTTCAGTATTTAATTTATCATTTATTGGTTTGTAATAAATAAAATAATAACTATAATTAATTGAATTAATACATGCTCTAAACCCGAAACACCCTAAACGAATTATACTATGTGTCATTGTGTAACATCCTATATTGTTTTTAATGTTTGTCGGATACATATAATTCATTTCTTTCTTTGTGTAATCAGTGTTTTCAAAAAAATTTTGTTCTGTCAATGGGAAAATACCTTGACTAGTTAGAGGCAATACAATTGTGTGTGTCTGTCCTTCATTTAATTTTTTGAACTGTTTGATATAATGATGACCAGATTCTGCAAATATTCTTTGTTTTATTTTGTTTACTTCTTGGAAATTAATCGGTATCAAATAAAATTCACATTCATCAATAAAATAATCAATTTCTTTTAGTGTCTTTGGATATTTATTTGTTCGTAACCAGTTAAGTACCAAATGAAAATGATCAGGTGAATTATCAATAAAATATTCTGGAGGTTTATTAGATAACGTTGATGTATAATCTTCCTTATTGTTCAAGTTCACGTTCATGTTCGCATTCAAAATCACATCCGAATTCTTTTCATTTACAGGATTCATTCGAAATAACCCAGTAAAAAAACATTCATATTTTGTTAATGTTTGTTCAGTGGTATGAAATAGTGTCCCACCAACATTCAAAATAATACGTGACATTTTCAACTATTATTTGATAAATTACATTCAGAAGTTATCAAATAACATTTTTTTCAATTTTTTCAAGCAAACTTAATTTTCAAACACAGCGAAATTGGTTTCTCCGAATAATATAATGAATGTGGTCCTTTGAATTCAAACTTGAGTTTATCAATTGATTGAGGTCGTTCGTAATCCTTGATAAGAATCTCATCAGTTTTAAACTGATCAGTTATTAAATTTACTGGACTGTGCACAATATTCACTATTTGAAAATTAATGTAATTGGGCAAAGTAAGGTCAGCTCTTGTCTCTCCTTGGAAACTGTTTGCGTTGGAATAGGATGAGGGGGATAAATTAAATCCAAGTAAAGGAAGAATACTAAAACGTGAGTTTACAAGAGAAAATTTTTTACCGTTTCTGTGAGAAATTTTAACAAGCGAATCCTTTGTGCTGAACTCAAAAAAACTGTACTGTGCGTTAATGATGAAGAAAATTGTGTTCAAATCATACATGCCGGGTGTAATGGCACAATTATTTGGGACACCGTCAATAATAAATGTGAAACGATTGCAGAACTTGTGAATATTTAATTGAGGTTTTCCAATTTGATAAGATACAAGGTGAATTGATTTGACTTGTTTATTTTTCATTGTGGATGTAGGTGTATTCATTGGATCATTTAACTGAAGCGAAATATCTATTTGGTCATATTCATCTATTTCTGGAACTTTAATTGATAAATCAAACAATTCTTCATTAGATCCTAAAGTAGAATGTAATCGCTTTTTGATTTCTTGTGTTCCCTCCAATTGATTAAGATTCTCTGATACTTCAATTGATTGATTAAAAAGTATTTTCTTGTATTGTGCAAGCATTTTAATAATTTCTTTTTTCCTTTCATCAATTTCCACCGAGCGAGTATCAGATGAAGAATTGCCTTGCGCATTATTATTTGTGATCCGCTGTTTTTCTTCAACTAGCTCGATTAATTCGTTTTCAATCAGTGTATGGTCTTCTTGATTTTTGATTTCGTGGATTTTATTTGATGAGGAAACCAAAGAGTGAGTTTGCATTTGATGCGGAGATTGTTGCTGATTCATAATTAATTCCGAATAATGAGGAATTTGATCAAGGGACAGATTGGTTCCAAATGATTGAATTGATTTTAAAAACGATTCAATTTTCTCAGATTCAACAACACCAGTAAGTTCAAATTTTTCAGAATTAAATCCTCCTTGGATATTATCATAATTATTAATTTTATTATTCATTATGATATCACCAGGCGGATTATTTTTTTGCATCTGGTCTGCAAATATTTGGGACTGAATTGGAATTAGAACTTCAGCCGGATTGCTTATTGCGAAGGCACTTGACCCTTGCATCTGATTATTCAATTGTGGATTCGTCTGGGGATTCATTTGTTGTCTTATTTGAGGATTCATTTGAGGATTCATTTGAGGATTCATCTGAGGATTCATCTGTGGGTGCATCTGAGGATTCATCTGAGGATTCATCTGAGGATTCATCTGAGGATTCATCTGAGGATTCATCTGGGGATTCATTTGAGGATTCATCTGAGGATTCATCTGAGGATTCATTTGAGGATTCATTTGTGGGTGCATCTGAAGATTCATTTGAGGATTCATTTGAGGATTCATTTGAGGATTCATCTGGGGATTCATTTGAGGATTCATTTGAGGATTCATCTGGGGATTCATTTGAGGATTCATCTGAGGATTCATCTGGGGATTCATTTGTGGGTGCATCTGAGGATTCATTTGAGGATTCATCTGAGGATTCACTTGAGGATTCATTTGTGGATTCACTTGAGGATTCATCTGAGGATTCATCCGAGGATTCATTTGTGGATTCATTTGTGGATTCATTTGTTGATTCATTTGTGGGTGCATCTGAGGATTCATTTGAGGATTCATCTGAGGATTCATTTGAGGATTCATTTGAGGATTCATTTGAGGATTCATTTGAGGATTCATTTGTGGGTGCATCTGAGGATTCATTTGTGGATTCATTTGTGGATTCATTTGTGGATTCATTTGAGGATTCATTTGTGGATTCATTTGTGGATTCATTTGGGGATTCATTTGGGGATTCATTTGAGGATTCATTTGAGGATTCATTTGAGGATTCATTTGAGGATTCATTTGTGGATTCATCTGAGGATACATCATTTGTTGATATTTTTGTGAATTCGTTTGTTGACTCGTTTGATAATTATTACGATCAGAATTTCTATTTTTACTATCAATCAAATTACGCTCATGCATCATTTTTTCATAAGCTGATGTTACTTCTGAGAATTTTTTAGATTCTCCTCCCTGGTTACTATTGCGATCATAAGAATTGTTCGCACTTGTATTCATACCCGGGCCACCAAAATTATTAAATCCTGGAGGAATGTTATTTTGAAAATGCTGATCATCTTTTACGAATGATTGTTGTGATTGTTGTGATTGTAGTGTCTGTTGTGACTGTTGCGACTGTTGTGATTCTTCATCAAAGTCACCAAAACTACTTCCAATGCCTGCGGTTTCAGTATGTCCGAGTAAATCAGCAACTGGATCACCTAATCTATCGAAATAATTTATGGAACCAGAATTAAAGCCAGCTGGTCCATCATCATCCATTTGTAAAGGATTATTTTTTTTTCTGGAGCCATCTTGATAACTCATTTCATCCATACGTACAGCAGTATGTTTTAACTGTCTCAATTTTCGATCATAGTCACCTTCTGGGTCTAATGAGAATGGATTAGATTGAAGTGCGGCTACTTTATTTTTGTACTGTTTTTCATTATCATAAGCGCGTGCCTGCTGTAAATTTTTATATCTATCCTCAAATGATTCAGCATTGTTCTGACCGTTTTTCCTTTCAAATGACTCTGGGATCAAAGTGGGAGTGATTGGACCATCATCAAAGGGAGAAGCATATATACTTCCATGTGGATCATTTGAAATATAACTAATAGATGGGTCTTCACCAGGAAGATAATCATCTTCGATATAACCAGTTTTTTTGCTAATGGCGTGAGGTCTATTCATAACATTATTTCTACGATCACCATAGACATCCTTTTCTCTTTCTATTTGAACCTGAGACAATTGTTTTTTCTTGTAAATATTGACATGTGGGTTCCTCATTTTGATGTATTCATTAATATCACCAGCTACTGTTGTATTTAATTTGGAAATCAACTTGGGTAAATCTTCCTTTTTTTTGATTCGCCTAATGTCACTCTTCACTTCATTTGAAGCGATTCTAGTATCAATCTGATCTGATATTTTTTCTCGACATTTGTTAATTGATTTTTCATTCAAATCAAAAATTGAACAAACATTGTTCAGAATGTTCTCAATGTTCTTGTCAGACGAAATATAATTATAAAATGCGGTCTGGTAATTATTCATTTATAAATTTATTATAGGAGAAAAAAAATTAATTCTTAACGAAAAATTAATTTGTTTTTCAATCAATATTTGAACTCATAATCACCCGCTGATTTTTTACACATTGGGCATTCATGACTCTTTTCTCTTAACCATTTATCAATACACAAAAGATGATAGTGATGATCACAAGGTAAGAATTTAATAATATCAGACTCCACAAAATTATCTTGACAAATCACACAAAGATCATCATCTGACATTTCATTTGGATTGAAAAATTTAGTAGGGAGACCATCAATGGTTTCTTTTTTCGCAATCTTTTTCACATCTTCAAATCTTGGTGTATATGTTTGTGTTTGTGTTTGTGTTTGTGTTTGTATTTGTCCATGTCTTTGTGCGTGGGCAAGACCAGATGCCAATCCTGTTCCTTGCCCAGGCCCATTAATCTGTTCAATCACTAAGGGTATTGTTATGGTTTGTGTGTTAAAACCACCAGAACCAAAACCAGAACCAGATCCAATTTCAGGTGTTAATAATTCAGGTATCGCTTGATTTATAATCGAGCTAATTAATTGAGGAAGAAGAGTTGAGGACGTACTAGTGAAAGAACTAGTGGAATAATCATTAGTTGATGTAGGTGATGTAGTTGATGTAGATGATGTAGTTGATGTAGATGATGTTTCATTTGATTCTGTTTGCATAGGTACATTGGCTGATGTGCGTATATGTGCGTATATGTCAGTGCGAGCATTTGTATTTGTTGCATAATTATTAAAAACATTGGTCAAATCATCAAAGTCAGAATCAAATAAACTCCATGAGGAACCTATCAAAGAACTTAAGAGGGATGGGGAGGGGGAGGATCTTCTAGAGGAGGTGTTATATGTGGATCTTGAGGTTGGAAATACATGTGAGTTCAAGTTTGAACCACGAGAGAATCCACCTTGCGATACTCTTCTATTTGCACCTTGGTTTAATCTGCTTGAAATTGAAGAAATTCTGGATGTACCACCAAGTGACCCTCTGGATGTACCGCCAAATGATCCCCCGGATGTAGCATCAACTAATCCTCCGGATGTAACATCAACTGATCCTCCGGATGTAACATCAACTGATCCTCCTGATGTAACATCAACTGATCCTCCTGATGTAGCATCAACTGATCCTCCGGATATACCACCAAATGATCCTCCGGATATACCACCAAATGATCCTCCGGATGTAGCATCAAATGATTCTCCAGATGTGCCATTGGATGTATCATCAAATGATCCTCCGGATGTAACATCAAATGATCCTCCGGATGTAACATCAAATGATCCTCCGGATGTAACATCAAACGATCCTCCGGATGTAGCATCAACTGATCCTCTGGATGTAGCATCAAATGATCCTCTGGATGTAGCATCAAATGATTCTCCGGATGTATCACCAAATGATCCTCCGGATATACTATTAAATAATCTACTTGCTGGACTTATCGTAAAATAAAAATTATTTCCATTTTGCTCAAAATTTGCATTAATATCGGCCACAGATGTTCCATTAGTTTCATTGTTTCCAGGTGTAAAACTGAAAAAATCAGTGAGAAAATTAAAAAGTGTGTCATTTGATGCGTTTGGTATATTTGATATTAAATAATTTTCTTCGTTTGAGGTGGGATCAATTGTATCATTCGGTGCGGAATTGTTAGATGTAGAATTATTTGAATCGTTCTCAATATTCATATTAATATCATATATATTGAAATTATTTAAATACTGTGAGGAATCATCATCCAGTACACTCTCTCTGATTTCCATTAAATTATTATAGAGATCATCATTTATACAATAGGCGAGCATTGGATATTTTGCAAAAAGAAATTCTGGTATATTCGCTGTCTGTTCATAAAATTCACCACACATTTCAAGATCATCAAGGCTCATATTTGGACAGAGATCAAGAATCTTAGCTAAAAATGATCTACTTGTATTCATTTTTTATTTCTATAGATTTTTTGTTAGAATTCTAGTTTTATTTATTTAATTTTCCAAATGCGAAAGAACGAAAATAAATCTTAGAATATACTATAATGTCAGCTGATCAGGATAAAATTCTTGGTGCATATACTAGTGAAATAAATAAAGAACAGTCTATTGAAAAATTAGTGCAGGAATTGAAAGATATTTACAATAATAATGCTTTCTATAATTTCAACAATATTCCCAATACTTATATCTTTGTCTTTCTTGTAATAACATTGATCGCGATCGCACTTTCGAGACATATTAATGTTAGTCTGTCATTGGTATTTTTATTATTAATTGGCGGAGTCATCTTTTACTTAATTTACGCAAAATATACACTTGGAACAAAAACAGATCAAGAAGATATCAAAATAAAAATTCAATTCATTAAACCAGAACCAAAATATTTGAAATACTTTCCTGATTTTGTTAATTATTTTTTCTCAATTAGAGAATTATATTTCACCAACCCTAATGCATTTTATTCGGTGGTTGATAATGTGGATCAGTTCCTTTATATGTATGACACAATTATGAATAAACAAGTATTATATTGTAAGCAAAATTTAGAGGTAATGGAAGGATTCGCTAGAACTGCATTAAATAATTTTAATTCGTTGATTTATGTTCTCAACTCTGACAAAAACGTCACAAAAAAATTCCATCTAGCATTAAAAGATCTACATGTGCTACTCTATCAGTATATCAATCGTGTAATTGATAAATGTAATGCACTCTTCACCAATGAAACCATTAATGTTAATTCCGGTTTTTACGAACAATTTGGACCTAGACCGATTAATTATTTTACTGATTGGAATGATGAACAACAGTATCAATATTACTAAATATGGCTTTATTTAAATGAGAGAATCAGTATAAGAATAAATATTTTATCCAAATACTCCATTAAATGAAAATAATTTGATGGAAATAAATATTTTATCCAAATACTCCATCAAATGAAAATAATTTGATGGAAATAAATATTTTATCCAAATACTCCCTCAAATGAAAATAACTCAATAAATAAAATCCGTTACTCAGTCAGAGCTGTACATATATGATTTATCTTTGATAATATTCTTAATTTTCCCCTTGATTTCATTCTCAAAATCATCATCATCAATCAATAAATTGTCATAGACGTATTTGAAGATTAGATAAATTAAAAAAATGATTAACATTAGAAGACCCAAATAAAATAATCTATTGTCTTTGGTGAATATATCAATCGTTAAGGGTTCATTCTGGAGGTCCACAATAATATTAAATGCAGTGTTCTTAATCCCGATAATATGATCTCCGATAGACAATTGATCTAATTTTTTAGGAGGGCCTTCTTTATTTAATTTTGCCAAATCCTCTGCATCCTTTTTCCTATAATAATCTACACGCTTAATTTGTTCTTCACGAAATACTTGATTGAACTTCGCCAAATTAAATTCGCCACTCGAAGTATAAAAATCGAATTGGTTGTATTGTGGTTGTAAATATGGTCTGGCATTATCTCCTAAAACAGTGGTTGACATAAAAAAATTGAATTATATAAAGACATTATATAAAATATTCTAATATCTTAATAATAACAATGCCTGTTGAGTTTTGGCCAAGGTGTACTGGTTGCGGTGACAAAATTATTGGTGAATCAATTAAGGAGTATGTAGATGAAATGATCAAGATTCAAAAGAATACCAAACTTTCACCAGAAGAAAAAGAATTGGAACGATCCAAATTATTTGTTAAATTGGGAATCATGAGCGAATGTTGTCGTTTGCCACTAATGGGAATAGTCCTCTTTTGTGATCCTAATACTGGAGTAGTTTAACTCAACAAATGAAATAAATTGAGTGGGAAAAATAAATGCTCAAGCCAAGTGTAAAAAATTATTGATCATCATCTGATGCTCAATGATTTTCCAAACCAAGAGTAAAAATTGATTTATTATTATCTAATTACCTCATAGAATTTTAATATAATGTACATTACATTATATTAAAATTATATTTACCTATAGTAAATAAAAAATAATGAGCTTAGTTGAAATAGAAACATATTTTTCTTCTGATCAATTCCTTGATTTAGATCAGACAAACAAGTTTTATCTTATTTACAAGAATGATCTCTTTCTAAAAATTATTTTTCGGCAAACAAATAAAGTGATCACATTACAATCCTCATTATTTGACAATTACGAGATTCCTCATCGTATTCTATATTGCAGTGGTGAAAAACAAAAAAATGGGGAACGTTTTATACTTTATGAAAGTGCGAGCAGAATTAATCCATTGGGTGATTTAGCTTCGACTACGAAGGATAATCCCCAAGATAATTTAGCTGCAATTGCGAAGATCCATGTCTACGGGGAGAATAAATTAAATTTTACGTTCGTTCCTGGAAAACATTATGATCTTATTCCATTTTATGATAATGATGGTGGATTTGTCATCATTGAGGGACTAAGCATATTTATTTTTCTGAAAAATCAGGAAGGAGTGAACGAACCGTACGCATACACAATGTGTTTCACTGGCATTCTGATTGATCGAAATCAGAATTGTTTTATTTTTAATGATATTTACACCAATGTTTTTTACCTATTCTCGTTGTATAATGTTCTCACACGTATTGATTTAGATTTTTACATAAAAAAAATAAATATTGGATACTTGGGAAATGTTGTGAATGGCACTGATTCTGAAGGAAGTACTACGAATAACACTGATTCTGAAGGAAGTACTACGAATAACACTGATTCTGAAGGAAGTACTACGAATAGCACTGATTCTGAAGGAAGCACTGCGAACAGCGCCGATTCTCAATCACAAATGAATAGTTCAACAAATCAAGCTATTAGATTATCAGGTGCTAATCTAATCTTTGAGCTTTTTAAGATTGCGCCACCAGAATTGAATGCTAGTAATTATATCTTAAAAAAACATTTGAATTCATTCATCTCACCTTTAGTGATTCATCAAAAATTACATGCACAAAAAACGAAACCTGATATTTTTTCCAAAAAATCACGCACAATAAAGCGTATTAAATTAACACCTCTTTTGAATAATTCAGATCCTACTTCTAATGGTAATACTGGTGGTTACCATACCGGTACCCATCCTACAACACCCATTTTGAATTCGACCCCTTTTGTAACACCAGATGATTCACACCTACCACCATTTTCAAATAATTCAATGATTTATACTCAAGTAGGTGAAGATATGACAATGAATATGATATCCTTTGATGAAGAAGGTTTTGTACATACCTGTATATATAGTTCATATTATCTGCATTTTTACAATGCTTATGTATCAATTTACAACTCCTTTGATGACAAACTACATAAAAAATTCGAATTGAATGACAGAGAATGGGATAAATTAAAAAAAATTAATAAAAACTATCAATATATCTATCATGTAATGAGTCAGTATGAACTTAGAGTTTTTTATTACAATGCGAGTAAAAAAACTCTTTATTTATGCGTGATTAATGGAACTAAAAAATCAAATAACTTCATAAAATTTCATGATATTTATCATGAGAATCGTTTAATTTTCAAAAAGAAATTGACAATGCACTATGAATTATATGATGACGATGAATATGTTTATTGTTGTTTCCAGGATTCACAATTACTTTATGCTGATCGAGACCATTGGTATTACACTATGATTAGTCTAGGTGAGAATTATTTGAATTATTCAAATGAACAGTATGAATTATCACAACAAATACTTCGTAGAGAAACACTGAATGGTCCCACTGCCAAATATAATTTTAATTCACATATTTTGTCACTCTCTGTGAGAAATGATAATGTATCAGAAATGATAAAATTATTGCACACAATGAGTGGATACTCTGCGAATTTTATTATGGTTAATGCAAATAATAATAATGGTTATGGTGAGGGTGCCGATAGATATATCATGCAAAGATTCTTTGATTATTTTTTCGATCATTGTAGTTTTGATTCGCACAATGTCATTTCATTTTTGAACAATGGATTCTGGACACAGGAAATGATCGAGAGTTTCGCAAATATAATCAAGATTTCAATTCATAAAGGTTTGAAACTTCCATTTCATTTTCCCTTGCAATTCTACAATGTTAATCCAGGTAGTTTATCATTCTTAAATATCGCATACTTTCATAAATTAATTAATAGCGCGAGTTTTTACACAATTGTTGGATATGATGATAAAATTAAATTCAAGAATTTGGAGCTTTATATACCTGGTCAGCGATCCTTTGATGATTATGTTATTAACCTTGCTTATTCCACAATTTCTTCTTTTGATTTAGAAATATTTTTAAAACTCAATAACTTACTTCTCTATGATGCCAATTCTAAAATTCCACCAGCATTATTCGATTCGCTCTATTGTTCCAATATAATCGACGCACAAACACTACTAAAAAATATCATCATCAGAATTTCCAATAGAAAACCAGGCGTGTTTCCACTTCCCAATTCTATTTTTGATGATGACATGGAGGATGATATGGAAGATGATATTTTTGAGGAAGATTTTTTAGATGAAACCCTAGTTCGTATTGCGAGAAATCTCGTTGGAAGTGGAAGTGGAAGTGGGAACGGGGGCCGAAATAAAGCAAAGAATGATGGAATTCTTTCAATTTATCAAAACCAAATCATTGATCTCTTTAGTAAATTTACGCATGACGAGATTCGATCATTTTTAATTAATGTTACTGGCTATTATTACTTACCAAAAATAACAATCTCAATTGAAAACAGTTTTCAACATATTAAATTTTCCACATGCAACCTGACAGTACATGTTCCAATTTCATTATTTGATTCGAATGACTCAATTGAGACACTGAAACACGAATTAACATCAAAGGAATATAAGATGGTTGGGTAATGTATAATTAAACAAAGCATAAGATTTTAAAATAATTAAACTCTTATGATTCAGTTTGTTTTTCTACAAACACGTTAAATATTTTCTTGTTAGCCATCACTGTTGATGTTTTGACATCACACAATTTCACAATTACATCAGTACTCAAAATAATTTTAAAATAAGACAAAGCGAAAGATAAAAATCCACTCACAACTTTTTTTGTGTGTTTCATATTGAAATATTTCTCTGAAAAAATACCATTAGATGCCAATAGTTCACTATACGAACTAATTAATTTATTTTGATCATGCGTGATAAAATTTTTTTTTTGAAGCTCATTCAAAAAAAAACTAATAGAGAGTAAACAAACTTTTTTATAAGGCTCTTTGTCAATCTGTTCTGAAATTATTTTTTGATGTTGTTGTTGTTGTTGTGTCACACATTTATCATTTTTTAAAGCAATCAATAACTGAACGGCAGTATCATCATCATACTTGTTCATTGTTTATTGATTATTAATTATTGATTATTGATCGAATATTTAATAATTTGTTTTCACATTGAGAGATTTTGCCAAACGATTAGATATAATGTTGATTTATTCAATTTTTTATAAAAAATTAAATAAATTAGTGTTCACATTAAAAAATAATAATTATCTTATTATTTTTTAAGTAGAATCCTTGTTTGAGTGTATGAGATATAGGCTCAAATAACCTTCACCAAGTGTTTTGTTATCAAGTGATAACCAGTGAAACCCAGTAAAAGGGCAACTAATTTTGCAACCCATTGTAAATTGAATCCAGATGCGCCGCAACCTAAAGCTGTAATTACAGCATAAGCAACACCAAATTGTAACCAGTCCTCGGTAATTGGACGAATTTGATGACTAATGGCCTTGTCTGGAATAAATGGATAAACAATCACACGGTAAATTGCAAAACCAATTAATACATAAACAAGTGATGATCCCCAATTGTTGTCATAGAAATTACCTCCCTTGAAAATTAAAGTTTCAAAACCACGAGCAGCAACCATCACTGTACCAAACATTAACATATCATCCATTAAATCCAATAAGATTGGATGTTTGGATTCTTTTGGCAGGAAAGGATCAATTAAAAGGAAATAAAGAGTGAAACCCAATAAAATAAACAGAGCTGCCAGAACCTGATTTTTATCAAATAAGGGACCTTGACACTTGTCCACCATACAATAAGTACCCAAACGATAAATAAGCATTGCGGTACCAAACTTTAACCAAGCGTTCATAACATTTTTAAAAATAGAATTCTCAATCTCCAACTCCATCATGTTTTCAATCTCCTTTTCCTCCCCATGAATCTCATCATGAGTATCACTGTAGGGATTTCCATAATTATGTGTATAATTGTGAGTCTCATCGTATCCATGATAAGCAGCACCATCTCTACCCTCATATATAGTTTGCATTTGTCCACAACTCATATTGTAATTTATATATTTTATAATGAGAATAATTTTTCATCCGAGATTAATTTCTTATACTTTAAAAGGTTTATTTGTGGCAAGACGCGTGTAATTAAGAATTTTTCCATCGGTTGTGTCATCATATCCCATAATCTTGATTTCTCCCTGATGTACACTGTTATGACATTTTCTACATAGAACCACTAAATTCGACAAGTGATTTTTATGCAAATACTCTTTTCCAAGTATATAACCCTCTTTGTTACAATCCTTTTGAAAATTTATATGATGAACCTCCAACTCTTTTTCATCACCTTTGGGTATCTTTTTGCAAATATCACATGCACTTTTGATAAGTGACTTATTATAATTCCCTTTGGTCATATTTATATTTGATAAAACCACATCAGGAGTCAAATTATTCAATGAAGCACCATTATTAAAATTGTACATTAGTTTGTTTTTGACCTGTTCTGCATACTTAATGAAATTCTTATTTCCCTTGATTTTGTGTTCAGCTACTAACAAACCATAATCCTCTGGCCCATTTCCTGGTAACAACTTACGTTCATATACAATACACTTTTTTACTGAATCATACTCAGCCTTCAAATGAAATGTTTTCACATTTGGCAAATCCTTAATCAAATCAAGTTTCGCAACCTCATGGAAATGTGTGGCAAAAATAAAAGAAGTGGAAGAAGCGGCAAGCGAAACAATCGTACTTGCAACAATTGAGATTGCACTGATAATTTCAGTTCCTCGACAAATTTCATCGCCAATTACCAGAGTACGCAATCCTGCATCCTTTGCAGAATTAATTCTAGTGAAAATAGCATTGAGTTCATCCAATTCCAAATCATAAGAGGACTGACCCTTAAGAATATTATCATTTCCTGTGATTCTTGCGTAAAGTGCCATATAGGGTTCAAAGATGAATTCTTTCGCCGGAACAAAATATCCCATTTGAGCCAGAATCACTGAACACCCTATCGCCTTCATATGACTAGTTTTACCACTTGAATTTAATCCATAAAGCAAAACACCATTAGAATTATTGATATTACCCAGTTCCATGTCATTTGGAATGTATTCAGTTTCCTTATTAATTCGCTCGATCAATGGATGACGCAATTCCTTGAATTTGACATAAGATCCGCGATCAGATTTATCACCAGATTCATTTTCCGATTCCTCATTTGATTCCTCATCTGATTCCTCATTTGATTCCTCATCTGATTCCTCATTTGATTCCTCATTTGATTCCTTATTTGATTCCTCATCCGAATCTTCGTTTGATTCCTCATCAGATTCCTCATTCGAATCTTCGTTTGATTCCTCATTAGATTCTTCATTTTTCTTAATTACTGGCCTGCAATACTTATAATCTTTTGCGACTAAAGCACCTGACAAAAGAAAGTCAAATTCACCGACTAACTTTACTAACTCACTCAATAAATCAGAATAAGCTAAGTAAATACGATCTAGATCATTAAAATAATATCTCAGAGACAAGATTTTGAGTTTTTCTAAAGCCTCAAAGTTTTTGCGATAAAGTAGTGAAAATTTAGGCACACTAATTCTATATTTATCTTTGAGGTTTTTGAAAGTGAAATCGCTGTAGTTATATGTGATTTTAACTCCAGTTGACAATTTAAGTGTAACGGATTTCATTTTGGCCAATCTGTCCTTAATAATATCGCCCTTTGGTTTTCTCACCGTAATATTAAATCCTTCGGTTTCGGTTGATTCAACTCTGATACCACATCCCCTTTCTTCTTCCGATTCATCATCTGATTCCTCAGACGTTTTTTTTGCTTTTTTTGTTTTTTTTGATTTTGATTCAGAGGAAACGCCGCGTGCATTTGATTTCGACCCCGAATTCTTTTTTTGTAAACTCAGCTTAGATGAAGTATTATCAGATGAAGTATTATCAGATGAAGTACTTGAGCACCCTTTCATAATAAATCCTTCAAACAGGTCCACAATCATGTGAAGTTCTTCATATGGTTCATTAATTATTTCAATCAGTTTATCCAAATCCTTATGCGCTCCTTCCTGATAGATTCTTCCAGTGATCTTATTGTATGAATATAAGTTAAGATCTTCAATTAAGAAGCTTTGAGATATTTCACTTTGAAATTGATTTATTTTATTGAGAAGACCAGATTTGAAAAAATAATTTTTAATAATCTGATTCTCTCCAACCAAGGCATATACTTTCATTATGCATTGATAAGATTGATACAAACCATAAAACTCAAAGGGATGCAAACTTCTAATTGCCATTTTACGATGAAGACGTTCGACGTCCTTAATTTTTCCAACCGTACACTTTATTTCATTGAGTTCCTTGAGTTTAATTAATTGGTCAATGATATCATAACGTGATATCATTCTATGTGATTCCAATGCGGAGAATGGATTGCAAAGTGATTCCCTGAGAAATCTTTTTCCAACCGCTGTCTGTGTTTGATTCACCACATCAAATAATGATTTATAATTATTGTCATAGGACTCAAGACCGTTATTGTCAATAATATTTAGTTGTGCAATCGCATTGTTTCCCAAAACAAGGTACTTTGAATGTGTATGATTAGTTGGTCTTTGTAAGTTGTTAATTAATCTTGGATCATGTGTTTTAACATATTCTATCATCATTAAGTAACTAAGGGTTGCAAATTTCCTTTTTTCTAAATCGAGGATTTCCAAAGGTGATAATTTACCAGAACTAGCTTTATTTAGTGAGAACAAAGTAGAAAAAATTGTGTTTTGAAATGTCTTCTCATGATGTTTTGGGGTCAGTAATTTAAGTTTGTCTTCTGACTTAATTGACAAGTCTACAAAATGATGTTTTCTGCCAGCAAGTTCCAGATGCCCAATAATGTCTTTTGCTCTGTATGTTTTACCCTGAGGATTGAAATAAGTTACAATTTCGGTGGGATTATATGAATGAATCATATTAAGAGTTTCATCTAATGATAATTTTTCATCAGATGGTATTCCAGATGATTCATGAATGATGCTTGAACCAGTTGATAAATCAATTAAAGTTATACCTGCAACCAAATATGATTCTCTTGTTTTAAATTTTTCTGGTTCGTGCAAATAAATACACATGAGGTAATTAGTCACGCTGTATGATTCCTCAATAAAAGTACCAGATGAATAAATTCCACAAAGTCTTCGCTTTACATTCTTCTTTTCTTTTTTCTTGTCTGTTCGCAAATTCTTTTTCCACACACGATAAACACCAGTTGAATTTTCTTTTTCAATCTCATCTTCTTTGTTCTCCTCATATTGTTCATAAACTATAACAGTATACCCCTTTTTAATCATCAACTTTAGATAATCACCAAATGAATAATTTGGCATTCCAATCATAAAGGGATTAGACACTGAAATTTCATCAATAGCTTTTGATTTTCTTGTGCATGTTACTCCAATATCGTCAGATAATTTGTGTAGATTGTGACCTTGAGTTTCGGTTGCGTATGCCTCAAAGAAACTTCCAATCTCCATGAAAATAATGGTTTGAGGGCCATAGATTGCTTCATACTTTTCGTGATACATGAAATAATCATTCATTAAATTTGGTTTCTTTGTCTTCTCTCTAGCTTTATCATAAACCTCATCAGATTCACAATCATCATCAATTGTATCATTGAGGATTTTTGATGATTTTGATGATTTTGATGATTTTGATGATTTTGATTTGACAGCTTTGCTTGTGGTTTTACTACCTATTTTAGCTGTTTTAGCTGTTTTAGTTGATTTGTTTGACTTAACACTTTTATTTGAAATTTGTTCCATAATTTTATAATACACACTGTGGTATAATATTAAATTAAAATAATTTTTTAAATTAAAATATTTTTTTTAATTTCACATCAGCGCGTAAATTTATTATTATCTGATTTAATTGTATAGCGTTGAGTATGGATAAATACCAGGGGAAAATTCTCGAGAAATTTGGTAAATCGTCGGTGGTCTACGCAAATATGATGAATTATGATTATCATCAGATGAAACAATTTTACAAGATGATGAGTTCGTTAAGCGGAGGTGTTATTAATTTTGTGGATGAGCAAAGTTCTAACTATACTGTAGAAAACAAAGATAAAGAAACCGCAAAACGTCTCGCGAAGAAAAAATATCGTGTCAAGCTCAATAATGGAACAGAGGGACCAATTGGCTTTACTTATGATGAAATGAGGTGGCTTCATATCTTTGTTAACAGCGAAATAAATAATACAAATCAGTTTAAATTTAATGATTTCATAATTAATCCAGTGAATATTTATAAGGGTAAAATTAAGGGCGCGGGTGGCTTTGGACTAATTTATGTGTTCACCACATTTGATGCTAAAAATCCTACCTTTAATAAAAAAATATCAATTGCAATGAAGATAATTAAAATAAATAATATGTATGCGGTAAGAAAAAGAGAAAATAATCAAATGATTGGAGAAATTCAAAATGAAATTTACAATGAAAATACTCCATTGATTTATTCTGAAACAGAAATTTTGCACGAACTCAAAAAAATGGATCCCGAGAGTAAAGTTTTTATTAAGTATTATGGTTATATTTATAATAATAAATACATATCACTTGATGATCCAAAACATGGATTGTTTATCAAATTAGCACAAAAGTTAATTGTTCCAAAAAAGTTAATTATTAATTTTGCTGAAGCAGGTCAGCAAAATATTTTTGAACTCTGGGAGACAAACAAATATAATCAGGAAAGTGTTATCGAAACTCTTCTAAAATTATTCACTGACTACTGTCAAAATTTGATCACTTACGCAAAAAAATACGGCAAATGGTTCGTTCATCACGACATCAAAGCGGATAATTTATTGTACATCAATGATAATAAAATTAAAATTATTGATTTTGGATTGTCATTTTTTAATGAGAACAATGGTAATAATAAAGGTGCATCCGCAGCATTTCCTAAAGGAAATGGTTTCAGGTTCGACACTGAAATAAGGGGGACAACCACTCATCTTTATTTATTTTGTTTCGATGAGATTCCATATGAGCTAAACCCAGAATTGTTCACCGATCCAAACAGTCCAATGTATAAAATGAATAGCCCGCTCTTTGATATTGCGTCGCTTGCTCTGATAATTTTACTCACGGCAAAAAAAATAAAATCAGATGATTTTAATTATGAGACAAAACAATATCAAGATCCTTTAATGCAAGCTTATTTCAATTTAAAAAAAAATAATACCACAAACACAAAACTTGATCCGGTGGATTTCAGTGAAAGCATCTTCGGAAAATATGGAAAAAAATTGCAAAAATTAAACAAATTGATTTATTGTGTGAGATATTGGAATTCGAGAGGTTGTCCTCATGAAAACTTTCACTGGATAAAAAATAAAAGATTTGTTCCCATGAAGCTTGATCCAGTAAATGATAAAACAGAAGATTATTACATGCGTTTAATTAATGAGCTTGTGAAAATAATTTAATTTCGCGCCATCACATATAATTATTATTATCTGACTTAATTATATAGCAATTAGTATGGAGAAGTACCAGGGAAAAATTCTCGAGAAATTTGGTCAATCGACGCTGGTCTACGCAAATACAATGAATTATGATTATCATCAGTTGAAACAATTTTACAAGAAGATGAGTTCGTCGAGCGGGGGTGTTATTAATTTTGTGGATACGAATTCAAAAAAAGACGTATACGATCCCAAAAACGAAGGAGATTATACTGGTCTTCAGTATTTTGTCAAGGTTAAGGATAAACCAAACCAAAATATGTATTTGAGATATGACCAAATGATATGGATTTATCATTTCATCAATGGCTACGAAGATGACGAAAATGACAAAAATGACGAAAATGACGAAAATGACAAAAATATATTCACTTTTAATGAATCACCAATTGACCCCGTCTTAATTTATAATGGGGAGGTCAAATCTGCTGGTTCTTTTGGATTGGTTTATATTTTCACTGTTAACGAAATAAAAATCGCAATGAAAATTATTGTGAAACGAGAAGACGTGAATACTGATTTCGCTTATTCAGAAGCAGAGATTTTGCATGAACTAAAAAAAATGGATCCAAATAATAAAGTTTTCATTAAGTATTATGGTTATATCCTAAACAATTATAAAACAACAGAAGAAGAAGACAAAATGTTTGTTAAGATAGATAATGGTCCACAAGACAACTTGATAGTTAAATTATATGAGGCTCCGCCAAACGATTTAATTATCAATTTTGCTGAAGGAGGAGACAAAAGTCTTGGGGAGCTTTGGAAAGAAAATTACACGCCAAATGATACTCTTATTAAAACTCTTTTCAGATTGTTCATTAAGTACTGTAACAATTTGGTTACATACAATAATAATAATAATAAATGGTTTGTTCATCATGACATTAAGGCGAATAATTTAGTGTACTTTAGCGATGATAAAATCAGGTTAATTAATTGTGGAATGTCATTTTTCAATAAAAAAGAGAATTTTAACTTCAAAATGAAAAACATTGGAACTGATTCATATATTTATTTATTTTGTTACGATAGCGTAACTAAGGGATTTTATATTAAAAACAGTCCACTTTACGATATTGCGTCACTTGCTCTGATAATTTTACTCAGTGCAAAAAAAACCAGATCAGAGAAAATAAACAAAAATTCTTCATACGAAGATCTCTTGCTCCAAAATTATTTTACTTTAAATTCAAATAACAAACACTACAAACCTTTGTCCCAAGAGGATTTCGATGAAAATATTTTCGAGAACTATGGAAAAATTTTGAAAGGATTGAATAAATTAATTTATTGTGTGAGATATTGGAATTCAAGAGAATGTCCAAATTACGAATTTCCTTGGGTGAAAAACAGCGGATATCTGACATTGCGGCTTGATGCGGAGGAGAAACAAGAAAAAGATTATTATGTCGGGGTAATTAATCAGATTGTGAAAAATATTTTTTCATCAGATACTTTGTTTAAAAAAAAGAATCGTGTTGATGAATTTATCAATAAATCAGAATCACAATAAATTATGTTTCATAGGAAGAAAGATAATTTATTCTCGTTAGCCATCTGAATCATTTGCTCTCAACTTTTTTGATCAGTTTCAAAATTTTTTTCTTTAAGGCGTGGACCATTAAATTCTTAATATTGTCCGAATTGTATGGGAGATTGTACCACGAAACATTCGCATGGATAACATATTTTCTTAATACTTTCGCCACGAAATCCTGGCTAGCAATAAATACTTCAATGTAGCGGAAAATTTGTTTAAAATCATCTGAACTTAGTGTCTTATACTCTTTATTTAGATTAGTTCGCTTATTAATGAGTTCTACATTAATTGTTTTTTTATCGTGTGTCAGATTGAAGAATTTTGCAAGTTTCTCAAATTTCGAAGAATTATACAGCCATTTGTCAATCAATTTTGCATGATAATAATTAATCATCCGATCTTGCATTCTATAATCAGTCTGACCTAAATCGTTTTTCATAATTGTTGTGGGTACCATATGAGATGTTTGAGGGAATCGGTAACCGCCAGTATCAGGATCAAAAATTGCATTAATTGAGTTTGAATAAAAACTAGGACTGGTAACTATACTATACATTGTCTATATGATACTTACAGATTTTATTCACCAAATGTTTGTTCGCCAAATCTTTCGGCATTAAATGTATGGTTATTCAGTATATTTGATAAATGAACGATATACTTCAAAGTTATGTGCGTCGTGTCACCATGAAATGGATAATTTTAAACCAAAAGAAGACCACGAAAAGTGCAAAAAATGTCGACATAATAATTATATTGAATTGAAGAAAAAGTATGGTGAACCATTAAAATGGGTAGATGCTCATAAAAGTGACTGAAGCGTTGTAAAAACGTATAATGTGATTCAGTAACCAAACGACGGAGTAACTTGTCAAAAGCATACTCAAACTCTTGCCATAATAGAGACAAAAATGCAACAATAAATATGTAATCGCCAGTTCCAATAAGAAAATATTTAAGAACAGGCAAGAGATTAGAAAGATTTATATAATTAAAATATTATTTTACTATACGTAAAATATCGTATAAAGTGTCCATGTGACACCTCCGATAGCTTTTGTATCTCGTCCAATTACTCACGTACATTAAAATTAAAATTAAAACAAGTTGACATTTAATGATTAAATTTTTTATTTGAAGACTTGTGTGATTCAAATTATAATTTACTCGCCAATTTTTTATAAAAGTAAATGATCAGTGCGTCATAGTGTGATGGTATGTCTTCCCATGATTCATAATTTGTGTTAACATAGGATATCAACAGATCAACAAATTGTGAATATTTAAAGTACTTAATCACGAGTGCATCTATGATTTCTTTTACGATTTTGCTATTGGTATAAATATTCAATTCTATTTCATCATTTCGATTGTATTGGTCACTAACCAGTACGTGATCTGCTTGAATAACATCATCTTCACCATCCTTTTTTTCCACATAAAGGACTCTGTCGATGATCTTGAGTCTATATTTTTTAATGATAATACTATAATACTTTACCATCCAAACCTTCACTAGGAGATTATAGTAATATTCTTTCACTTTGTTCGATATGTTTTGAACATCAGATCCGAAAACATACCAAGAAATATCATGAACGCGTTTAATCGTGTAAAAGGATTTATCTGCATTTTCAAGCGACCAATCAATTGTTTCGTCAAATGTATGAATATCATAAGTGCCCTCTAAAAATTGATATTTTGTCAATAAAAATCTTGGCATTGAGAAATATTGTGTGTCGATGACCTCCACCGGAGCATTTGAATCACACGCTTTGAGTTCATAATTATCATTTTTTTTTGTTGGAATTGTTGCACATGCGCTCTGTGTTGATTTTGGTAAGACATTCATTGTGTAAGGATTGTAAACATTCACACCTGGGGGATAACATTGTGTAATACACTCATCATTTGTAATTTTTGTGTTCCTATGTTTGAAAGATCTTTTGTACATCCAAACGACTATAATTAATGACCAGATATTAAATGAATAAATTTATACATTAAATAAAAATCTTTTTAAATAATATAAAAGTTCATGAATAGTTCTGGACAACCAGGTATGATGTATATAAAAGAAATCATCAATTTGAAAAATAAGTTCTCACGCGGAATCGATCAAGGATTGATTAAAAATAAGGATGATATCTATCAAATTTGTCGCGGAATTCGTTTGAATGTCGGATACTTGATCAAGGAATACGAAGAACTGGTCAAAAAACCTAATCCATCAGATGATGATTTGATTAATCTCAGTATTTTATTTGATCACATTTTCGAGGGAAATAAATTAGTGAGAAAATGTTCAATCGTTTCATCGAGAGTCGAATCTTTCCTCGAGGACGGATCTCATCCAATTGATGCACAACTCACTTCAAGCGAAGCACCATCAGACGCACAATATAGCAGCACATCAGATGAACCCCTGAGAGCACATCCAAGTGCTTTATCCTCACTTCATCAAACAAAAGTTGGAGAAAGTTCATTTCATATTAAACCAAATGATATTATCAGCGGATTATCACAAAATACTGATTCCATTAAATCAAATCTTGGATCATTAAAAAATAAATTGTCTGTATTAAACGCAGAAACAATGCAATTGACATCACCTGTTTCTGAAGACAGATTGCAAGAATCAAAACAAATTTTGGCTAATGCATTAAGTAAGAAGAATCAAGAATCACAATCTAATGCTTTACAGAACATCTCACACACTTTTAATTCAAACCAAACTGAAACATCAATTTCTGAATCAGATGAAAATCCTTTAATGAACACTGCTACTATTGATGAACAAGCTAGTGAAATTTTTAGGACTCCAAGTGTTTCTGAATCAGATGATTTATCCTCGATTTCGCTCCATAATATTGAGGAACGTACTCTTCCCACCTTAGTTGTTTATTATAGAACTACTTGTCCCCCATCCAGAGAATTCATTAAAAATATCTGGAATAAATTATGCACAATCCCAGGTATCCAAGACAAAATTAATTTGATCCCTCTTTTAACTGAACAATTTGACGCAGTGACACCTGATTTGATTGAGAAGAAAATTATTTCAAGTGTTCCTACTCTTCATTTGTTCAAGAGAATGGGTGAGAAATATGTCGAAATCAAAGATCGTTCAACACTTGAACAATTATTAAATAGCTTAAGATCACATGGTGTGAGTGTTTAAACATTTATTTGATGATAAATAATATTTGAAAATTATTTTTTATCATCAGCTAAAAGCAAATTTAAATAGTCTTCGCGTTGAGAACAGCGACTTATGTTCAATTTTCTTCTTACACATTCATCTTTTAATCCTGCCACTTTCAATAGGTCGTAATTAATTGACTTTTGTTCCTGGATTTCAAGATAGCGAATTTCATTGATAATATGATTAGTTCTCATTAATTTATTTTGCTTGAGGAGAAGTATTATTATATTGTTGATCTGCCAAATGATTTCATTAAGTTTGGTCACCAATTTGTTTTGTTCTTGTTTTGATGCAATGTTAAAAATAAATTCTAACTGTGCTTGGACTTGCTCTGAATTATTGTTCACACTCATATTTAATATTGACTGTTTGAGATTTGTTCGTGCGATATACTGAATTGATGCCATGTTATCAATATTCGCAAATATCTTTTCCTTGAATATGTTAATCTCATTTGTATTATCTTTTATTTGTTGAATTGTGTTCATAATTAAATCGTATTCCAGTTGCATTTTATCTGGATCATCATCAAGGGTAAATTTCTTTGTCATGAGCACATCATATTCTTCAACCAAAGCAGATAATTTTTCATAAATTGCGAAAGTGCGTGGATCAGGTTTTGGTTCTTCAAATTTAATGATCTCTGGTCTTTTATCCTTGGTGTTGGATTCATTGGATTTATTGGATTCAGTGGATTCAGTGGATTCAGTGGATTCAGTGGATTCAGTGGATTTATTGGAATCATTGAGCACATTCTCATTCTTGACTTGATCAATTTTATTGATTGTATTCACATCATCAGTTCCATTTTTATTTGCTTCAATTACTGTAAGAATAGCACCTGCGACAATTGTTCCAGTTACTTCAAGAATTTTATCTAACTTAGATGACGATCCACTGAAATTAGAAACATCAATGCCTTGTTTCATCAATTCAGCGTTTTGTGTTGCGTGATGAATCGCCAAAAATCTTTCTTCTTCAGTTCTGATTCTTTGTTTCAATTCACTTATTTCTCTTTCACGAACTTTTCTATATTGAAAATTAGATTCAGCTTTGAACCTAAATCCCAAACTACGATGAAGTGGATGAGAATCAAGTTCTTGATTTAGAATTTCAATTCTGTCCTGCCATTGTTTAATCAAATCGCTCATTATAAATGATATATTACTGATCTGGTTTTATTTTTTAAATTAAAAATAAACCAGATGTTTGCATCTTAAAATCTGGATGCACGTCAATATTTATCTCATCTTATGAGAACAATATATAAGATACTGACTCGCATCAAATACAAATAATTAAATGCTTTTAAAGAAGTTCTTAATTATTTTACATCAATAGACATCATCTCAACACTTATGTGAGACAGGAAATTTGCTTGTTTTTTTTCTAAAATATGCGTTTCTACATGAATTAATTTCTTCAAATGGTGTTTCATCATTTATAATTGATTCATAGGTTTCTCCTCGAAGAAGACGAATAATAAAATTCACTGAATAAACTCCACATTCTGATGTATCGCGTTGATGTTGTTTATTATTTATTTTCACTAGAGGATTCTTTTTTAGTGTATTAATGCAAAATTTTTTGAATTGTTCGATCATATTATTCATATTTTCTACTGGTCCTGTTCCAAGTGAATTATAATAATAGCATTCGCATTTGTTCAAATCCATATACATCGCAACCCAATGAGATCCACCTTGTCCCATTTTGTCCAAATTATAGACAATGGCCAATCTCATTTTTCCTCTTGAATAAAGATTTTTCAAATCGAGACGAGATAAGGGACAGATCGAATGTTCATCACAATCCATGGGAACCGCGCCAATAAATTCGAAATCAGGATAATAATTCTCCCTAAGACGCATAATGTCTTGAATATCAAAATTTGATAACCATGTTGTGGCAGTCTCTGGTCCCTCAGGTAAAAGTGTATTTAGTTTCACATCATCCCTGAGTTCTTGCAACATTTCATCAAGGAAGTCTTGTTTAAATAGACACTCTTGGTCTCCCTTACATGTTGTTTGATAACGTTTTGCAAGTTCTGCTAACATTTTTTTGGGATTATTATGATCTTCATCAATTAAACTATGCACTTGAGGATTTCCCTGAACTGTTTTCAATGTATATCGGTTATGCGCACGAATCATTTCAATAATATGACGCTCAGTGAGACATGTACCATACAATAACTCTTTTCCAGGAGGACAGGATCCAACAGGTCGTAAAACAGATGAACTAATTGAGGATGAACTTGAGGATTCGGTCTCGGTGTGAGTTTCGGTTTGGATTTGGGTCTCGGTCTGAGTCTCAGTATATTCTACTTTTTTTGAAACAAATGATTCTCCTCCGTTTATTTTACGCGAATACTTATTCTGTCCTTTCTTCGATTTATTCTTCATTATAATATAAATTTATATTTTAATTAAGAAGATCGTCAATTGAACTTGTTCTCTTTCACATTCGATATTGTCTTTTGATCATACATTAAATTGGATTTAGATGGTAACACTTGATCATGTGTTAAATTGGATTTAGATGCTGTCAGTTGATCATATGTTAAATTGGATTTAGAAGGTAACACTTGATCATGCGTTAAATTGGATTTAGATGGTAACACTTGATCATGTGTTAAATTCGTTTCGGATGGTAACACTTGATCATGCGTTAAATTGGATTTAGATGGTAACACTTGATCATGTGTTAAATTCGTTTCGGATGGTAACACTTGATCATGCGTTAAATTGGATTTAGATGGTAACACTTGATCATGTGTTAAATTGGATTTAGATGGTAACACTTGATCATGCGTTAAATTGGATTTAGATGGTAACACTTGATCATGCGTTAAATTGGTTTCGGATGGTGTCTGTTGATCATGCGTTAAATTGGTTTCGGATGGCGTCAATTGACAATAACATAATTCTAAATTTGGTACCTTAATTGATGCATAATCAAATTCTACATTTGGTGTTGTTATTAGCTGAACATCAAATAAATTAAATTCTGTTTTTGCAATTAAATGAATCTCTTGTTGTTCCGCACATATAGTATCTTTAAATAGGTCGCAAAAATTAAATTTGCTATTTTTTCCCTGATTGACAAACAGCCAGATCAGGTTTCGTCTAAATTCAGGATAATGCATCATTCGATCATATCGAAGCAGCCCGATTAAATTCATGTAAGTTAGTTCATTAAGTTTACGATTGCATAGGCTAAGAATATATTTTAATTCATTATCAGATAATACATCAATGAGATTACTGATGAACCAAGGATATTTTTTATTTTGATTCTCATAAGAATTAGTAATGACATCACCAGATATATCGTAAAAATGTATTTTAAATGATTTCGAATAAATAGCAGTGGAAGATAATATTTTTTTTAGTAAATCTCTTGATGAACAATTTGGTTTTTCCAATACAATCAGACGTAAGGTATCAATATCAATCATATTTGAATATTTTTCAACAAATTCAGCTAATTTACTTATGATCTGATTATTCTTCAATTGTAATTGCGCGATTAATTCGAAAAAATAAAATCTTATGGGTTTTTCTCTATTGTCCAAACTTATTTCTTTAATCTGTTGAAGAAAATGCAGAATTATATTTTCGAAGATCCTTGTCTTTGTTTCATTTAGGCACATATAATCGATCGATTTCCAGAGTTCAACAATTGATTCAAGATCAGTATTTTCATTGATAATAAAACTGATGGATTCATCACTTGAATGCGCATTGTATTGTACATCTAATTGCTCATTTGATTCGTCATTTAATTGTTCATTTGATTCTTCATTTGTTTCGTCATTTAATTGTTCATTTGTTTCGTCATTTAATTGTTCATTTGATTCTTCATTTGTTTTGTCATTTGATTGTTTATTCGATTCTTCATTTGTTTTGTCATTTGATTCTTCATTTGATTGTTCATTTGAGTTGTCATTTGTTTTGTCATTTGAGTTAACATTTGTATCGATACTTGAATTATCATTTGATTTGTCGTTTGTTTTGTCATTTGAATTAACATTTGTATCGATACTTGAATTATCATTTGATTTGTCGTTTGTTTTGTCATTTGAATTAACATTTGTATCGATACTTGAATTATCATTTGAATTATCATTTGTTTTGTCGTTTGAGTTAACATCTGTATCGATACTTGAATTATCATTTGATTTGTCGTTTGATTTGTCGTTTGTTTTGTCATTTGAGTTAACATTTGTATCAATATTTGAATTATCATTTGAGTTATCATTTGAGTTATCATTTGAGTTATCATTTGAATTATCATTTGAGTTATCATTTGAGTGCGCGTATTTTGTGAAACATTCTGACCAGTTGGATGATTGTGAAATAAGTATGTCAAATAGAATGTGTGAAATAAAATCATAAAAACACCTGTCTTGAATTTTCTTTATGCGATGAAAATCCTTCAAGTGATTAATAAATTTAAAATATTCCTCTTGTGAATGAATTTTATCTAAATCATGATGCGATAATTGATTTTCTTTTTTTGGTGAAATCCCACCAGAGAACAAAATTTTTTTCATTTCGTTTTTAGTTTTATCTCCAAATAACGTCATATCGATTTGTGTCATATGCTGACGAATATTAATCAAAAGCATACGATACGAACTGTATTTGAACACAAGATTTTTCTCAATTCCAATCTTTCCTGGTATCAAATTGTAAATTTCTTCATAATCCAAATCATCAAGATAATCATATTTATTAACTAATACAATCAACTCAATATAATTTCCTCGTGTATTGTAATCATCAATTAATTTCTTAATTTTCATAAAACTCTGCACTTCAGAACCATCTCGAAAAGCAGAATCAGCAGATGTCACATAAACAACAAGATCCGCGGAAAAAATACATTTTTCCACCACACCGAAAAATTTTTCATTGAGATCATTTGAATCATCAAAACCAGGATAATCCACAAATAAATAATTATCAAATCCCCAACGTGAAGGAAGTGGAGATGAAACAGGAGCTAAATTAAGTGATTCGAGAAGAATTTTTTCGTCAAGTGTATTCAATTGTAAAATATTTTTCTTTGATTCATCATGTATCATGTCAAGTTTTGCACCAATTATTTTAACCTGTTCATCTTTGCCTTTCGCACTCATTGTGAATTCCACACGATTAAAAGTTTCTCGAAGAAGTGAAACATTTGAAACAATCTGACCCACAAGAGAATTAATCACAGAAGATTTACCAGATGAAACTTTGCCAATGAAGTGAATATTAAAAGTCATTAATTAGAGTTATTAATGATTTTTAATTTAGTACAATAAATATTTAATTCAATTTTTCTTTGTTGTTCTCAGTGCTTCTTGTAATAATTATGAGTTACCTCTTCCTGATATAATGGATTAGGGAATCGTGTGTGCGGATTCTTTTTGAGATATCGTTTGTGAACATAGGAGAAAATAATTTTTGCTCTTTTTTGTTTTAGAGTCCCACGCTCAACATCTTGAATATAATCAATTAGATTTTCCAATTCATCAGGACTAGATCTGAAAAACTTAACATATTCCCAAAATTGTTCAATGATTGGGAGTTTGGATGCAAACCAGTTCTTATCGCGTTTGATTAAATGACACGCAACCTTAACTAATTTCCAATAAATAACGCGATCAAATACATAGGTTTGTGCGAGTTCACTCTGATGGAAATCGCTCAAGGCACCAGCAATCCACTCATCTAATTCCTTAGGTGTCATGTGCATGCGGGGTGGGTAAAGGAATTTTGCATTAAATAAACAATCTTCATAATCCTTGTCTTTGAAAGTTGAATTATAACGATTAATATCACGGCTCTTCCAATTAAGTTTATTTTTTGGGAATAACTGAATAATTGCCCCCTTTTCCAAATTATATGTCTTAGAAAGAGATGGTGTATGAGAATGAGTATCCTCTAAAAAATCCTTTCGGTCCTCATATTCTTCTAATCTACATTGTAAGAAATCACACTCATCTAAGTTTGTCACCTCCTCTTGAATTTGTACTTGTACCCAATAATAATGAGGACAAATATCGCCATCCAATGTGCCCTCCGTCTTTATCACACGAGATAATGGACATTTAATTTCAAGTAAGCGTCCCACAAGCGTTGATAATCCATCACCTTGATATCTTTTCTTTGTACAAATACCATCAGGGCTGGCACCAATGAATGAATATTGTGGATGGATCAGCAAACCATACTCATCAACATAAATATTGTTTCTGAAACAATAAATTTCATTAGCAACAGATTCATATTTCTTTCCGTGATGACATGCTATATTTTCAGTAAATGGTTTTCCCTTACCGCATTTATCAAGTAAAATATCATGAGGCCCATCATACGATGCTTCATTGATTACTGCTGCGATGGCAGTTGCTGTGAGACATTCATTGCGCATTTTAAACCATGCATCACTTTTTTGTTCAGGTTGAGGTAATGCCTTAAGATATGCAACATGTGCATCCCTTCCCTTATATAATTCCTCAAGGAACTTTCGATGAGGATATTCAAACTTTCGCGAAATTAATTCACCAGCACTCATAATTAATACACGATCTTTTGTATTGGACTCTTTATACTGGTCTTGTTTCTCGGTTAAAAAAAAATCGTTGGATGCGCTTACAACCTTGGTTTTATTGTTCGATTCTTCATCTGATAAATGCTGATGTGTTTTTTTAATAATATTAAGAACAGCTGCACTAATAAAGATTTGATCATCTGAATCAGATTCAGATTCAGAACTCGAAAATTTTTTTGATTGTGGTTTGTCTTTACTTTTGGTTTGTGAATTCTGTTTAGCCACTGAACTTGATTTTTTTGCTAAATCCATCTCATCGGATTCGGACTCAAATTCAGAATCAGATGAAATAAATTTGCATGACAAACTTGGTTTCTCTTCTGATTTTTTATTTGGCATTTCGTCTGATCTCTCACTCAATTTGTTTTTACTTAAGACTTTTGATGTGGTTTTATTTGAAGTAATCTCACTTGATGTAAGTTCATTCTCATCATCCGAACTAATAAAACTATGTGTGTTCAATTTAATTTCAGAACATGTGGGATCAAAATTAGAATAATCAAGATGATCTTCCTGGGGTAAATTAATTGTTGGCGAAGATCCTTCAATTAATTTACTCTTAACTTTTTCCTTGAGTCTTTCACTTGCATTGTTGCTTGTATTCAACGTATGATCCGTTTGATTCACACGATCTTTCTTTCCCTTTGTTGATTTCTCAGCTGACTTTGATTTGATTTGCGAATGAGTGAAATTTTCCGAAAGGGTCATCATTGATTTATTATTAAGCCTGATATCATCTCGATAAGTGTAAAGCGTGGCATCATTTGAAGTATTTTTTTTGAATTTAAGTTTAAGAATGTCCCCAACTATTTCTTTAAGTTGCGTTTCTTTTGATAATTGATCATACATTGAGATAACTGATGATACATAATCAATCAATTGTGTTAAATCTTTTTTGTCATATGCTTGGTTTTTAAGTTTTGTCCCATTTAGTTCGTTTTCAAGAATTAGCTCAACCTCCGCATTATAGTAAATAATATCCATTATACACCTACTTACTGAGAATAATAAATTGATCCTTATATAGTTTTTATAAGGATCAATTAAATTCAGTTTTTTATTTATTCCTTTGTTTTTCTGCTCCTCACTTTTGCTATTACTTTTCCCGTAGTTTCTTTTTTGGTCGTGATTTCTTTCTTTTCACTTGGCTTCTTAATTTGATAAAAACCCTTGGAGTCTTGCACGACAAAACTAATTTCGGTGATTTTCATACTGGGGGGATCATAGGTAATTGCATTTTTCACCATGGGATTTTTTTTATCTTTGATCAGTTCAATACTTTTTCTCAAGATTTCGGTTCGATTGTTAGCTACCATTCCCTCTGCCAGTGATTCCTTATAAGGTAATTCGTTAATGTATTCTCTAATCTTCTGAATCTTGTGGAACTCCTTGAGAAGTGACCATCTTTTTGCATAAATTGAATAATTCAATGTTTGATTATATTCACTCGATTTGATTGTTTTCAATGTGAATTTTTTATTGGTTGTGTCTAAAATATAGGTGACATTCTCTTTTTTTTCAATATTATTAATGAAACACCTCTTCTTAATTTCTGCCAAGTAATGATCCTTAAAGCTATTTTGGGGGTCATTAGACATATAATACTTGATCTCATTTGCCAAATTAATCTGAATAAAATTCTGATGAAAATTGTTCCAGTCGATACTATTTTCAGTCATGATTATTATTGTATAAATAGACTTATTCGCTTTATATAATTAATATTCAAATTTTTTCACTGGATTTCATAAAATTTACTTCTGCTAAAAAATATTATCAATTAATATAAATGGATATCTATATCGCAGGTGGATTTTTACAAGATCTCTTCACAAGTAACAAAAAAGAATCTTTTCAAAAATTAAAATTATATGAACACAATACGCAATTATCAAATTCTGAATCAAATGATGCGTCAAATGCACAATCCAATGCACAATCCAATGATCAATCAAATAATTCATCTAATGATCAATCTAATGATCCATCAAATGATCCATCAAATAATTCATCTAATGATCCATCTAATGCGCAATCCAATGGACAATCTGGTGGACAATCTAATGGACAATCTAATGGACAATCTGGTGGACAATCTGGTGGACAATCTAATGGACAATCTGGTGGACAATCTGGTGGACAATCTAATGGACAATCTGGTGGACAATCTGGTGGACAATCTAATGGACAATCCAATGGACAATCTGGTGGACAATCCAGTTTCTTTTCATCAATTCCTTCAACCAATATTACATCATTATCACAAATTGCAATAAATGAAATAACTAAGAATAAAATTATGGAATTATTAATTAAGATTCTGAAAGTATTTTTTTCCATAGTATTTTTTTTAATTGCATTCTATTTGAGCTATTCATCTAATTCTAAACTTGGAATCACTAGTTTCCTACTTAAATTTATTTATGGGTTTGTTGCTGGTGTGTTTAGTATTCCTTATATTTTACTTTATCTATGCTTCAAACTCGATATTGTCAGACTCAGTGAAAAATTAAATTTTGTAGTGGATCATCTCAACATTAATATTTAATTTAGTAATCAATAAACTAAATATTAATAATGCATTCCACGACAAAATTTTTGAAAACATACACAAAATATTGCACAAGACATATTAATTCAAGCAAAGACCCTCGATAAGAAAAACTCGAAACATTCGACAGATTGATTCATATGATTCAAAATATCATTCTTGGGTAAAAGATCTCCACAGTTCTCACATTTTAAGAAAAAATATCTGCATTTGTATGAATGGTTAAGTATATTATTTTTGAAACAATTGACATCATCACAAATTTGATACATTTTGGGTGAATTACTTGGAGTATTATCGTTTGATTCACTCGATGTGTCAGTATTTGACAATTCTGCATTTGAAAATTCAGTATTAGATTCGTTATTAGATTCAGTATTAGATTCAGTATTAGATTCAGTATTAGATTCAGTATTAGATTCAGTATTAGATTCAGTATTAGATTCAGTATTAGATTCAGTATTAGACGTATAACCATTTGAAAATTCATCATGTGCAATCACTTCATTATTTTCTTTTATTCTCTTGTAAATACACCCTTCTAAATGTTCTACCACCGATGAATAATTTCCCTTGAAATTGCATTCGGAATTAACACATGAAAAGAGCACTAGAGGATTTTCCCTGAGTCTTTTGATTGTCCCATTGTTAATACAGGGGAAACCCTTAGCGCCACAAGGTGATTGTACAATTTGAAATGATGATATATTATGTGTATTACGAATATTAGGCTCGTTTGATGTTTCAGATTCATTAGAAACATTTTCTGTTGTATTAACTAAACAATCAAAACATATAACACAATTACATTTTTTGTCACTGACTTGAAAAAAATCCTGTTTAAATGAAATTGGACAGAGAAAAAAATTTAATGAAGATTCTTTTTGATATCTCTCTCGATATAAGTCGCCAAACAATGGATTTTTTTCATAGTGATCCTTTTTTAACTGGAATGATTTTGAACATGATGTGCATGCAACTAATGATGAATCAACTTTTGCACTAAAATTCTTTCCACAATCCTTAATGAATTGCGCAGTCTTAACCATTTCTAAGTTTCTAATATCATTAAAATATTTATCAGTTGCTTCCACTGATCTTATTTTTAAGGGTTTAGTTTTGCTTAGTTCATTTGGTAATTGACAGTCTGGTGAATATGTTGCGTGTGAATGCATTTGGGGTGAATGCATTTGGGGTGAATGCATTTGGGGTGAATGCATTTGGGGTGAATGCATTTGGGGTGAATACATTTGTTGTGAATATTTATTATTAGTGTTAGATGGTTGTTTGACGATATTTATTTGATGAGTTTGTTTAATTTTATTATCAATCTGGATATTTTTTGGTACTTCCTTTGGTGCATGTGCATAATTATTTAAATTTTGACCTTGTGAATGATATTTGTGTGGATATTGACGCGTGTGTGCGTGTGTATGTGTATATGTATGTGAATGTGGGTCAAAGTATGTATCTGAGTGTGTGTGAGGGTATGTGTACCCGCCACCATATATATTTTGGTTTGTGGGAAAATTTTGCTGATGAGAGGATACATTGCTTTTATTTGATGAATTTGAATAATTGGTGGGATACGAGGCTTTCAGTGTACGAAGCCCCAAATAAGACGTTTGTTTTTCCATTAAATTGAGGACAATCCTGAAGGAATATCTGGTTTTGCTTTTAAATAGTTTAAAATAATTAAAACATTGAAAGAATCATATTTTTCAATTTTTTAATTTATCAACAATTGTCTCTTTATTCAATCAAAATTTCTGTGTAGAGATCTCGTTCTTTCAGTTCTTTTAGTGAATCTGCACGAATTATATAAAACGTTTGTTGGATATTATTTTGTTCATAATAAATTAGTTCACTTTCAATTGGGTAATCATCAGTTTTTTTCACACCACACGAATTTGCATTTGTTTTTGTATTTGATTTTGTATTTGATTTTGCATTTGATTTTGCATTTGATTTTGCATTTGATTTTGCATTTGATTTTGCATTTGATTTTGCATTTGATTTTGTATTTGTGTTTACATTTGATCTCACATTTGTATTAAAGTCTGATTCTTTTCCTCTTGATTCTTTCTTATCTGTTTTTGATTTAGTATCTTCTGATTTGTTCTCAGTATATGACCCAGAAAAAAATCGTTTAATGAATGGAAAATCAAAATTCATTTGTATGATTCTTTGCTTGTTTCTCTTAATCTTTCATCAAATTTTGTTTGCTTTTAAGCAATAGATATTTCAATTTTTTAATTTAAACGTTTCTTCTCATCAGATGGATATAATTATGAATCCTTCATCAAAATTACCAAGACCAACTAAACCAGGTGACTTTATCAATTTTCCAAATGGTATAAATCCCAATAATTTCGTCAATACTCCGACACAAAACCCTCTTCTTGGAACTAACCCATACGGAGGTAATACATTGGATCCGGGAAAAAAATCTCAATTTGGCAATCAATATAATTCTCCGGTTGATGCAGCATATAGTAATTTTCCAAAGGCTTATGCGCCATCTATCCCACTTGATGTGAATGGTTGGGATCCTAAATCTGGATTCACGAATAAAAATTTTCAGAATCAGAATGATATTTTAATTAATAATCTTGGTGCTAATATTTTGGATGAACATATCAAAGAATATTCACTTTTGATTGATAGTAAAGATAGAAATTACAAAGCATACCCGAATCCCTTCAAATATAAGGTAAAATTTGGCCCACTTCCCAGTAGACCAGAAATGAATAATGGTAAATTTGAAGTGTACACTGATACAACACCATATATTTATAATGTTTATACCAATATAAGATACATAAAATTGGAAACTGTTTTATTACCTTACTTCTATCGCGAAAAAGATGGGAGAATTGATCCACGATTTGCCCTAACTAATAATTTGTATACATTGGTACACATTGATGAATACACTGACGTTAATCAGAATTCTACAAATGATGTTCTAATGTCAAGTTTCGGTATTTGCTACTACGATTATAGAATTAATGATACTCATTTCGCAGTAGATCCACTAAATGCTATAAAAATTTTTCCCCCAGATAAGTTAGCAACATTAAAGTCCCTGAGTCTTTCAATCACTGATCCATATGGTAAAGTATTTGATCCAATACATCTAAACAAGCAAATTGAAACTGCTTCCGAATGTTTATGTGATGAAGACGATGATTATGAGGATGAATGTTACATTCACTCGATAAAACATCCACTGAATCCAATTTTTCAGAATCATTTCCATTTCAAAATTGGAGTGGTAGAACCTAATTTCAATAAAAAAGTATTCAATTAGATTAGATTTTTAATTAAAATATTTAATCTAATATAATAATATATGAATTCTAGTTCAGATAGTACTAAAAATAGCCCCCTTGATGATTTTAAATTATTAAATGTTATAATTTTTGATGGGTTTCACTGTAAAAATGGAAAAGATGAATCCTCCAGTGATAAGACCAAAGAAATATTTGAATATCTTCATGCGAAATGCAGAGCTTATTTAAAGATAAATGAAAATATCCCGTCTGTTAATTTTAGAGATCTTGGGTACCATGAAACAATCAAATGGAATGTTCCTAATTTTTTCCATGTGTCCTCATTCAATATTAGTTTCCTGAGCTGGTACGAATCCGATGAGTATAATTTGGTTATCATCGATATGAATATCTCATCTGATTTTTTCTTTGAGAAGGATCCTGTAATACCTGACATTGATAAAATTTATGAAGAGATACCGCATAACAAACCACAAAAATTTAAATTTGGAATGATGCATATCAAAATTGAAAAAGAGGAAATGCTAGGTCAGTTTTTCTCATTGGTGAACTCAGCAAATAACATTAAAAGTCAACAGAATGAGCCATATTATGCACAATCAAATTTTAATTTCTTCTACTCATTTGTTTTAGACTATTTTTTCGAGAAAACTAAACACGATGATTATCTTTCTTTTGTGGATTATTCAAGTGGGAAATCAGAGAATATTAAATATCATTACTTGTTCGATTCATATGAAAATTCTCAAAAAAATGAACGAATTAAATTCCTTCTAGTTCCAGAATCAATTAGTCTCACAACTTACAACACAATTGTTTGTCCATTATATTATTATTACACGAAAAATCAAGTCACAAATAATGACTTTATGGTATTGAAAAAAAGTATTGTTACGGATATCGCAGACAACTTTCGAAAGAAACCCCCTCAAATAAAAAAACTGATAGATCCGCTTAGTGGTTTTGATTATTATAAAATATTTTATGAATACAATATAATCTTCAGAGATTATGGCATTGATAATTTTAATTATGACTATCAGCCAAGTTCATTCGGTTTTAAAACCGACGAATTTAATTATTTTCTTCACGGACATGATACAATTAAGTTAAATGCAGCTACGATAGACAAACCCAAGATTGATTTTATTTACACAGCTTCACAAATTTTGGGAAAAGCCGAATCACTTGATAAAGTATCATTAATTAAAGCAATCATTAAGTTCGAAGATAATTTTATCACTTATTTATCCTCGGCAATTACAAATAGTTGGTCTGGTAATCAAATCTCAGATATAAAAATTTATTATTTTCAATATCTCACATTTATTTCTAACCACGCATCATATTTCATCGAATTCACAAATTATTATAACATTAATGCACTGATCTATATTTATTTATGTGTGTATTCTAAGGTTGATACTGGTCAGAATAAATACAGTTATCGCTTCACAAGTCTCGCTTACTCAAAACAAACTTTTGATTTGTACAAAGTGTTTGAGGCACACAAAGAAAAATTTATTTCGATAAATACTGGGATGGATCCTATCAGAAATATCCTTAAAATGGAGTTTTTTAATGAAAAAAATGCAGAGGAAGTAAAGCATTTTTTTAGGGATCAGAATAGAGAGATTGATAAAAATATTCAGAACATGGCAAATTTAATTTCAATCGTTGTTGCACTCAACGCGTATGATATTAAAAAGGAACGATTTCAAGATTTTATCAACTCGATGAGTTTCCTGTGGGTGAATTTTACTGAACAAAAGCAAATCAACATATTTAATAAGATCATTTCTTCTTTAGACTACAGAAATAATGTATGTAGGACTAATTTTCCAATTATGAACAATGATGAAGTCTCAGACCCAATTCAGACCTCAATCAAAAAATACGTCCAAATAATTTACGATTTAACGTATGTCGAGGCACAAGGGAAAGTTATTGAATATATTAATTCTTTGGATCAATCGATTTTATCATCTGTCATTTGTCCATATATACTAAAAACAAATGACTGGATCGAGGTTGATTATGATGTCTCGATTAAATTATTCGCGACTTCAAATAAAGATTCAAATGATATCACTATGAAGAATTTAGTGGAGAATGTAATTAAAAAAATTGTTGCGACAATTAATAAGAAATTTAATAATAATACTGGATTTTACACCGAATTATCATCATTTAAACTGATTAATTTCCTTGGTCTCATATTATCACTGATCGTGGATTATGAAATTGAGATTCAAACTGATTTTTTTACTCATAATACTCAATTCATTGAATTTTATTTGGGAAGTATCACTGGGAATAATTTCGACAGATTTGAAAGCAAAAATATTCTGTATATCGCGCTCATTTCGAAATTAATTTATATCCTCAATGATCTAATCTGGATAAAAACAACAGAGAGCAAAAATATATCTAATAAAGCCGAAATATATTTGAACCATTTCGAAGCTTATTTAATTGATGAACACATGACTGAATTATTTACAAAAGCTGAGCAAAATCTCTTGTTATTTTTCTATCAGAAATATATATCACATGCAGCGATATCTACCCTTACAACTGATCATTTTAAATACGCTTATTCAATTGATAACAATGATAGTATTAAACTTGGACAGACTTCTAAAACTGATTTACTTTACTGTCCGTACTCATATGATGTTAGTATTAGTGAAAATAAACAAACAGCTAACATCGAAATCAAAGAAACGGTTTATTCAATTGTGTTGAGTTCCAATGCATCAATTAATCCTTTTAAGAAGGGTTTTATTCTGGAAATGAATGATGAGGATGTGATCAATAATCGTCTTCAAGTGATCGAATTTAATTATTTATTCAGTAATTTCAAAGCTGACACTGACACACCGGAGAAAAATACTTTTAAAAATATCACCGAGAGTTCAGTGATCACGAACTATGAAGTTAATAGATATGGTCAAGATGTCGAGATAAAAATTTGCTATGTGGATGACAAACCAAATAAGTTACTTAGTTATTCAAATATCGTTGATACACCCTGGTATCTTGAGAGAAAATTCTATGGTAAAGTTCATCTTGATATTGAAAATAATAAATACATGAAAAATATCTTCTATGACAGTTTGTTCAAAGAATATTATGTGACGGTGGCTTCTAAGAATTCATCATTAATAAGAATTTACACAAGAACACAAAATGATATGGAAATGCTATTTGATATTTATCCTCATAATAAGAATAAGGGTAAGGGTAAGGGTAAGATTTTTGTAGCATATGAAGAATATGAGGTTCTTTTTGATGACTCATATCATGATGAAATTGATCTTGAAGCAAGAAAATGGTGTGAGGGTATCACTAATTGTTTTATTATCAAACACTCGATAATGGTGGATAAGGAAGAAAAGAGAACATACAAAATCATGATTATTCCCACATCACTAACTCCAAGTTCAACCACAAACAAAAATACCAGTTCATACGCTGGTAAATTTGATCCGGGGTATGCAACCCCTCATCTTGAATTCTTAAAGGAAAACAAAAAGGGGATCTATTTAGACAAAATTTATTTTATCGATTTGAAATTATCCACTTATTTTATGCAAGGGAAACCACCCCCAGGAAAAACCTTTTTGACTTTAGATATCACTGATCATGATGCGTTCCTTATTTACACTTATTATTGGTTATTATTCAAAAATTACCACAATGTATATTTCATTTTGACAACTTGGACCAACATCATTAGAATTTATCACAAGAGAGATATTTTGGATGCTAATCGATCAGAAATTAATAAATTTTACAACTTCAAGGAGAGCAAATTCACATTCATCAACGATATCTTCAGCAATATTTACAAATGCGCACCAATTAATATTTATTCATATTATTGTTCCTCAGTCCTTTTCCTTCATCTCAGAGATCTCGATAAGTACATACGGCTCTCTCCGGATTATATGAGCACAACAACTAACACAATTAATAAAATCAATCTCGTCAACCGTGATATTATTTTCCTCTATCCACAATATCTCAGGGAGCAAATTTATGGAAAAGATTGTCTGTATATAAATACAATCAGACCCCGTCAGATTCATGGTCTGACAATGCCAGTTGAGAAGATCAATATTGAAGATCAATATAAATCCACTGTTGATAATTTGTTTCCAAATAATTATCTCAAACACTGGAATCTAATAAATTTTTTTAATCATCTCGAACCCAGATTCTATGCAGAGAAGGCGTCAAAATTTAGGATGCCGCATTTGAGATATGACTTAGACGTACAAGAATGGAATAAGAAAAATAAAACTCTAGGAGGAACAGGACCCAATTCTCCCCCTTGTTTGGTCCTGGAAGAAGTGAAAATGGGGGATCTTGAGAACGATTTTATTAATAAAGATGTCACACCTCAAAAAATTGAGGCTTCGAAACCTATTTCACTTAGTGATGAATTAAAAAATAATTCATTTAATGATATTCTCGAACAACTTTATTTGAAATGTAAGCAAACGCGACCCCAACAAAATTATCATTTGGGTTCTACGTCTTATCAAGTAAAAAATGATCCCGAGGAGTATGATATTATCAAAAAAAGTGCAGATATTATTCATGCTTTTGAAGTAATCAATGGATTTAGTATGAGATGCGACCAGTTGGAATTTACTTCAAGATTATTACATGATATATTCAATGAAAATGAAACCAATTTTTACCAATTTATTATGGCGGCTGGAAAAACAACTGTGGTGATACCCTTAATTATATTAATGACACAAATTCTGAAAATCAATCAGAACCATGGACAAAAACGTAAAATTGTAGTGGTTCAGCCCACATCTCTTGTGAAACAATGCATAAATATTCTCATTTCGAGTGCATTACTGGTTTACCCACTAAGTTTCAAACAGATCACGCGTTCCGTGGTGGATGGAGAAGAAGAATTAGCGGATGTTAATGTGGTTTCGGAATCTGATGTAAAATACTTGATTATTTTCAACAACCATAAAAATAATCCCTTGAATGATTGCATCTTTTTGTATGATGAGGTTGATCATCTGTGTGATAACATTAAATCAGAGTATAATTACGTCACTGATCAAAGGGGAATATTTGAATATGGAAAGAGATTTGCGATGCTCTGGGACAAATTGTATGAGATGAAGAACTTAGGAATTGATTATTATTTGGAGGGTTATACAGGAGATGTGAATCTATTGAAAAAATATTTGACTAAGATTCAAACAAAAACTCTTGAATTAGTCACAAAACCAGAAAAACAATTTCGCTTGAGCTATGGATTTAGAAATGAATCATCAAAAGCGGATGTTTACATTCAAGAATCATTATTTGCGGTTCCCTACTTAGGAAAAGATGTTCCTTCACTCACATCTGATTACACTGATAATGATATTAAAATGGCCTACACCATTCTCTCGTATAAAAATTATGGTCAGCTACGTGATACTGATATGCAAAGATTGTTGAATGATATTTACAGGAGATACAGAAAATTTAAGGGCGAGAGTATGAAACTGAGAAATGAAGCAATTACGGAATATAATGATTTGATAAAAAATGCGTTCAAGAAGATATCAAAGGATCAATTACAATTAATGACTGCGGGTCATCTTTATTCTTGGGAAAGTCTTAAAAAAATAATTACAACCCTCGATGGATCTCCTGATCTTATTCTAAAAGATTCAGTCTTAATTAAAAAATATCTTAATCTTATCTTCGAAAAACACTTACATGATGTCCATATTGTTAATAATTGCTCTTTTATTGATGTTATGTCAAATCGAATCAGCAAATACAAAATCGGAATGACTGGTACTCCCTATGTTCACATTCCGAAAGAAGTGAGTGGAGAGAAATCTTTTAAAACGATTTTTGCACAATCCGATGCAAATTTCAAAATACGTAACACTATGCTTAAGTCGCGTGATAGCCAAACTAATGAAATAGTTATTTACATCAATGATTCAGCAACTGATCCTTCAACAATTATAGACCAACGTGAACAATACAAAAATCAAATTATTCAGATGAAAATTGCTGAAAAAGATAAATCAACCGGTAAAGTCTTACATAATTACCACGCACTGGTTGACACTGGTGCATTTTTCACAAAGACATCCAATGAGGATATTGCTCGGTTAATTTTCAATGTGATTAATCCTGACTTAAGACTAGATCAGCTTCAACCAATTAATCCTGACTCAAGATTAGATCAGCTTCAACCAATTAATGTTGTATATCTGAATCAATATCATGATATTATGATCTATAATGGTAAAAAATCAGAAATTCTCAAACAAAATCCAACAGAGGCCTTCAATAATTACAAGTACTTCGTTTACATTGATCAGGGACACATTACTGGTACCAATATTAAAATGTATCGTAAAACAATTGGGCTAGTCACAATTAAAAATAGTTCGAGACTCAGAGATGTTTCACAGGGTATTTATAGATTGAGAAACTTACAACAATATAATGAAAACGGAAATAAAATTAAATCTGGATCAGATTCTGAACCAAACGAACAAGAGATCATATTTGTCAAACTTGAATCGGAAAAAATCACGGATAACACGAAAACAAACTTAGTTAAGCAAATGATTAACAATGAACTTGAATACTTTAAGACACTGAGGCATTACTATTTGATTCAAAATATCAGATCACTGATTAGATCAAAGAAAGCGACTACATCTGATATTTACAAAATGAATATCAATCTCGAAAAAGTCACACTGATCGAACAGATTGATGATGAATTTGAACGTTTGCAGAGTATAATTCAAGATCCGAAAAATCCTGAGATCAAGGAGCTTTATCTTGAGTACAAAAAGGTCAAGGGTGATATTA